TGAGGCTGGGGCGAACGCGCTCGCGATGCACTGGCGCTGGTCGGCAAAGAAGTGTTCGACATCGATGTCCGTCGCCAGTTCAACCGGCCGGACGACTGGCGCATCACCGGCCACCTCGGACGCATGCAGTGCGTCGGCATGACGGGCGGCATCACGGGGCGCGGCGCGGACCTCCTCATCATTGACGACCCCATCAAGGACGCCATCGAAGCCTCGTCACAGGTCTATCGGGACCGCGCGTGGAACTGGTACAGCGCGACCGCACGCTCCCGGCTGGAGCCGGGCGGGATTGTCATCGTCATTCAGACGCGCTGGCACGAGGAAGACCTCATCGGCCGACTGCGCCAGCAGGCCAGCGTCGGCGGCGAGCAGTGGGAGAGCCTGACTCTCCCGGCGATCTGCGATGCTCCTGATGACCCACTGGGGCGGATGCCCGGCGAGGCGCTCTGGCCCTCCCGGTACAACGTCAAGAGCCTCGACGCCATCAAGTCCACGCTCCCCGGCCACTGGTGGAACGCGCTCTATCAGCAGCGCCCGACCCCGCCGGGCGGTGTGCTGGCGAAGACCGTGTGGTTCCCCATCGTCGCCAGTCTCCCCCACGGCCCGAAGCAGGCGTGCCGGTTCTGGGACATTGGCGGGAGCGAGTCACGGCCCGGATCGGACCCGGATTGGACCGTGGGAGCCAAGATGGAGCGCCACGTCGCGAGCCAGCGGTTCTACCTCACGGACATCGTGCGCGTGCAGGCCAGCAGCGGCGATGTGAACGCGCTGATTCGCCAGACCGCTGTGCGCGACGGCCCCGAGTGCCGGGTGCGCGAGGAGCAGGAGCCGGGGAGTGCTGGCCTCGCCATCATCAACATGCGGCGCAAGCACATGGCCGGGTTCAACTACCGGGGCGTGCCGAGCACGCGTGCGAAGGAACTGCGCTGGCAACCGATGCTGATCCAAGCCGAGGTCGGCGGCATCGAGTTGTTGGAGGGCGCGTGGAACGCCCAGTTTCTCGCGGAGGTGAGCATGGCCCCGCACGGCGCACACGATGACCAGTTGGACGGTGCCGCTGGCGCGTTCGGAGAACTAGCGCGAGGGTCCACGATTGCGGCCACGGACCTCCTGAAGATTGGCGGCGGGGCGGACGAGTCCCGGCAAGCCATCGAGCGCAGAATGTTCTAGGCGAGGCTACTGGGGCTGTTTTACGCTGCCTCTGCGATGGATCCACTGGTGCCCGACGACGCCACCGACATCTCGCATCTGCCCGAGGATGAGCGCATCCGCGTGATTGGCGAGGAGGCCGAGGCGGGACACGCGGTCGGCTTCGTGGTAGACACGCCGCGTGTCGCGCGGCGGTATATCAAGAAGCTGCTGGCCCGGTATCGCGTGCGCGTCATCGAGCAGGCGGCTGGCACGAAGCGCGAGGTTGTCGTGCAGGTTGGCCCAACGCTCCACTGACATGGAACCCGTGGACCCGCGCGTCAACCCCGCGATGGTGCCGACCGGATCGAAGGCGACGGTGATCGCGAAGGACCAGCCGCAGTACGTGCCGCTGCCCAGTATCGTTACGCCGGATCACAAGGTCATCACCCGGTGGCAACTGACGCCAGAGGAGCGCCTGCGCATCCTGAAGGGCGAGGACATCTTCCTCACAATCTTCGGGACGCCGATTCGCCCGGTGCTGCTCTCGGTGGGGCCACTCGACTGGACGCAGATGTAGGTGTAAGCTCGTGTGCGAGTAGGCGACGACGGAGACGACGATGCACATCGTGCGAGCCACCCTGATCAAACTCGCGACCGACGACGGCCTCTGCACGTTCGAGGAGCGCGTCCAGTTGGGCCAGACGTATCTGGTCGATCTCGATACCATTACGCGCGGCCAGACCATGATTCATCGGCACGACAACGGCCAGTGCGAAGCGCACGTGAAGGACATCATCGACGTGGCCGGAACGCGCAACTGGTTGCCCCTCGAATGTCTCCGGCTGGAGGCGTGATGGCGAGAGACGACCACGAGATGCACCGCGAGTGGCTGACGGCGGTGGTCGATCACGGGGCGAACCTGACGCCGTGGGAGCAGCAGTTCATCGAAAGTCTCAGCGACCAGATCACGCGCGGCCACCGGCTCTCCGAGAAGCAAGTGGAGATTCTGGAGCGCATCTACGCCGAGAAAACCCCATGACGCGACAGGAACATCTCCTCACGATTGCGATTGAAGAATGCGGCGAGGTCGCGCAGCGGCTGTCGAAGATTCTGCGCTTCGGGATCACCGAAGTGCAGCCGGGCCAGACGCTGACGAACGAGGACCGCTTCTATGTGGAGTTCTGCGATCTGCGAGCGGTGCTGGGGATGGCTGGCCTCGATGCGTGGCTGAACACCGAGCAGTCGAAGGCGATGGAGCAGGCCAAGGTCGCGAAGGTCACGCGCTATCTCGCGTACTCCGCCGAGCAGGGCACGCTGACCGAGGACGTGCGCTGCCCGTCCTGTCAGAGTCTTCGGCAGGAGCGCATCGCGGGACTGTGGCTCTGTCAGGTCTGCGGTCACGAGTGGGACGATGCGCAGCCCGTCATGTCCCGAGAGGAGCCAGCGTGAAGTTCCGGTTTCGGTACATCCAGCGCGGTGGGCACGTGCATGTGCGCGTCTTTCAAAGCACGTCGGGCCTCGATGGGTCGTGGGAGAAGAACGGCGATCTCGTGTTCGATGAACCTGCGTGGCGAGGGTTCTTCGGAGCGTTCAGCGCGGACACCACGGAGACGTTCTCGTTCCTACCCGAGGAGCCGACGTGATCGCGGACGACCCGCGATGTGCGCACGGGACGGCGCTCGATGTCCATTGTTGCCACTGTCATTCGGGCTTTCAGTTTGACCCGGACCACGAGTGCCCGACCGAGGCGGAGTACCGGGATCAACTGGTCGAGCAGATGATCGACACGGTGAAGCTGATGATGCAGGCGAAGCTGACGAGCGCCGAGGGCCGCACGAAGATGCGGAACCTCCTGTCATGGTGGCACCCGACCCCGATGCCGACGCCGACGGTGGATCGCACGTGAATCCGAATCTTCCGGTGGGACACGCCGACGGCGAACATGCACGACTACTTGCGTAGCAAAGTGGAACGCTGTTCCACTTTGCCCGGTGCCTCCGCATGACGACGTGTCACTGCGGCCAGCCGTTGCACTACAGCAACCCCGAGACGCAGCGATACATCGAGGCGCTCGTCGCGCAGCAGGGGCCGTATGTGCCCGTGACTTGCAACGAGCGGACGTGGCTGGTGCAGCGGCACTTCATCGCGCTCCACGGGATTCGCGGTCGCGACCTTCCGCATCTCGGTTTTCAAGAAGTGACGCCCTGATGGACGATCTAGACACGTCCCCATCTCCGTCATCAGACGATGCGCCGCGCCTACCCGAACTGGTGTGCGACTGCGGTGCTCGTCTGCGGTACGCGACGGCGTGGACGGCCATCCAGTGCGGGACGTGCGCGACGGTACTTCGGTTGACGATTGACCGGCGCGGCTTCGCCGTGTGGCGTGCGACTTAGACAACTCTGGGAGTGGGCGATGCCATCTTTCCGCGATCTCAAAGGCCGCGAAGTCGAGGACGTAGTCGATAGCCGCACGTTTCCGACGGCGACACAGCCCGATGCCGGAGGAGCGATGGTCGAGCGTGCGGAGATCAAGGCGGCGATGGAGAAGGCGGCGGCGAACCGGCCGCATCGTCGCGAGCGGTCAGACGGGGACCGGCTCCGGGACCGTGTGCTGGTGCTGCCAGAAGACGCGCGGTTCGTGCCCGACCCTCAGTCCCCCTTGCCCGAAGATTTTGCGTCCGGCCTTGCCGCGCTGGAGGCGACCCTTGATACGCTTGACGCGCTGGCCGACGAAGTCGCAGACGCGACCCGTCGCGCACGCGAGCAGATGGCGGCGTTGCGAGCACGGGCGCAGCAGGACGCGGACAAGGTGGCGAAGTTTTCAGCGGCCCTCAAACTTCTCCAGCAAGCCGACACGTAGGGTCTTTCTTCCTTTCCCCAGCAGGAGGCGTGATGAAGCGACTATGTGGGCTACTCGCGGTGTGCGCCGCGCTCTGTCTCTGGACAACCAATGCTGGTGCCTCTCCGATCATCGGATACACCGCGCCGGATAACACGTACCAGAACACGACCAACAACCCGTGCGTGTTCTATGGCCCCGGCGGCAGCGGTTGTAATCAGGATCCGGCGAACTGGCCGACGCCCACGGGCGATACCGGCGGCGGCACCCCGTTCGTGCCGAACCCGCTGTTCAAGTCGTTCGTCGGGGCGGACCTCCTCGCGTTCTCGCAGGACGTGGGGCGGGAGTTCCTGATCGGGTTCGATGTCAACGACACCAGCACGCCGCAGATGTTGAGCGACCTGACGGTGAACTTCTTCAATCTGGGGGGCACGAACATCGGGAGCTTCTCGTTCTCCCCCGCGACCCCCGCGCCGAGCATCAGCAACGGGGTGGGCTTTGCCGACTACATCATGGCGGCTGGCTGCGCAGGCGTGACCGCAGGCACGGGGTTGGCCGCGACATGTACCAACTACGCGCCGTTCATCGCGCCGGTCGGCACGCGCCGGATCGACTTCACGTTCGGGTTGACGGGTTTCAACGATGGGCAAGACAAAATCTTCCTGATCAGCGACAGCCCGACGGGAACGCCGACGCAGTTCTGCACCGTGGACCCGTGCGACGATGTGCCTCCCGCAGCGGTGCCGGAACCGGCGTCACTGATTCTGCTGGGCAGCGGCCTTGCCGGGATCGCGGCAAAGATTCGCAGCCGACGACGGGCGCAGGCGTAACATACATACGACCTCAAAGGGGCACCATGTTGGTGTTCCCTTTGAGTTACTTTGACGACGGAGACGACGACGATGGAACCACTGGACGACCTCGAACCCATCAAACGCCTGAATCGCGACCTCAAGAAGGCTGCGGCCACGCTCACGGCCACGGAGGCTCGCTTCCTCGTAGACGCGTACTACCAGATGCAGCGCGACCGCATTCGCGCGGCGCATCAGGCACGCACGCTGGAGGAGGCTGGCGAACCGAACCAGTTACTCGGCTGGCTGTTCGATAACACGGCGGTGCTGGAGCGCAACATCAAGAGCGCCCTCGGCACGTACAGCCAGAACAACCCGGTCGGCAAGTGGGCGGAGAGCATCATCGGGATCGGCCCGGTCATCAGCGCAGGCTTGCTCGCGCACATTGACATCACGAAAGCCCCGACGGTCGGGCACATCTGGCGCTTCGCCGGACTCGATCCGACGGTGCAGTGGAAGGAAGGCCAGAAGCGGCCGTGGAACGGCGCGTTGAAGCGCCTCTGCTGGATCATCGGGGAGAGCTTCACGAAGCAGCAGGCGCACAAGGACGACTTTTACGGCAAGATTTACGTCCAGCGCAAGGTGCAGGAAGAAGCGAAGAACGCGAACCACGACTTCTCCGATCAGGCCGCGACGGCGCTGACGACGAAGAACTGGAAGCGCGACACGCAGACGAAGGCCGCGTACGAGCAGGGCTTGCTGCCGCAGGCACGCATCCATCTCCGGGCGCAGCGATACGCGACGAAGTTATTTTTGGCTCACTGGCACGCGGTGGCGTATCGGTATCACTACAGCGCCTTACCGCCGAAGCCGTATGTGCTGGCCCATCTCGGTCACGTTCACGAGATTCTCGTGCCGAACTATCCGTGGGCGGACTAACTGATCCGTCGAAACTACGAGCGCAAACTGAATCAGCCAGCGCACGGCGAGTGACCCGAGCAGAACGAGCGAGCCGTATCCTACGAAGTCCCGGTTGTGTCGAGCGAGCCGCCCATCGCGAGTGAACCGAACTGCGAGAGCGAGCCGTTGTTGATGAGCGTACCGACGTTTTCGAGCGAACCGTCTCGCAGGAGCGTACCGGCAGATTGAGTGAGCCGCCCACGGCGAGTGAACCGATGCACAAGAGCGAGCCAAGTTCGACGTGAGGACCGTTGCAGCCGAGCGAGCCGTGCCTCTTGAGAGTGCCAATCGGGACGGAGCGAGCCGGGATCCGGAAGAGTACCGTGCATGTTGAGCGAGCCAGCATGGCTGAAGGCACCGAGCAATGGAGAGCGAGTCGTGTAGCGTGAGCGTACCGAGCGTTACGAACGAGCCAACTGGAAAGAGCGCACCGCATGGCTAGAGCGAGCCGCTAACCGTGATCGTGCCGTTAGCGCAGAGTGAGTCGCTTCAAACGAGCGCACCGTCGAGAGTGAGCGAGCCAAGTCGAGAGGCCGTACCGTTGACAGAGAGCGAGCCGCCCCTCACGAGCGCACCGTGGTGGAGTAGCGAACCGTTGATGACCAGAGGGCCGAAGCTACCGAGTGAGCCGAGTCATGCGACCGGACCTAACCAAGCGAGCGAGCCGCCACCAGAGATCCGAACCGAAGCTGACCAGCGAGCCGGAAAGGTAGAGGGCACCGAGGCGTTACAGCGAAGCCGTTTCATCTCAGGGCACCGAGTTGGGTGAGCGAGCCGTTGCATACGAGTGAACCAGATCGCGCGAGCGAGCCGATGATCTTGCGAGCACCGAAAGCATTGGAGCGAGCCGTCCACCATCGAGCGCACCGAGCGGCACGAGCGAGCCGTTGTTGATGAGGGCACCGACGTTTTCGAGCGAGCCGCGACGACGCAGGGCACCGAAAGCGGGAGCGAGCCGCGATGATAGAGGGCACCGGAGATCAAGGAGCGAGCCGCGTATGCCGAGAGGCGACACCGTATACGGTGAGCGAGCCGGACATGAAAGAGTGCGCCGATGATGGCGAGCGAGCCACTGTCGTTGAGGGCACCGCAGGAAGGTAGCGAGTCGAGGTTACAGAGCGCACCATCGGATCGGAACGAGTCGTTCACAACGAGCGCACCATGCCAGCAGAGCGAGCCGTGACATCCGCGAGCGCCGGACCCAATGAGCGAGCCAAGGACGTGGAGAGGACCATGCGCTTCGAGCGAGCCGTTCGGGTGACAGTACCGAGTGTATCGAGCGAGCCGTTTGAACGGAGAGCGCCGCGTTATGCGAGCGAGACGAAGGTAACGAGCGCACCGTCGATGTTGATCGAGCCGTGTTAGGTGAGCGTACCCAGCGGATGGAGCGAGTCCTCACGGCTGAGGGGACCGAGATGAAAGAACGAGTCAAGCACTCTGAGTAGACCGAAGACGAGGAACGAGCCACTTCTTGTGAGTACACCGAAAGCCAAGAGCGAGCCGAGGTAGAGCAGGGCACCGAGAGATGAGGAGCGCATGAGCGAGGTCGATGAGATTATCCTTGTCTGTAGCACGCGAGGGTATTTCCTCGATGACCTCATGGGCGTGTGCGCCGATTGCGCGGTCGGGATCGTGTATCGGCCGCACGCGCCCACGCAGGGAGTCGTGCGGTTGTGTATGCGATGCGCGAACCAGCGCATCCGGGCATCCGGGGAGCCACCGACGATGATTGCCACCGAGCAAACGAAGCGCGAACTGGCGGCGTGGGTTGCCTTCATGCAACTGGAGGGCGAGATGCGCGGAGGCAAGCCGTCATGACCTCGACGCAGATCATGAACGCGTTGTCGAAGATGGATGTCGCGCCGGGCTGGACGCTGCAATCAATGGCCGACCCGTTGTCGGCCTGCACGATTTTCTCACTGACGGACAGCGACGGCCGTGGAGCGCGGCTCAGTATCACCGACGAGGACATCCGGGACGCGCGAAGTCCCGCCGCCATCGCCAGTCGCGTCTTGGACTGGGTGGAGGATACCGTGCAGAGCGCGATGGGGCTGAAGCCGATCATGGGCGGTCACGAGCATGCGTTCGCGTCCGACGTGGACTACGTGTACGGCGGTGGGGGCGGCGGTGGCGGAGGTCATATCGTCGGCGGCAGTGTCGTCAACGAGTGGGGCGGTGGGGGCGGCGGCAACAGTACGTATGTCGGTGGCGGCAACGGGGGCGGGTACAGCGCCGGAGGCGGTGGTGGCGGTGGCGTCATCGGGAAGTTGGACGGCGTCATTGGGGTCGATGTCTCGCACGTCGTCAAGCAGCTTGAGCAGGCCGGGCTGGCGTTCTCGGACCTCGGCATTGCCGCTGCGAAGGCGGCGTCAGGCATCGAGGGCATTGCTCCCGGACTGGACGCCCTCGGCAAAGTGGTCCCGAAACTCACGCCCACGACGTACCGCGCCAAGCTGACGCACATCAAGACGCCCGAGCCGCTCGTGCCAGCGGTGCCGGGTCAACGACGAATCGACTTAGACGACTGAGGAGGCGACGATGGACGACGCATTCAATGCCCTGCTCGCGCAGATGCAGGAGAGCCTGAACACGATCAACCAGATGAAGGGACTGCCGTCGCACGCGCAAGTCCAGATGGACGTGCGAGCACTGCACGTCGCGGCGACCTATCTGGAAACGGCGAAGCTGTGGGTGGCGAATGCCCGACGAGTCGAGTAAGGGCTGTCCCGCCGGGCCACCGGGTGAGGAGGGTCCGCCGGGCCGTGGGCCGGACTTCCCGGAGCTTCTCAAGACGCTGCCCTATCTCGCGCTCGTGTCGATGCGGCACGACGCCATCCGGCTCCGTGATACGTGGACGAAAGACCACATCGACGCCGAGTTGAAGCGACGTGTTTCGACCGCCTGACGAGGGCCGGGTCACGGACGGCAGCGAGTGGAGTTCACCGCCGGGCGCTGGCTGGGGCGCGTGGGCAATGCTGTCACCGGTACCGGGCTGGATACTGGCGATCATCGCGGACGACGGGACCAACCGCGAGGTGGACGAGTCGATGCGCGGCTGGGAGCACGTCAGCGTCCACGCGAGGAACATGCAGGGCAAGATGCGGATCCCGACGTGGAAGGAGATGTGCTTCGTGAAGGATCGCTTCTGGGGCGAGGACGACACGGTTGTGCAGTACCATCCGCGTAAGAGCACGTACGTGAACCATCACCCGTATGTGCTGCATCTCTGGAGACATCGAGAGAAGGACTTCCCGGTGCCCCCGACGACGTTGATCGCATGACCGGACCCAACGCACTGCGGCTCGTGCTTGGTTTCCTGTTCGGCGTCATGATCGGTATCGGGATACTCATGCTGATGTTCGTGTGACGGGGTCCGCTGAACCGGCAGGGGATGCGGCAGTCGCGACTGGGGCTGAATCAACAGCCGCCCTGACCAACTGGAGACGACGATGTCTGACGATGCGCACCTCGCTCGCGTGGAAGAACTGCTTCGCGCCTACGACCTCTGGGACGATACCGACAACCTGAAGCACGCGCTGGAGGACTGGGAGCGGTGGGGCACGGCGATCCGGGCCATCAAGATCGTCCCGGCCGCGCCGGAGGGCTACGACGGCCCGATCAATCCGGGCGATCACTTCATCTGGGAGCCGGACAAGCCGAGTGCGTGGTGCCACATCGAGGTCATGCGCGTGGAGGATCGAGGAACCACGGATCGCGTCGTCTGGACGCGCGTCGTGCAGAGCAATCGGTTCAACCCCGAAGGTCAAGAGACGTGGAACGACGAGAGCCGCTTCCGCGAAGCGTGCCGTCCATGTGACGCACGCGGCGTCTTGCTGTCGGTGACGTTACCGCTCGACCAGATGCCGGTCAATTCGTAAGGAGGCGATGATGGCGACGACTGCGGTTCCTGACGATCTGGCCCTTGTGGCCCTCTCCCCGGCCGACCTCGCCCCGACGCAAGCCGCCCTCGGCGGTTGGTGCGTCGAGAAGGTCGCCGCCCTACAACGCGAGCAGACGGACTTGGAGGAGCATCTCCTGATCGCCACGGCGAACGGCTGGAAGCTGGCCGGGCTGAACTCGGCGCTGAACCGGGTCGCGAGGCGCATTACGTACTACGAAAAGATCAAGGTCGCCGTCGAGGCTGGCTATCTCGTGGTGCCGAACTTCCCGGTGACGACGCTGGCCGTGCGCGTCCAGCGCGAGAAGCCGCCGCACGAAACGCGCGACTACAAGTACAGCCACTTCGGCGCGAAGGCCCAACTGCTTCCGGCTGGCGAAGGCCGCTACGTGGACGACACGCTGATCCACCGGGACGAGAGCTTCACCGTCGAGAAGGACGGCAAGAAGGAACACAAGACGCTGCTGGTGTCGGACTCGTACGACGAGCCGGACTTCCCGTTCACGCTGGTGAAGCCTGCGGTGCTCGACGCGACCCAGCGTGCGATGGCGCTCAAGGTGTTCGATGAGATCGGCAGCGTGACGCATCGGTCGGGCGACCCGATCATGGTGGGGCGCATCCTCGACCCGCGAGGGACGGGGCGGTGCATTACGTTCTTCATCGCGTGGTGGCTGAACACGGCGGTGCTGTGATGGCGTGGACGTATCGGGTCGTGCGACAGGTGCAGCAGGGCGAGGTGTCGTACGGCATTCACGAGGCGTACGATGACGGCGACATCGCGCAGCCGCACTCGATTACGACCGAGGCCGTGGCCGTCGTCGGAAACACGCCCGAGGAACTGGGGCCGACGCTGGATCGGATGAAGGCCGCGCTCGCCAAGCCCGTGCTGGAGTTCGACGCGTTCGGGCCGGAGGCACGTGTTGGAAAGCTCTGACGTGACGAGATGCCCCGCCACATGCCCCGGTGGACGCAGAGGGGCGGTGTCCGACTGGTCGCGCGTGCGGGTTGCATCCGGTCACGTGCCAGCCGTAGCCCGAAGGGGAGATTACGATGGCCGACGCTGACGTACTGAAGCGGCGCGTGGATCGCTTGGAAGCCGCGCTCGCGAAGGCCGAGGAAGACGTGGCCGATCTGCGCCGCGAACTGGCCGAGGGCCGTCGTGAACTAGGACTTCCCGACGGCATCCACCGGGTGTTGCGTGCGCAGGCGGAGGCCGGTGATCTCGCGCCGGGCCTCGGCCACAAGCCGTTCTGAGAGGAGCCAGTGATGCCCGTTCCCGAGTCGCAGTTGGTGCAGTGGATGATCGAGAGCAACGACGAAGGCCAGTGGGCGCTGTTCTTCCGTGTGGCTGGAGTGACGCGTCAGGTGTCTGGCTGGCACCCGACACCCGAGAACCTGCTCGACGCGATGCGCGACAAGTTCACGGCCCAGTAATGCCTGACGACGCGCCGTGTGCGACCGGGCACACGTGGACCCACGAGTACGGTGAGGACTACAAACCCGATGTCGGCACGCCGTGCGACTGCGGTCAGAAGCGATGGGGCATCCCGCTCGTTGTCGCGCGTGAGCACGAGTGGCAGTGGTACATGAACGGGACGTTCTGTTCGCGGTGCGGCGCACAACTCGGTGATGGGAGAACGTGTCGATGACGATCTTTGAGCATCCACTGTGGCCGACACTCCTCCCATACCTCTACATCGCGCAGGGCCAGATCGGCCTCAATGGGGCGCGTCATCGCATCGAGGTGCGCAAAACCTGTCCGGTGTCCGTCTTCGACATCGTCGTGAGTTGTGCGCAGTGCGGTGCGGACATTCATCCGGTGCGGGAGACGGAGCGCAAGGTCTGGACCTTCAATGTCAGTTGTCCGCTGAACGTGCGGTACAGGTGTGCGCGGAAACCGAACGCCCACCACATGGCCGATGCGGTTCGGGCGGCGATGGAGCATGCGCCGCATTCGTTGCCGCTGTTCGATGCGTGACCCTCGCGCGGAGCACTGGCTGGGATTCTTTGTTATCCTCGGCCTCTCCATGTTCGCCACCGGCTTCCTCGTCTGGCTGCTCTTTCAGTTCGCGTGACGCAGCGCCAGTCGGAACTCTGGCTCCTGTGCGCCGCAGCGGCGTTCCTCCTCCTCGTGATCTGGACGGTCCTCTGGGTCATGGCTCCGTGGAAGTGACCTGAGATGCCTATCTGGGAATACCTCTGCCTCGCCGGTCATCGGCACGAAGTGATTGACCTCTCGCGCCAGTCCGACACGACGCGTCCCTGTCCCACGTGCGGCGGTCCCGCCCAGCGCCAAGCCAGTGCGGCGGCGTTCGCGTTCGCGGAGACGGGCGCGAAAGAATCGAAGGTGAGTCAGGCGATTCGCCGCGTGAAGAAGGCCGAGCGCGAGGGACGCGTGTAAATTCCGTCACAATTCCAACGGCTGGACACGGGCTGTGCTTTCTGCTACAGCGCGGTCGCATGGTGCATTTATACTAGCCATGCACTGGGAGGCCACCACGGTGGTGGCGCATTTGCAACCTCACTGTTTGGTGTGACTGGAGACGATGGAGCACGGCCATGATCCGGCGATTCGTGCGACTCGTGCGCCGCTTGCCGCGAGCGGGGGATCTGCGCCTGTATGTCCCGCCCGACCGGCCCTGCCTCCTGCCCGGTGAACGGCTGATTGCCGATCTCCCCGAGGCGGGTCTGCCTCGTCACGCCTCATGGATTGTCGAACCCGTCCCCGGCCGTGCCGCCGCCGTCGAGCGCCAGTACTGGCACCTCGTCGGCCGCTGGGTCTGGGCGGCGCAGCATGTCGCGGGACGGTGCGAGTGTGTCATCTCGGCCTCCCATGTGGAGCCGATGATGCAGCGTCGAGCCTGATGGCGAAGATACCCAGCGTGACCGTGGCGCAACTGCAACAGGTGAAGCACGGCCCGGACGAGGGCATCCCGGTGCCCTTCCGGGCGGTGTGCGACGTGAACCTGACGGACCCGAAGGCGTCCATCCCGGTGGAGGTTGAGTCGGAGCCGGAGCCGTCCCCGCAGGATCCGAACCCCGTGAATCCCTGACCTCCGTTAGCGGAGGGTGTTATCGTACGACCCTTTGACATCTGCCTTTGAAGGAGGCGATATGACAGTGGACTTGTTGCCCGGTGAAACGGGCTTAGACCTGAAGCGCGATCCCTACTTCGGGATGGTGGATGTCGGCGCGGGTGGCCCGGTGAAGCCGAAGGCCGAGTCACCGCGAGCGATGGCGTTCCGCGAACAGCGCGACGTGAACAGCGGACGCAAGCTCCTCGACGGCGACGAGCAGAACCGCGTCGAGGTGCTGACGGGCAAGCGCCTCCAGCAGCGACCCGCCCCCGAGCGCGGCGATCTGCCGCCGGTCGATCTGCCTGCGCCCACGCTCACCTCGCTGGAGCCGAGCACGGCGGTGCTGGGCAGTCCGGACTTCGACATCCACGTGAAGGGCACCGGCTTTGTCGAGGGCAGCGTCATCAACTTCGCTGGCTACGATGAGCCGACCACGCTGGTCAGCCCGGAGGAAGTCACGACGGGCGTGAACATGGCGGTGTGGCTGGGTCCGGACGCGGCGATCCCGGTGCTCGTGCGCAACCCTGACGATCAGGAAACCGCGCCGATGAACTTCGCGTTCACGGCGGCGGAGGGCGGGGCGCAGTCGGCGCAGAGCGGCGCGGGTCAGACCTCGCACGAGGGCACGGGCACGGTTGCCAGCGGCGCGATGCTGGGCGGCAAGTCGGCCCCGGCGGCGCAGCAGGGCAAGCCGGTCGAAGCGAAGAAGTAAGACCGAGCGCGGGGCGGGGGCTAGTGCGCTCCCGTCCCGCCTTCGTCGTTCAGTTCGGCGTCCTCGTCGTCCGGTGGGCACTCGACGTGCGCCACCGTGGTCAGGTCGCGAAAGCCCTCGCCGTCGTAGTCGCCATCCTCGTTGACGACGACCAGTTCCTCCGCGCTCACCTCGCCCTCGCACTTCGTGCAGAAGGTTCCCGCGTAGCGCCAGCCAGCCAGTTGCGTATCGTTCGCCATGTCCTGTTAGACGCTGATGACAGTGTCAATGTTCCCGAGGTAGGCGCAGTAGGCGTCGAGCGTCTCGATGCCCGGCACGTGCTCGACGCGGGTGCGCCCGGCCGGGTCGATGAGGACGAGCGGCAGCTTGCAGCGCCGGGCGTAGCGGATGGTCGCCCACGTCCCGGAGCGCACGCGTTCGCGAGCGCCGTCGGGCGTCGTCAGCAGCACGCTCGACGCGTGGACGATGTCGCGGTTGCGGTCGAGGAAGAACTTGACCGGCATCACCTCGTCGCACGTGACGGCGGCGCGACGGTAGACGGTGCCGGTGTTGGTCACGCCGGGCCAGCCGACCAGCCTGAAGCCGAGATACCGGGCCAGCCCGTGGAACACTTCGTCGGCCCCGATGCACATCCCGTGGTTGGCGGTGGACGCGCCGACGCCACGCAGACTGGTCAGCGCCTGCGTGACGCGGACAGCCTGCGCGGCGGTCATGCCGGACGAGGGGCCGGTGAAGCCCACGTGCTGCACCGGCCCATTGTGACGCATCCGCCTTAGCCCTTGCGCGAGCGGCGAGCCTTGCGGCGGCGCGGCGTCTTGCGTGCCTTGCGCAGGGCGTCCGGGTTGCCGAGGACATCGCCGCGAGCGATGCGGGTCGCCACGGCCTGCTGCGCCCCGCGCTTGCGGTTCACCGTCGTCGCGCGGTCACGCTGGCGCGAGATGGCGGCGGTCACGGCCGGGGGCAGCACGAGGCGAATGCCGCCGGTGCCGTCGATGCGCTGGAGCAGGACCGTCTCGTCGCCGTCGTGGCGGAACGTGTCCACGACCCACGTCTCGGAGTTGCCGTAGAGGTCCGTCAGGTCCACCTTGCTGGACGAGCGCACCGCGCCGGGGTTGCGGGTCAGGTCGCGCAGCGCGGTCGAGAACGCGTCACGCGGGAGGTACTGTTCGGGAATCGGTTCGGTTGCCATCGTCGTCGTCGTCTCCTTCGTTGTTGCCGTTAGTTGCCGTCGGGGTCGCAGGCGCGGCACGCCCGGTGGTAGCCGTGCTCGCAGGCGTCGGTGGTGCGGACGGGCAGGGACCACACCACGGTGGTCCCCCGGCACACGACCGTCCAGCCGTTCTGTCGCAGCGTCAGCATGACCTCGCGACGGGCCGTGCGGCTGACGCGTGCCTCTCCCGGCTCCGTCACGTCCTGCGCCCACTGCGCCCACTGAACCTCCGCGATGGCGTCCTCGCACACCGGGCAGTCGGCCCCGTAGTGGACGCGGTGGAGTTGGCAGTAGGAGCCGAACGCCTCCTGCCGGTAGTCGTAGCGTGCGCTGATCTCGTAGTCGCGGTCTTCCTGCCACTGTGCGGTCATCGTCGTCTCCGTCATCGTCACCGTCGAACTAGCTTACACCAGATTAGACTGGATTGATACAGGCAATGTTCCATCTTTCTCGTTCGACTCCGGTTGCGGCCGCATTTGAACGGCACGTAAACCATTGATTCTAAAGGAGTTCTTGCCTCGGCCAGAGGAACAATAAAAATATCATTGGAACCTTTTCCGCGTCCCTACGTCTAACTCTATGAACGACGACGGCGCGGGTGGCGGCAAGCCACCGGGAGCGAGGCGGCTGGACCTGAGCGGACCAGCCAACGGCACGAGCGGCACAGCGACCGCTCGACACGAACGGGGGCGGGGGATGGTCCCCCGCCGCCAGCGCGGTGGAGACGACGACGGTGGCGACGACGGCGACGACGACGGTGGACCTGACCAGCTACGACGTGATTCTCGTGAACTCCTCGGGCGGCAAGGACTCACAGGCGATGCTCGACTACGTGGCGGAGCAGGCGACCGCGCAGGGCGTGCGCGACCGTCTCGTGGTCGTCCACTGCGACCTCGGGCGCGTCGAGTGGAAGGGCGTCAAGGCGCTCGCCGCCGAACAGGCCGCGCACTACGGCGTCCGCTTTGAAGTCGTGACGCGCACGATTGGCGACCTCCTCTCGCAGGTCGAGTTCGAGCGCAAGCTGTGGCCCTCGTCCGACGCGCGGTTCTGCACCTCGGACCACAAGCGGTCGCAGGTGTACAAGCTCCTGACGGCGCTCGTGAAGGAGCAGGGCGTGTCGCGCCCGGTGCGCATCCTGAACTGCCTCGGGCTGCGTGCGCAGGAATCGCCAGCGCGTGAGAAGTGCCGCGTGTGCAAGGGCAAGAGCCTCACCGACAAGCGCAAGGGCAAGAAGGCCGCGCCGAAGGTCACGAAGGAAACCTGCACGCTCTGCTCGGGCACCGGGCTGCGACTGGAACTGGAAGCCGACGCGCAGGCGTCGAACGGTAAGCGCACGGTGGACACGTGGCTCCCGATTCACAAGTGGACGGAGACGGAAGTCTGGGCACGCATCAAGGCGTCGGGCGTCCGCCATCACGAAGCGTATGACCTCGGGATGCCGCGCCTCTCGTGCGCGTTCTGCATCTTCGCGCCGAAGGAGGCGCTGGTGCTCGCCGGGATCCACAACCCCGAACTGCTCGCGGAGTACGTGCGCGTCGAGGAGAAGATCGGGCACACGTTCAAGCACGGGCTGTCGCTCAAGCAAGTCCAGATCGAAGCGCAGACCCGGACGCTGCTCCCCATCGCGAACCAGCCGGTGGCGGTCGCGAACTGGTGCATGTAAGATAGTGGAACATTGGCAGTAGCAATCGCGTATACTATGGGTATGGAGACGACGACGATGACGACGACGCTGACGGCCACCGAGTTTCAGATTGCCCTCGACACCTTCCTCGCGACGACGCAGGCGCGGCTCGACCGCGAGTACGCGCAGAACTACGGCGACTACCCGGCCGCGCCGACGCTGACGGTGGACCCCGGCGTCAAGAACGTCCGGATCGTCGCCAACGGCCCCGGCCCCCACCGGTCGGTGTTCTGCTTCATCCGCAAGGCGGACGGCGCGGTGCTGAAGGCCGCAGGGTGGAAGGCACCCGCGAAGCACGTGCGCGGCTCCATCCTCGTCAACGCCGGGCAGGACGCCATCGGCACCTACGGGGCCAACTATCTCCGGTAAACCGGCGGGGGCTTCGGCCCCTGCCTCTCACGAGGCGACGACGATGGCACGCAAGTACGAGTTTCGGGGCGCACGCAAGGCACGCGAACGGCAGTATCGCGGCATCTTCGCGACGGTCGAAGGCAAGTGGGTGGGCCTCGACTTCTATGGCGAGAACCTGACGTTCGCCCGGATGCACGCGGAACAGGTCGCCAACGACGCGGCGATGCACGTCGAACTGGGGCCGCTCACGCTGGTGCGCGTGATGCCGGTGGACGACGACGAGTTCAAGGCCGGACAGGCCGGGTCGTGGTTCCCGGTCAACTAGGAGGCGACGATGACAACCGCACAACTGGCGCTCCTTCGCAGTGCTGCCCAGACCGCCGACGGGACGGTGCTCGTGGCCGGGTTCAACAAGGGCACCCACGCGACGGTGACGGCGAAGGCGCTCGCGAAGCGCGGCCTCGTGGTGCTGCACAAGCACGGACGCGGCTACGACGTGTATCGGCTTACGCCGGACGGGCGAGTCGCCGCACGGAACATTGCGACTACCAATCCCGTCTAACCAGTTATGCGATGACGACGAGGGCCGGTGAGTAGGGGACGGGCGACAGGTACCGTGGCTCCCCCGAAGCGGCGAAACGAGCGCGGACCCGACGGGTGGCAGAATCCCTACGCCGGGAGGGGCCACCCCGGAGAAAAGCCCGGCACTCTTTTTCACCTTCAAGGAGACGACGATGACGACGACCCCTAACCTGATCGCCCAGACCATCCTCGCGCAACTCGGCGGACACAAGTTCACGGTCATGACGGGCGCGAAGTCTCTGTCCAGTCACCCCGAAGGGGCGCTGTCGTTCCGCATCCCCGGCGGCGGCGGGTTCGCGAAGTCGGGCATCAATTACGTCAAGGTCACGCTGACGCCCCGCGACACCTACACCGTGGAGTTCTCGCGCATTCGGGCGCGACAGGTGACGCGTGTGGCGCAGGCCGAGGACATCTACGCCGACCAGTTGCGCGACGTGTTCACGCGGGAGACGGGCCTGCGCACGTCCCTCTTTTGAAACCGGGATTGCCCCGGCCTTGGACCCGTGGTAGTATCAATCAGGTGGTGACGACGATGGCGACGACGATCACGTTGCAGGAATACAACCGGCGCTGGGAGCGCATCATGACGGCCTTCGCGGAGGGACGTTTGTCGGCAGCAGAGGCATCAGCCGCCGTGCGCGACCTGACGGCGCAGCGCATCCAGCACGGCGGACGGCGATGACGATGATCCGGCACTACACCAGTTCTTCCCCGACGGATGCCTCGGCCGCGTTCGCGACCAAGCCCCCGATGCGCATGCAAGTCACGGTGACGGACGCCGAGGGTGTCTCGACACTGGTGGCCGAAGTCGTCGCGCCATTCGACGCGTTCGGGGCGTTCCAGCCCGGTGGTGGGTACTGGGAACGCTGGGTCCGCGCACGGATGGCCGCAGGCAAGCCTGCTGGGGGTGCGTGCCTGCAACGCGCCGATCTGCCGCGCCTCTGGGATGGGCCGGTCGGTTCGACGTGGCGGCTCGACCCGGACTGGCTCCGCCGCCGACAGGAGTCGCTGCAATGGTGATGACACTGGTGGAGATCGCGCTGGTGGACTTGGGCGCGAACCACAACGGCCGCGTCGTCCGGCGCAACATTTACGAGAAGGCCGACGGCCGACGCGTGATCGTGGACCGAGGGCGGCACATCCCGGTGGTCTGCATCAACTCGCGAGCCAAACGCCGAAGCTGGGACATCGCGTACGTGACGACGCGATGATCACGCACGAACAGCGCGTCGAGTTCCTGCGCCTCGCGGGGGCGTGGGACACGCAACCCCTGACGCCGGTCGTGGGGATCGTGGCTGGCGTCGTTCACGCGGTCACGCCGACCGAGTGGGTGCTGCTGCACCAGAAGCAGCGACTACTGGACAGCCTGAATCGGACGATGCGAGCGAGGAGCAAGACGCGGTGATCGATCCGACGATGAACGCGAACGGCCGCTACATCCTGAACGCACTGGGCGAGCCGCAGTTGTGCCCGGACCTCGTGACGTGGGCGAAATGGTACGAGGCCGCAGATCGCACGCTGGAGTTGACGCCGATCAGTGAGGACGTGCGCGTCTCGACGGTGTTCCTCGCGCTCGATCACAACTTCACGCGCACGGGCCAGCCGCTCCTCTGGGAGACACTGGTGTTCGGTGGCCCGTTCGATGGCGAACAGTATCGCTACCACACGCGGCAGCAGGCGCACGTCGGACACGAGCGCATGGTGGCGAAGTGTGGAGGCCGGGCCGCGCCGGTGCCGACGACCACGCGGCGGATCGACCTCGACTGAGGTGACGCATGCGACGACGACTCGATGTACTGCGGAGGCTGGAGACGATGCCGAAGGGCGCGACGACGATTACGGTGACGATTGTGACCAAGCCGACGGACTCGGGCCGGGTCAAGGTCAACGTGGGGATGCACGGGATCCAGTGGGCCGACGGGTTCAGCCGCGCCCAGCGCGAGGCGATCACGGAAGCGATTGGCGAAGCGATTGGCGGCGTCTTCAAGCGAGGGCATCACGGAGGACCGGACGCGCCGCTCCTGACCGTGACGCGTGACCTTGTCCTCTAGGCGCAAGATTTTTATCCGGTCCTCTCCGAAGCCGGAGCGGCCTCGCCAGTGCCCGGCGTGTCTCACCATTCACGATGCGGTGACGGAAATCTCGACCCAGCACAAAGCGCCGGGTCCGCCGCAGCCGAAGCCGGGCGACGTGACGTTCTGCTCTCAGTGCGGGACCGTGCTCGTGTTCACGGACGACGGGTTTCGGATTGCCACCGCCGAGGAACACGCGGCGCTCAGTCCCGATCTGCATCGCGTGATGGAGGTCTGGGAACAGTTGCGCCAGAAACGTAAGGGTGAATCGGGGCAATAAACCGTTCTGTTACTATTTCCACCGACTCCGGAGGCGACGACGATGATCGATGGAGCTATGACTGATTCCGCTCCTTCCACGCTCAAGGCTGTCCCCGCGCGACCCGCTGCTACGCAGGGCATCGTGCTGACGGCGGACGAAGCGCGTCTGCTCCAGTCGCTCTGGCGCTGCGACGAGCGCGTGGACTGGGCCGCGTACGACCGGCTGAAGGCTCGCATCCTCGCGCTCGTGCTCTGATGCGCTGGTGGGTCGGGGCGACCGCCCTACTGGTCGGCGCGGTCGTGCTCATGGCGCACGGTTCCCGGCAGTATCGCGTGGAGACAGACCGCCGGGCGGCGGCGCGGCGCAGCGTCTGGCTGCGCTGAATCCTTTCACGGTACCGTGAAGGGCGCAGGGTAGAATCCCGCCGTGCCTGACACCGTCCCGGTCCCCGGCGTCCTTGACTACACCACGGTTGGGGATCCGACCCAGTGGAAGATGCTGTGCCAAGAGGCCAGCGAGTCCGAGGGCTGGGTGCGCGAGACGAAGGCCATCGACATCCCGGCCGTCGGCGTCCTCGTGCAAGTCACGACGCGACAGGTCTACTTCAACGGGACCAGTGCGGTCGCGCAGGCGCTGGCGTTCGTGCCCGGCGTCCGGGTCGTAGACGACGGCACCGGCGGTGCTCGGCTCGGCGTGTAATGCACCTCCCCATCACACAAGCCAACCTCCTCGACTGGTTCCCGGCTCCGCACACGGAGAACCCGCTGGCTGGTGGGGACTGGTGGCAAGTGCAAAGCCTCGGCCTCCTCGTGGCGCTCCAGTTCATGCGGCTCCTGCCCGACACGCCGACGCGCCAGCAGGCGCTGGTCGAACTGCGCCGGGCGGTGGACACCGCGCTCCTCGACATCCCAACGCCAGACGACGACGAGATCCGGTCGCGCATGGCGCAGACGCTCGCGCCGTGGTGCCCGACCCCGTTCGAGGTCGTGGAGGAGATGCTGGACCTCGCAGAGGTGGGGCCGGGCGACCATCTGCTCGACCTCGGCAGCGGTGACGGCCGCGTGGTGTTCGCGGCGACGAAGCGCGGGGCGTACGGCCGTGGCATCGAGATCGACGCGCGGTTCGTGGCCGAGGCGAACGAACGTGCGGCCGAGGACGTGCGGTACGTGACCGCGTCGTTCCAGCACGGGCGCATCGAGGACAGCGACTGGGGCCAGCCGACCGTGGTCACGTGCTATCTGGTGAGCAGCGCGATGGCGGTGCTGGTGGATCGGTTCCGTGCGCTGAAGCCGGGCACGCGCATCGTCTCGCATGGCTTCCCGATCCCCGACTGGGAGCCGCATCGGGTGACGCGCACGGCGGATGCGCTGGTCTTCCTCTGGGTCGTGCCGACCCCAACATAGACGGCCGACGAGATTTTTCACCCCCGCGTGTTGTAGGGTGACGGCATAATGGTCCGGCTTTCCGCATGAAACTGACGGATCTCATTCCACCGATCTTCCGCCGCGACCTCAGTCAACAGGGCGTGCCGTCGGCTCCGATTCGTGGCGTGGCCGCGCAGGAGCACGGCGTCTCCGGCACCGAGAACTACGGTGGCACCATTCGCCGGGAGGATTACAACCCCGACTTCGATGACTGGCAGAAGGCCGTTGCGCAGTACGACAAGATGCGCCGCACGGACGCCAACGTCCGCGCCATGCTGCAAGTCATCAAGCTCCCGCTGCGCGGGGCGACGTGGCAAGTCAACGCGGCCAGTTCCGATCCGGTAGACAAACAGATCGCAGAGTTTTGCAACGGGGCGTTGTTCGAGGACGACTCGATGGACGACTCGTGGGACTACACGCTGCGCCACATCCTGATGCAGTTGGAGTTCGGCGTCTCGGTGCTGGAGAAAATCTGGAAAGTGGACGAGCAGGGCTTCTATCGCTTCAAGCGACTGGCCCCGCGCCTGCCGAAGACGCTGCGCGAATGGCACGTCAACCGGGAAGGCAAGCTCGAACACATCGTGCAGTACGCGCCCGTGCCCTACGCGGCGCGTGACTCACGCGGGAACAACCGGGCGGCGATCTACGGTGGCTCCGTCAGCTACCAGTACCTGACCATCCCCGCCGAGTACTGCGCGGTGTTCGTGCTCGACCGCGAGGGCGACAACTACCACGGGATGTCGCTGCTGCGGAATATCTATCGCAACTGGTTCTTCAAGGACGAGGCGTACCGCATCATGGGCGTCGGCCTCGACCGCTGGGGCGTCGGCATTCCCATCATCGCGCTGGAGGAGGGCAACACGCTTTCGACCGGCGACCTCGGGTTGATCCGGGAGATTTTGCGGTCGGTGCGTGCGAACGAAAAGTCGTACATGGTGACGCCGGAGCACACCGCGTTTCGTATCGAGGGTGGGAACAGCGGACAGGGCACGGCCGGGCAGTTCGGCATCTCATGGATCGAGCATAACGATTCGCAGATGGCGCGGAACGTCCTCGCGATGTTTCTGGCCTCCGGGCAGAACAACCAAGTGGGCACGCACGTCGGCTCCGGCTACGGCTCGCGCATCACCGATATGTTCATCTCGTCGCTCGACGGGATTGCGAACGGCATCAACGGCGATCTAAAGAACAGCGTGATCAAGCCGCTGTGCGACTTCAACTTCGATATGTCGCGCCGGAAGTATCCGGACCCGGTCTGCCTCGACCTCGAACAACTCGATCTCACCGCGCTGGTCAGCGTGCTCGCCCAGTTGCAGGGCACGCTCATCACGCCGCAGGACGACGACGAAGCGGTGCTGCGCAAGATGCTCGGGTTGCCGCCGCTCGCGCCCACGCGCTCGCGCGAGGCGAAGTCCGAGAAGGCCGCGCAACCGGGTGACGCGTCGGCTGTGCCGCAGCAGGGCGATGGCACGAACGCGGGTGATGCGACGAACCCGAATCGACCGGGGCCGGGCGAGGAACCGCCGGACCAGCAGCAACAGGCCGAGGGCGGCAACCCAGACGACCAACAGGGCGGCGAGCCGACGCCGAAACATCCCGGCGCACCACGTGGGGCCGCACCGCCGCCGCACGCGCGGATGCCGCCGATGCACATGACGGACGACGAGATGGCGTTCGCGCTCGACTGGGACGAGGGCCAGCATCCGCGCAACGAGCGCGGCCAGTTCCTGACCGCCGCCGAAGGTGACGCGACGATTACGCGCATCCTCGGCCCGAAGGCGAATCGGGCGAAGCTGACCATCGACACGTTCCACCGGATGAAGCCGAAAGACCTTGACGATCTCCACTCCGCGTACGGAGCCATCGCGGCCGACCCACACACACCCGCCGCAGAGCGCATGAGCGCACGCGCGGTGCAGGCGGCGATCACGGCCACGCGCCGCCATCGGTAACGACCATGCGCATCGTAGGCACACGTGCAGACGGCACCCAGTGGGTCACGCTCGACGGCGGGATGGCCGTGCTGCTACGTGCTGACCGGTGTTCGCCGCCGGTCGATCCGCACGTCATCGAGGGACTGGGGCCGTGGACGTTCGCGGCGGTCGTGCGCGACGGTGACGAGCAGCGCGTGCTGGTGCGCCGACTGGAACGCGCTCGCACGGTGGCGCTGCACACATTCTTCCTCGGGGATGCCGAGGGCCATCCGTTTCGTGGCAACCAGTGGACCGATGGCACCGGCGGCGGCGGCGGCGAAAGCAAGGACGGGAGCGATCACCATCCGTCGTTGACCGAAGTCCAACGGTCGATGCAGGAGGCGATTCGCCAGCAGCGCAGCAAGCCGGTGCATGAAGTCAAGACCACCGAGGAGGCCGTCAACCTCATTCTGAAGGGTGAGAACGTCGAACTGGCCGATACGCGACAGGTCCACACGGTGCTCAAGCTGCTGGCCGAGAAGGCGCTGGAAGCGCAGGCGGCGGGTGGGCAAGCGAAGAACTGGGATCCCTGCACGGTCACGGTGAAGGGCGCGAGCATCTTCTGTCAGGAGACGCTGAAGACCGAGAAGTTCAAGGAGGGCATCCCGCGCATCGAGATGCCGCAGTTCAAATCCAAGAACCCGATTCCCGGCAGTGCCGCTGACAAACTGCCGCGCGATGCGAATGGCGAAGTGAACGCCGCGCAAGCGTTCCTCGCGCACCTTCGGGAGTCCGGCGTCAAGACGCACCCCGACGAAGTGCTCTCGCGGAAGCTGAAGGCCAGCCAAGCGGAGATGGAGGGCACAAAGGTCGCGGGGATGATGCTCAACCCGCACTTCGATCCCAAGTCGGAGAAGAACCGGATCTGGGTGTCCCGAGATAACTACGTCATCGACGGCCATCACACGTGGGCGGCGGCGGTCGGGCGCGATGCGGAAGACGGCAATTTGAACAACGACGCCAAGATGAAAGTCACGGTGGTCGATATGCCGATGTCGCAGATTTACCACCTCTCCACGGAGTGGACGCGCAAGCTCGGCATCCCTCCCGCTGGCGTGAAGAAATAGAAGGAGACGATATGCGTGTCGCTGGCACTCGCGAGGATGGCGCACTCTGGTTGACGCTCGACGGCGGCATGTCCGTCATCCTGTGCGAAGACCGGTGCTCGCCCCCGATGGATCCGCAAGCCGCCGAGAAGCTGGGGCCGTGGCGCGATGCGCACGGCGTGAGCGGCGGGGATCGTCGTGAACTGACGCGACGACTGGACAAGGCGCGGACGTTCCCGCTGTCCACGTTCGCGCTCGATGTGCGGAAGGTCAAAGTCTCGACCGTCCACGGGAAGAAGAAGCTGAAGTTCGAGTACGAAACGGACGACGGCAGCAAGGCCATCGGCGTCGAGCCAGACGTGACGACGGACACCGACGAAGAAGGTGCCGCGCACGAGGCGACCGAGACGCCAGCCGAAGAAGCCGCCGAACCACCTGACGAGGAAGTCGCGGGTCCGGCGCAAGTCAAGAAGTCGTTCCCGTTCGCGAAGTAACCGTCGCGGCGGCGGCGGCACAGTCGAAACGGAAGCGGGACCGGTGGACGACTTTCGCAACTTTTCCTATTCCACGGTGGCGGGTGCTCCGGTACCCGCCAACACCGGTACCTCGCTGTCCGTGCAGCCGGGCCACGGCGTGCGCTTCCCTGCGCCGCCGTTCAATGCGGTCATCTGCGCCGCGAATGAACTCCCGATCTATCCCAACGCCGAGATCGTCCGCGTCATTGAGACGGCGGGGGACGTGTTCACCATCCAGCGCCTCGCGGAGGAACCGTTCCGCGAACGCGTGGTGGTGGTGGGCGATCAGATTTACGCAGGCATCACCGGCCACACGCTCGACTCGCTGAAGCTCGGCGTGCAGGGTCCGCCCGGACCCGAGGGACCAACGGGACCAGCAGGCGATCTGGGACCGCCCGGACCGCCGGGACCACAAGGCCCGACCGGTGCTGACGGGCAGAACGGTCAGCCGGGTGTCGATGGTCCGATGGGTCCGGCCGGACCTCCGGGCCTCGACGGGCCGCAGGGGCCGCAGGGACCGCAGGGCAACACCGGCGATCCGGGGCCAGTTGGTCCCGAGGGACCGGTCGGTCCGCCCGGCCAGCAAGGCATTCAGGGCATCCAAGGCGTGCCCGGCGCGGACGGTCCAGAGGGACCGCGAGGGCCGACCGGTGCGACGGGTGACACGGGGCCGCGAGGCGATCAAGGCGTGCCCGGTGCGCCCGGCCCGGAAGGTCCGCAAGGTCCGCAGGGCGAGCAGGGCGACCAAGGCACCGGCCTCTCGGTGCAGGGCAGCGTGCCGTCCGCTGGCGATCTGCCGACGCCGGGCAACCCCGGTGACGCGTGGTTCGCGGAGGACTCCGGGCATCTCTGGGTGTGGGATGCGGCGAACGGCGTCTGGATCGATGCCGGACAGGTGCAAGGCCCGGAAGGTCCGCCGGGACCGCAGGGGCCGCAGGGGACGCAGGGACCGCAAGGGGATCCGGGCGCGACGGGTCCGACGGGCGCGACCGGGCCGACCGGGCCGACGGGCGCTCAAGGCATACCGGGCGATCCGGGGACGCAGGGCGCGACCGGTGCGCAAGGGCCAGCCGGAGCCACGGGCGCGACCGGAGACATCGGCCCGGCCGGGCCACAAGGGCCAGAGGGTGCGCAAGGCGTGCCCGGCCCAGAGGGACCAGAGGGACCGCAGGGCGATCCCGGCGCTGGCCTCGCGATTCACGGGAGCGTGCCGACAGCAGGCGATCTGCCGCCGGTTGGTGCGCCCGGTGACGCATGGATCGCGGCGGACACCGGCCACCTCTGGGTGTGGGACGACGACACGGACACGTGGGTCGATACCGGGAACGTGCAGGGGCCACCCGGACCCGCAGGCGTGCAAGGGCCAGTCGGCCCGGTAGGTCCGGAGGGACCGCAAGGCGTTGACGGGCCACAGGGCGTGCAGGGGCCGCAAGGGATTCAGGGTATCGAGGGACCGGAGGGACCGAAGGGCGAGCAGGGCGATCCGTCTCCCTCCGCGTCGTGGTTCCCGTACCGGATGAACGCGAACACCACGCCGCGTGACCCCGGCGCGGGAAACGTCTGCTGGAACGACGCCGACCAACTGGCGGCGACCTCGCTCTACATCGACTGGCTGACGAGCGACGGGTTCGACGCGCACCTCATGTTCGCGGCGTTGCAGCCCGGCTCGTTCATCTACGTGCAGGACCGCGACCTCGCGGTCACGTACCAGAAGTGGGAACTGGTCGAGTACATCGGCTACTCGGACTGGTTCGAGGTCCGCGTTACGCTGGTCGAGCAGGGTGGCTCCGCCACGATGGGCAACAACAAGCCCATCGTCCTCGTGATCGTCGCGGTCGCACCGCAGGGACCGATTGGTCCCGTCGGTCCCGCTGGTCCCATCGGGCCGCAGGGCGAGACAGGCGCACAAGGCGAACAGGGTCCGCAGGGTCCGCAGGGCACGCCCGGCGACAACGCGACGTTGCCGACGGCACCTCTGGGTCAGGTGCTCATCTCACAGGCTCCGGGCGTCCAGCCGATCTTCAGCACACATCCGTTGCTGATGGCCCCGGACGCGCTCTTGTCGTTCCAAGACAGACCGAACAGCCGCGCCTACACCATCGGGTTGCACCCGGAGTTCGACTCCGGCAACTTGGAGTTCGGCCGCACCGATGCGCCGCTGAAGGCGACCGTCGGGTTCTTCGGCAACACCGATGGCCTCGACAACGTCGGCTGGGGCTTGTCGGCGGGTGGCCGTCTCCTGTTCAAGATCGTCGGCGGACAAATCGTCTTCACGCCGAGTGAGGGCGGCGGCGCGGGGAAGGTGCAGTTCGGTCGTCGCTATCAGGACAGCAGTCCAGCAGTCGGCGCGGCCGTCGAATGCTGGCCGACGACGACACAGGTGGATCCCGCGCTCGCGGTGATGACGCCGGGCGGCGCGAGTGCGACGTGGTGGGTAGATCGCCTCGGCGTCATGAACGCGCCTGCGGGAATCGCGAGTCCCGTGCTGGTGCAGGCGGCGAACCCCGGTGTGGTGCTGGTCGATACCTCGCGTCCAGCGGACCAGCGACGGTGGCACATCTGGACGACTGGTGGGTATCTCCAGTTCGATCTAGAGAACGACGACGGGAGCTTCCAAGGGCGTCCGGCGTTCATCGACCGGGACTCGGGTGGGCACTTCCGGTGGAACGGCGCGATCTCCGGCCCGGTGGTTGTGCTGAACAACCGTCTTGAGTTGCAGGAGGTGCCGGTCGCGAATCTCTCGGGGCAGACCACCGGGGCGCTGGCGAGTTTTCTCGACGCCTCGACCGACGTAAACGGCGCGGCCATTGCGACCGGTGGCACGAAGCACGTTCTCGGTCGGTGGGACGGTACGAATTGGCGCGTGGTCGGTGGCGCGAGTGCGGCCGTGGTCGCGCACGCTACGACCCATGCGGTCGGCGGCACCGACCCGATCACAATCACGGCGCTCGCGGGATTCCCCGGCGGCGCAACGACGTTCCTGCGCGATGACGGCGTGTTCGCGGCGGGTGTCTCGGGACCGATGGGTCCACAAGGCCCACAAGGTGCGACGGGTGCCACGGGTGCGACAGGTCCGCAGGGTCCAACTGGTGCGACCGGAGCACAGGGACCACAGGGCGATCAGGGACCACAAGGACCACAAGGTCCGCAGGGTAATCCAGCGTTCGTGCCCGACCTCGTGCAGGCGCGGCTCCTCGGGCGCGGGGGTGCGAGTGGCCCCGGTCAGCCCGAACCGATTGTGCTGGGTACGAACCTCTCGTTCAGCGGCACGACACTCAACGCGGTCGGCGGCGTGCCGGGCGGTGCGACGACGCAGCTTCAGTTCAACGACGGCGGCGTGTTCGCTGGCGATGCCGGGCTGACATTCAACAAGACGACGAAGGCACTCACGGTCGGCGGCGACATTGTCGGCGGGGCATCACCGCTGGCGCTGCATCTGGCGACGGCTGCTGCGAGTGACACCAGCTACCTGATCTTAAGTGGCGCTGGTGTCGTGGATCATTTGCGCGGGGCGTACATCTTCGTCGCTGGCAATCAGAACAACAATCCCGGTCGCGTCCAGTTGCAGCCGGGGAACGTCGCCAATGCGAAGACGGTCATTTGTCGCTCCGATGGCAACCCGGCGCTGACCATCGACGGCGCGACCGGTGCGGCGCTGCTGTCGAACGGTCGCATCGTGCTCGGCCCCGACGGGTCGGCAGACGGCGGTGGCGGCAATGGCGCGACCATCGTGCGGGACACGCTGGATGGCGCGGACAACGGCTATGTGTATATCGGTGGCGGCGGCGGCGTGGTTGACACTGCGCGTGGCGCACGGCTCCTGATCACTGGAAACGAGTTCGCGTATCCGGGCGGTGCTGTCATCTACACCGGCAACGCGGCTGGGTGCGCGGTGTCGTTGCGCGATTCGCAGGGTGTCATCGGACTGAACTTCGATGCCGACTCGCTGACGGTGAGCCAGCGTCGTCCGGTCACGGTCATCGGCGCAGTGCCGGTGTATGACGGCCCGACCACGAATCTCACGTTCGACTTGAAGACGGGTAGTGCATTTCAGGCGTCCGGCATCGCTGGCTCCTTCAACATCAAGTTCAGCAACCTGCCGCCGTCCGGCGTCGAGTATGTCTGCTCCATTCAGTTCGACATGGGTGCGGCCGTCGGGGCGGTGACGTATCCCACTGGCACCGTATGGGACGAGGACGTTGTGCCGGTGTGGCCGGGCGCGGGGCGCACGATGATCCTTGGCTTCTCGACGCTCAACGGCGGCGGTCGCTGGCGCGGCTACGTCGGCGGCAGGAACTTCCCGACGTAGGTCATGCCGCGCTTTCATCCGACGCTCTACCGAAAGCGGTTGCAGCCGCCGACGGCGCTGGTTGCGAGTCAGATCGCACAGGTGCCAGCGGGGATCACGTCGATTCGCCTGACGTGGCACACGACGGATCCGAATCAGTACACGAATATCTGGTTCAGCAACGGCTCGTACATCGGCTATGTGAACCCCGGTGTGCAGACGTACGACGTGACCGGGCTGGCGGCAAACACGCCGTACAGTTTCTATGTCACGCAGTCCGAGGGTGGCGGTGGGCGGCTCTCGGCTCCGTCGAATATCGCTGGGGCGACGACGCAGCAAGCGTTCGTCGCGCCGACGAACTTCACCGCGAGTCAGGTGCTGCCGCTCCCGGCTGGCGTGACCCAGATCGCGCTGGCGTGGACGAACAGCCCGTACGGGGATTACACGAACGTCTATCGCTGGACCGGCAGCGCGTGGGCGTTCCTCGCCACGCTCAATCCCGGCGTGGCGAGCTATACCGACACCGGCCTCGCCGCGAATTCGACGTACTACTACCACGTCAACCACGAACGGCCGACGGACCAGTGGTACGAATCCGCGCCATCGAACGATGCGGTCGCGACGACGCAGGTCAAGTTCGACGCGCCGACGGTGACGAGCGTGGTGGCACCGGCTGGCCCGGACGGCAGCACGCAACTGGTCGTCACGTGGGTCAACGCGCAAGCGGGTGATGCCATTGAGATTTTCCGCTACATCAATCGGGGCGGCGCTGGCGACGGTTGGCAGTACGTCGGGCTGGTTGGGCCGGGCACGACGACGTGGACCGATACCAGCCTTAACCCGAGTGAGACGCGAGCGTACGGGATGGCGCACTATCGCTCGAATGCGAGCGGTGCGTATGACACCGGTATTCAGCAGTGGTTGTGGGCCGGGACGAAGCCCCCGGCCGTGTCTCCGACGGGTGTGGTCGTCACCGTCCCTGCGAATCCAGCGGTCGGGCAGGCACAACTCGATGTGTCGTGGACGAATGCGCCGTACGGGGATCCCGTGCGCGTGTGGCGACGGAATACGACCGACAACTGGAACTGGGAGAACGTCGATCTTGCGGCAGGGACCGCGTCGTACTCACTGACCGGCCTCTCGACTGGTAAGCATTACGACGTGATCGTGCGCCATCTCCGCGATGGCTACGACACGCCTGACAACGGCCAGAACTCCTCCGGGGCGGGTCAGCTACAGGCCGCGTTCAATCCGCCGTCGGGCCTCGCCGTCGCCGGGGTGAACAGTTCGCAGATTGCCTTGTCATGGACAAACGGCTCGTACGACTACGTGCAGATTTATCGCTACGCGACGAACGACCCGGTCTGGCGGTACATCGGATCGCTCAATGCGGGGACGACGGCGTGGACCGACTCTGGCCTCACCGCGAATGTTGGGTACTACTACGCGATGGCGCACTACCGGAACGGCTACGAGACGGCGTGGTCGAATCAGGTCTACCAACTGACGACCCCTGCGCCTGCGTACAACTTTTCGGTCACGCCCGTCTCGAATGATCAGACCCTGCGGATGCAGTGGACTCCGCAGTCGAACGTCCAGCATCTGCTGATCCTGAATGGGCAGTGGTGGGCGTGGGCGGATGCGGGAGTCAACTACCTCGACATCGGCGGCTTGACGCCGGGTGCGACCTACACGTGCTACGTCCACGCGTACAACGGCAACTTCTCAGACCCGAGTAATCAGGCGAGCAACCGCCCGTCGATGGAGATGGTGATCACGTACGCGCCTGCCGGGAACTGGGGCGTCGATTACTCGGGCGGCTATACCACGATCTGGGTCGTCGCTGGAGACTGGGTCAACTTCTCGATCCGACGCGGCGGCACGCTGCAACGCCTGTTCGTGGGCGCGGGTGGCAACGGTGGGCCGGGCAACGAGGACTACGACATCGGCGGTGGTGGCGGTGGCGGCGGCGCGGTCAACCAATGGAACGATGTGGAACCGGTGGTCGATAGCTCGGTCTGGTGCGCCAACATCTACGTGGACGGGAATACGTACTATCGTGGTACCAACGCCGCTCCCGCTGGCGGGTATGGCAGCGGACCCGCCGACCTCGGGAATGGGTGGGGCGGCTACGGCGGCGGCTCCGGTCAGGGCTATCCCGGCGGCATCGGTGGACAGATGGGGGCGGGGGGCAGTTCGGGCGGCGGCGGCGGCGGCGGGTCTGGCGGCAATGGCGGCAACGGCACGAACCTCGGGGGCGCGGGAGGGCCGGGCACATGGGCGTGGGACGGTGGCTACTATGGCTACGGCGGCAAGGGCGGTCGTGGTCCGTTGCAGGGACCACCGGGTGCGAACAGCGGCGGCGGCGGCGAGGCGCAGAACGTCGGCGGTGCGCTTGTCGGGGCGCATGGCTTCGTGAAGTTCCGGTATCCGAACTGAGGAGTGCATGACACGAGCGGTGGTGTTCGAGGGGCCGAAGGCGGCAACGCGGTTCACGTTGATCTGGACCGCGCTGGCGACGGGCGGGGACGGGAAAGGCGACCGCTCCCCGGCCACGATTCGCAAAGAGGCGCGGTTACAGGACGCGTTTGATCGCATCAGTGAGCCGACGGCCTCGCCCACGGGGAACGAGCCGGATCGCAAGCTGACGGGTGAGACGCAGACGGTGGTGCTGGCGCAGGAGGACTTCGATCTGTTGCAGCAATACACCGAGAAGGTCGCATGGAGTCCGCGCGTCTCTCGCGACGTAGTGGATCTTTGGGACTTCTTAAGCGCCTGCCCGAAGCAGGAGTAGCGGCCGTATGATCGCGCCGTGATGATCTATCCGGGCGGGGGCTATCCGGGGCTGTACTTCCCGGCTGTCCGGATTGTCATCGTCATCCCGGAGGTCATCGAGTTCGACGTGCAAGTCTGCACGTCGCTCACGGCCGACGTGATTGTGGACACCCTCGTGGCCGACGAGGGGCTGGTCGTCATCGAGGCTGGCGAAGTCGAGGCGACGGTCGGTGTCGAGCGGCGGGTGGAGGTGGAGGCCAGCATCGAGCGCGAGGCGCTGATCGACGTGGCGCTCGCACCCTCGCAGGCGAAAGAGACGGCGGTGGTCCTGCCGCCCGGTGAAGTCGAGGCGATGGTCGTGGTCGGGCGGCGGGTGGATGTGACGGTCGGCATCCTGCGAAAAGTCTCGATGGTGGAGGCGACGGTGGCGGTGCATACGGCGCTGGACACGACTGCGCCGGTGCTGGTGCGGCTGGTCTTCTCGGTGGACACGGAGCGATGACATGGCAGGGCAGCTACGCAGGAACGACATTGGCTCCATCATCCGCGTGCGCGTGCGCGAGGAAGGCTTGCCGTTCAACGCGGCAGCGGCGACGACGAAAACGCTCAAGCTGCAAAAGCCGAGTGGCAGCGTGGTCGCCCGGCCAGCGGAGTTTGAAACCAACGGCACCGACGGCGTGTTCACCTACACCACCGTGAAGGATGACCTCAACGAGTCGGGTCCGTGGTCGGGGCAAATCTTCATGGAGTTCCCGACCGGCCAGTGGCACACCGATGCGTTCAACTTCCATGTGGGCGAGAACCTTGAGCTAGTGGTCACGGTACCGTGAGCGCCGCGCCTGCGCCCCAGCGGGACGCCGTGCCCGGCTTGCAGGCACTGGATCGTCTGCCCACGACCTCGACGGCCTCGATTCCGCTGGCGGTGCGAGCCGCCGACGTGTTCAAGGCAGCGGTGACGCCGCTGAAGGTACCGCTCAACCGCAAGACCACCCAGAACGTGGTACAGCCCGTGCGGCTCGACACGCTGGAGCCGACACGAGAACTGCTGCCCGTGGCCGGGTTGTCGGCGTACGTCGTGAAGCCTCGGCGCGATCCGCCGGACGTGGCGCACGTGGTGATGCGGAGCGGACGCGACCGCTGGGTCATTCAGGAGGGGCACACACGACTGGGCGCGGCCGTCCTGCGCGGCGATGAGACGCTCCCGGCGCGGGTGTGGGAGTTCGAGCAGGCGGACACCGGCGACCTCGTGCCGGTGCTCCGAGGGCTGCACCGGCGCGGCGTCCAGTTGACGCTGCGGGACGCGAAGCCCGGTCTGCATCCCGACTGGCAACTGGGCGAGACGGGGCTGACGCGGCAGATCACGTTCCCGAACCTCCGGGCGTGCGCGACGTTCATCTCGTCGCTGATGGACGCGGCGAACGACGCGAATCACCACCCCGACGTGCAGAACGACAACTGCGACGTGACGGTCACGTTCATCACCCACGCGACCGGGACCGTGACGGCGAAGGACTACGCCGGGGCTGAGGAGGCCGACCGGCTCGCAGGCGAAGCCCTGACGGTGCTCTCGGGCGATGACCTCGCGGTGCTGCTGCTCGACTGGCATGAGGAGTTGCCGAACGGGCGGGACAATGGTAGTATAGACCTCGGCGGTCCCGGCAGCGGAAACTTCGGGCATGCCGGACGGCCCGGCGAAGTGGGTGGGTCGGCGGATGGTGGCGGCGGCGGCGGAGACACAGTCAGCACGGTTCCTCTGCGCGAGCCGACGCCGCACGAATTCATCGAGGCGCGGAACAAGTCCTCGCGGATGGCGTTCCTGTCACCCTTGACCCCGGACGATCTGAAGGGCCAGAAGCTGTACCTGTCGAAGGACGGGACGGTCGGCGGGGCCATGACGCCGGGCGGGGACATGGGGAACCTGTTCAACAACGACGGGCCGTCCGGCGCGGCACGCGAAGTGTTGCTCCAGATGATCGCGGATGGGGGCACGACGGCCGACGCGTACGACGGGTATCTGCCGTTGCTGTACACCCAGTTCGGGTTGCACGAAACCGGACGCATGGCGTTCAACCCGGAGTACGCGCCGAAGGATTGGAACTACGAGAAGGACGATCATCCGGACGTGATCTTCCTCGCACTGGATCAGCACGCCCAGTCGGTCGATGAGATCCGGGAGCGACTGGCGGACGAGTTCCTGTGGCAGACGCCGAATGAACCGGGAGATAACTACTATGACGACTACGACCAAGGGAAACGAGACGCCACCGCCATCGCCAGCAAGCACGCCATCATCCGACGAAAAGACGCTGCCGCCAAGCGCACAGAGTCCGGAGGAAAGACGTTTCTTAGCGAAGCTGGAGCGGCTCAAGGGAGCCGACTGGGTCGCGAAGCATGGCGGGTTGGCGCTGCGGGAGGCGCGAGCACTGGGCGAGATTTAACCTACCGGGACAGGCTCGCACTGCTACTGGGCGACCTTCCCGGTCACGAGTTCCACGGCAACCAGTGGACGGATGCGTACCCGGCCGCGTCACGCGACTACCGCATCGAGCCGGTCAAGGGCGACAAGCGTGCCTGCTGCGATCCCGGCGGCGTCAAGACGAAGCTGACCAAGCCGGAGCAGGGCGCGATTGGCGAGGCCATCGTCGCGGAGTACCTCACCCAGCAGGAGAAGGACCGCGTCTACGCGTCCAACGTCGGGCAACCCAACTTCCCCATCGACCTCGTCTCGATCAACGACGACGGCAGCGGCGAGGTCATCGAGGTCAAGGCTGGGAGCGCCGGAAACACCACTGGCGCACAGCAGTGGCGGCTGACCATCGGAGAGCCGGGCAAGGCCGAGAAGGCCATGCTGGCGGATATGTCCGAGGCGGACAAGGCTCGCTGGAACGACAGCAAGGAAGAACAGATTCTCGTCCGCAAGGAACGGGCGACGAAGCAAATCTCCAAGAACATCGGTCGCCCGGTCAAGGGGCGCACGCTGACGGTGATTCTCAACCCCGACACGCATCGCGCCGACGTGTACGAGTTCGACGGCTTCCACCAGCGCATCGGCTGGAACAGCGAGGAAGCGAAGGCTGGCTACCGGGGCACGTTCACGTACCGCCAGAAGCCAGCGGCGCAGCGGAAGGCGGAAGCGACCATCGCCGCACGCCAGTGGTTCGTGCTGTCAGCCGACAAGCCGGACACGTGGACATTCGTGCCGCCGCCCGGCCTTAACGTACCGCCCGAGGTCGTCGCGGAAGTGCAGCGCGACATCGAGCGCGAGGCGCGACGGTACGAAGCCTCGCTCACCCAGATGTTCCTGAAGAAATCGGAGACGCATCTCGGGGATGTGCCGGGCCACGAGTTTCACGGGAACCAGTACAGCGAGGGCACGACGGCGCACGCGCCGGGCAAGTCGGTCCAGTTGCCCGGTCGGTACGACAAGACGAAGGTCGAGAAGCACTCGATCATTGTCACGTCGAAGCACGGCTACATCGCCGCGACGAAGTCGTCCTCGGATCCGGACTACTACTGGGTGAACCACATCCGGGTGGACAGCAAGGCCCGAGGCAAGGGTGAGGGCACGGCGCTGTACATCGCGGCGCTCAAGGAAGCGCAGAAGCGCGGCGGCAAGGGCATCCTGAACGGCGTCCTGCCGGGCCGTGACATCTCCGACGACGCCAAGCGCGTCTGGGCGTCCCTCACGCGCAAGGGACTGACGGAGCCGATTACGGCGCACGTTCAGAGCGAGGGCAAGGACATCGCGTTCGAGTCTGTCGTGCTCGTGCGATCTGAGCCGAAGGCCACGCACGCATCGACCGCGTGGCATCTCGGGGACGTGCCCGGTCATGACTTCCACGGGAATCAGTGGACGCATGAAGGTGGACGCGGCACGCCGCACGGGGCCAAGAAATCGACCAGCGCGGATGGCTCCACGGTCGAGAGTTGGTACGACCGGAAATCCCGGTCGTGGATCACGCAGAAGAAGTCGGGCGGCACCGAGGTGGACTCGGAATACAACGGCACCAAGGAGGGCATGAACGTCAGTCACGCCACGATGGTGGCGTCGGCGGAGCCTGCGTCGGCGGAGACAGTCACGGACATCCCCGCCGGTGAGAAAGGCGAATGCTTCCGCAACGCGGCGCGGTTCGTCCGTCAGCGCGATGGCTACGTGCTTGTCCACGGCAAGGTGACGAACGGCGAGGGGCAGACGTTCGATCACGCGTGGGCCGAGTCGGCTACGACGGTCGCGGACCCGACCACCGGCGTGGAGATGAACAAGGGCCGGTGGTATGGACTGGTGAAAGCCAAGCCCGAGGCGAAGTACACCGCCGAGCACTCGGCCATCAACATGCTGCGAACCCGCAACCACGGGCCGTGGACGGACACGGAGGTCGGTTCGCGCAAGCTGGCGCTCTCCGCGCTGTATCTCGACTGGGATGAAGGCTCGCATCCGCGTGACGAGAGCGGTCGCTTCGCGGCCGGGTCGGTGTCCGAGTCGATGGCCGCGTTCAAGGCGAAGTATCCCGAGGTCGCGTCTCGCTACGCACAGCACAGTGGGACAGAGCGCGGCAGCATCGAGGCGCACACGCGCGAGGTGGGCGACACATGGGCGCAGCAACTGACGCCCGAGGAGATGTCTGGCATTTCCGCACGGTTCGGGTCCGACGTGGGCAAGCTGATGGCGGCAGCGATTCCGCTGCACGACATCGGGAAGGCCGACGCGATTCGCGAGGGCGGGTCACAGCACGAGCACACGATTCCGATTCTGCAACGCGTGCTCCGGCGCGAAGGCTTCGGCGCTCGTGATGTGGCGCTCGCGACCGAACTGCTGAACCACGACATGATCGGGCCGCTGCTGCGTGCGCATGAGGGCATGCGAGCGACGTACACACCAGAGCAAGTCGCCGCCAAACTGGAAGCGAAGGCCGAAGCGGTCGGCATGAGTGCGTCCGACTTCGCGACTCTCCAGATGGCGTTCTTCCAAGCGGACGCCTCGTCGTATCCCTTCGTCGCCCGGCAGATGACCCGCGAGAAGTCCGGGCGGCACACGTTCGCCGGGTCGAAGGTGCTCGCGCCGATTCACGCGCTGGTGTCGCGGACGATTCGTCTGTCCATCGATCTGGGCGATCTGCCCGGCCATGAATTCCACGGCAACCAATGGACCGACGGGTCCGGCGTCAGCGGTCGCGAGTTCGCTGGCAACGAGGGCTACGAGTGGCACGAGCGCCCAGAGATGGAGACGTATGCCCGGAGCTTGCCGCCGCAGGACGTGGAGGCGGTTGGTAATTACGCGGGGTTCTCCTACGCCGATGTGAATCAACTCCTGCGCGGCACGTTCCAGCCCGACATCGTCAACGAGTTCGTGCGTCCCGCCACGCCCGAGGAGATCGAAGCGTACAAGCCGTCGATGATGTTCCGAAGTGGTGGCGCGAAGGACTACGAGCCGGACGATCCGACGAACAAGGTGGCTGACGGGCGCATTATTCGTAATGCGTTCACGGTCGATCCTGCCACGGGTGAGAAAGTCTTTTACAGCATCCAGCGTGCGGTCCCCGATCAGGCACGCATCCGGAATCTGGAAGACATGACGCGGACGATCAACACGATGATTCGTGAGCGAGGGTACGTTCTTCCAGAGGCGATCACGGTCAATCGTGCGGCCTACGTGCCCGGCCTGTCCTACGACGATCTGAAGGCGATGGAGGGCGGCGTCATGGAGGAGAAGGGCTTCACCTCCACGATGCTGGGCAATCCCGGCAATCGGCTGGACAGCTACGTGATGGGTGGCAAGTCCGAGAGCCTCTACAAGAGGTACGCGGACAAGGAAGGCTCGCACGCGATCTACACACGGCAGGACGAGGTCGGTGCGCCGATGCGCATCAAGATCGTTTTGCCTGCTGGCACCAAGGTCGCTCCGGTCGAATCGCTGCGGCGGATCGATTACGAGTACCCGAAGATCCAAGACCCGGCGGTGTTCGACCATCCGGAGTGGTTAACGAAGGATGACGGCACGCCGAATGGCCTGACGGCCAGCGACTACACGAAGACGGACTACACCGCGAAGCCGACCATCAAGACGAATCGGCTGCATGAGACGAACCAACGCAGCGAGGCCGAGATTCTACTGGGCAGCGGAGCGCAGTTCCGCGTCGTCAATGTGCAGCGCGGCCCCCGACGCATCACGTCCTCCGATCCGCAGATGAAGGCGCTGGACGTGATCGACGTGACGCTGGAATACATCGGCGGCGGCAGCAGCGAGGGGACGCAGAAGAAAGACCTGAGTAGCAAAGTGGAACGCTGTTCCACTTTGCCCTCGCTCGATCTCGGTGGCCCCGGCAGCGGCAACTTTGGACACGCCGGTCGCCCCGGCGAGATCGGTGGATCGGCCAGCGAGGAATCGAATGCGTCGGCATTCATTCAGCGCGACACCTTACCGGCCGATGCCGAGGCGCTGGCGACGATTGAAGGCGCTGGTCCGGAGCGGCGGAAGTGGGTCGAGCGGCTGGTGGCCTCACGGAAGGCCGATGCCGCACTGTACGACGCAGAGGAGGCGCACAAGGCGTCGATCAAACTGGTCGAGCAGCGGTACGGAACGTGGGAGAGCTTGCTGACTCCGTCCGCCAGCGATGAAGAACTCGGACGACGCGCGGAGGCGCTGGAGGCCAGACGGCGAGCCGACCCGGACTTCCGGGCCACGCTCGACGTGATGGTGGCCGCGTACGACGCGAAGGTGGCGGCGGAGAAGGCGTGGAAGGAGCAAGAGTCTCCGATGCGCGTGGAAGTGATCACGAACCTCTCGCACGCCGTGGCAAAGGACATGGGCGTCGATCCGTCGATCATTCACGTCGTGGACAAGGAGCCTCGGGCGTTCACGGTGGGCACGAAGGAATTCCGCGAGGGTGGGCACTACGACACGATCACCAATCAGATCGAAATCAATGCCCGGAACCTCCCATACGGGGACGTGCCATCAGTTCAAGGCATCGCGGCGCACGAAGCCTCCCATGCGATCTATAACCGGTTCAAGGACGAACTGAAAGCCGAGGACGAGCGATACAAGGTGCTGTCCGGGCATTACAACGACGAGAAGGGCACGGACTGGTTCTATGAGCGGTTCGACCAGCCGCACCGGTTCGGGGAGACGACGGTGAAGCCGGGGATGCGCGAACAACTGGCGCGAGAGTTCCCGGCGTCGGCCGTGTGGGCCAACCTTCACGACGGGAAGATGTTCACGGGCCTCTCGGACAAGATCATCAAGGAGAACGGGCACAGCGCCTACGCGAAGTCGTACTGGACGCCTGACGCCGTGCGCGTGCGGGGGCACGGGACGTACGACACGGCGATCAACGAAACCGTGGCCGAGGTCACGCGCTGGCTCGTCGCACCCAAGTCGTGGAATGAAGAACCGGCCAAAGCGTCGGTGGCCGATGGCAAGATTCGTCTGCAATCGACGGGACTCGGTCCCAAGTCTGCGTGGGTCGCGCTCACCAAGGGCATGCACGCGTGGTACAAAGACCTCCGAACCAAAGAGACGGCGGAGTCGGACGCGTACTGGGCGAAGCGCAGGAAAGAGCAGGCGCAGTCATGACGCCCGAGTCCATCACCATCGACGGCCGCTCCGGCAGCGTCGTCTATCTCGATGCGAACTGGCACCCGGTGCCAGCGGCGCAGGCGACGATGGCGAAGGTTGTGTTCGATGACGGCGGCACTTCGTTCTTCACCGTAGCCGAGCCACCCGCGCCGGAGCCTGCGCCACCACCCGACCCGCATCACCTGACCTATCGCGAGAAGCTGGCGTACCTGCTGGGCGGCGCAGGCAGCGGCAACTTCGGGCACGCGGGGCGACCCGGCGAGGTCGGCGGATCGGCTGAGGGCGACAGCGACCCCATCGAGGCGAAGCACCGCGCGTTCGTCGCACTGGTCAAGAAGGGCGAGGACACCCAAGCCAGTCTGAACGTCATGCGTGACGGCATGAAGGACGCGTGGGAGGTCTGGCGCAAAGACATTACCGACCGCAAGAAGCCGCTGAAGCCCGATGGCGCTGCTGCGAAGAAGCTCGACTCGTACAAAAAGGTCAAGGAACTGGAGGCGACCTTCCACGCGGCGTACGACAAGGCGATCACGGAGAGCAGCGAGATCAACCGACAAGCACGCGAGATGCTGAAGGTGCCCGTTGGGGACCGGTCGGCGCTGACGTTCGCGACTGCGCCGGAGGTGCAGGGGGTGCTGGCGGTTGGAGCGAACCGGGCGCTCGCCGTGTTTCGCCAGTTCGACGGGTCGGGCGCATTCACGGCGCACAAGTATCCCATCGAGATGCTGGAGAAGTTCCGTGTGGTCGTGGGCGAGACGACGCCGATCACGGAGAACGGCGACGGCACGTTTTCCATTCCCTCGACCTTGCGTGTGGGCAAGGCGGCAGGGGGGCGTGCGTCCGCGACGGTCGGCGGCATCATGATCGCGGGTGGTCGCGATCTGGATGCGTCGATCTGGCACGAGGTCGCGCACCACGTCGAGATGAACAAGCCGTCGGTGTTGAAAGCGGCCATCGAGTTGCGGGACAAGCTGGCGAAGCAGCCTCGTGAGGTCTATTCGCTGAAGACCGTCAGTCCCTCACTTGATGAGCACGAGGTCGCGCTGCGTGGCAACTTCCCGGACCCATACTCGGCCAAGCTCTACCCGAACGACATTGCGACGGAGATCATCTCGACCGGCGTGGAGGCGTACATCAAAGACCCTGTCGGGTTCGCGCGAGATCGCCCGGAGCATTTCAAACTCATCTTCGACGTGATGCACGGGAAGTACCACTCATGATCACCATCAAGCTCCCCTCCGGCGAACTCGCGAAGGTCGAGGACGGTATCTGGTCGGTGCCGGAGAACAACACGCTCGCGGAGTTACTAAACCGACCGTCGATGCAGCCGCCGGACAACGGGTACTACGCACCCAGTGAGGACGCACGCGCGGCCGAGCATGTCCTGAAGGTCTGGGGCGGCACGTGGGTGTCGCCCACGCCGCGCTGGCCGAAGAAGGTGTACTGATGCCTGCCCCGCCGCACGCGGATCGCTTCACGTGGCACGAGTTCACGATTGTCAAGCCGAAGCCGAAGACGCTGTCGTATCGCGAGAAGCTCGCGCTCCTGCTGGGCGATGTCGAAGGCCACCCGTTCCGGGGGAACCAGTGGACCGACGGCGAAGGCGGCGGCAGTGACCGCACGGAGTCGCCCCGATTCAAGGCGTGGTTCAAAGAGTCGAAGGTAGTCGATGACTCCGGCGAGCCGCTGGTCGTCTATCACGGCACGACACACGACATCGAGGCGTTCAAGAAGGCCGGGGACGAGGGACTGAATCCCGAGTCGGACTGGGGCGCTGGCGTGTACTTCACCAGTGAACCCGAGGACGCGGGGGAGAACTATGCAGGCGAAGGGCCGGACCTGACGGCTCGCATCGAGAACGAAGTGGATCGCCTGCAAGGAGAGAACGAGGATCTGTCCCGCGAGGAGGCGCTGGCGCAGGCACGCAAAGCACTGGCTGGCAAGTCCGTCGCGATCTACCCGGCGTACGTGTCGATGCAGAAGCCGTTCATCGTGGGCCAGACCAACGGCACCTCACCGCAGGCGGAGACGTGGCTGACCTCCGAGCCGGTCTATGACGACCCCGAGGATCCTGACAGCGACATCATTGACGAGCAGGGCACGTTGCCAGACTTCATGAAGGCGCTGCGGGACGAGGCCAGTCGCCACGATGGCGGCGACAAGGCCGTCGATGAATTCCAGACACGCGTCATGGACAGCCACGGCAGCGAGATCAAGGCGTCCGATCTCGTCAAGGCATGGAACGACACCGAGGAAACCAGCTACATCACGGACGACGAGGGCAGGCTGACGGGCAAGGAAGTGTTCCGGGCGGCGCTGGAACGGGCCGGGTTCGATGGCGTCATCGACCGCGAGGTGGATACGAAGTTCGGGTCGCAGCGGCGTCTCGGCCAGTCGATGAAGGGGATGAACCCGGACACGACGCACTTCGTGGTCTTCACGCCGACGCAGATCAAGAGCGCCACGGGTAACACGACGTTCGACCCCGCGAACCCGAAGATCACCATGTCGGCGCACGGCCGACGCTTCGTGTTACTGGGCGGGGCCGGGAGCGGAAACTTCGGACACGCCGGTCGGCCGGGCGAGGTAGGTGGCTCTGGCGAGGGTGAGGAATTCCCCACTCGTGCCTCTGGAAAGAACGCAGCGCAAGTCCGGGATGCGATGCTGAATCACGCACGCGAGAGTGCTGGGCTGAAGCGGTCGGCCGCTGCATGGCTCGACCCCGAGACGACGAGTTCACTGCCGGTGCGTGGCGCGGTGAAGAACGCCATCGTGACGAAGATCACAGCCGCGCTTGCAGACCATCCCGCGTTCGCGAGCATGGAACCTCGGCCTCCGATGAATCTGGACCCTGTCTCGGAGTGGGTGAAATCCAAAGTCAATTTGTGGGCGGACACATCAGGGGATAGCGATGTCGATGCCGCGAAGATGCAGTTGGCTGTGGCGCGAGAATTAGGGCTGACCAACGCAGAGACGGACCATCTCCAGCGGAACATCAAAGCCGCGCACGGCGGACCCGTCACATTGAAAGGGAAAGAAGAAGAACAGCTTCGCGCTTTCGTGCGAGCCGAATACGACGCCACGCAGGCATGGTTCAAGGAGCAGGGCATCACGCACGTCTCGGTGTTCCGTGGAGTAAGTGACGACGACGACGAACTGGGGTACGGGTTCGAGACAGTGACGATGCAACCGGCGTCCTCGTGGTCAACGGACCTCCAGACCGCGTGGGAGTTCTCGCAGAACGGATCGAAGCCGAAGGTGCTCACAGCACGGGTGCCGGTCGCGAAGGTCTTGAGCACGTGCGTGACGGGACGCGGCTGCTTGGCCGAGCAGGAGGTGATTCTGCTGGGCACGCCGACGAAGGTTCGCGTCTACGGAGCCGACGACGAATGGAGCAAGATCGAGAAGAAAGTCGCGAAGGATGTAGGACTACCAGCCCCAGTGGACACGACTGGGATTGCACCGGGCATGAGTTGGGACGACGTAAAGAAGTCGTTTGAATGATGAACATCGACGCCAAACTCTCGAACGCCGACTGGCCCAAGCGCACGCCCGACCGCTTCCCTGCCCGTCGTGTGCATCTGGGCGGAGCCGGGTCCGGTAACTTCGGGCACGCGGGTCGGCCGGGTGAGATTGGCGGATCCGCCGAGGGCGATGGCGAGGGCAGCTACAGCAAGAAAAGCGTCAAGGGCAAGAACATCGTCCGGGTGGACGATGAAGCGAACGATGCCGTCGTGTCGAACGTGCTGGGGCTGCACTCCGAAGCGGCCGTGCGTGACTTGGCCGAGTCGATGGTGCAGTACGCCGATCAGGAGAAGTTCGCGGTCACGATCATGACCGAGGGCGGCGGTCCCGACGAGGAGGAACTCCGCGAGAGCTATGACGAGTACGTCGAGCAGTCGCGCCGGGAAGCCCGGAACGACTGGGTGGCCGAGCGTCGAGATCGCGCGGCCGAGATCGACACGCTCTGGGAGTCGATGAAGGCCGAGGCCGAGGAGGCCCGGCGCACGGGTCCGTATGGTGATACGCGCGAGATCCCGACGCTGCCGCTAGGCGAAGGCGAAGCCTTCCAGCCGGGCGACACGGCCGAGAAGATCGAGTACGAGGATCTCGTGGAGGGGCTGGATCCGTCGGCCCCGTGGTCCGAGGACGAGAAGGCCATCCTGCGCGAGCGCCTGATGCAGACGGGTGGTCCCGTGCAGAAGTCCATCAACCAGATGCGCAGCGAGTGGGACGAGGGCGTCGGGCAGGACTTTGAACCCAACGACTCCTTTCACGAGTGGAGCGCGGAGCAAGACGACAGCAATTACAGCGGCGAAGAAGTAGTGCGCATCAAGTTTGCCGGATCCGCTGGCACGCAGATTACCCGCGAGTTCAAGCGCGATGGGAACGGCGAACTGGTCGTGGATCACAGCTACTTCCAAGCGGGGAACACGGGCGGTGGCCTCGCGAAGGATCTCCTACGTGCGAGCTTTGACGAGTACGAGCGCATGGGCGTGGACAAGGTCACGGTCCACGCGAACATCGACGTGGGTGGCTACGCGTGGGCGAAGTTCGGCTTCAAGGTCGATGACGACGAGCACGGCGGACCTGATGTCGATAGCCTGATCGCTCGTGCCGAGCGCCGGGGCATGATCACGCACGAGGAGCGGCTTCAGTTAGAGGACATTGCCACCGAGACGGACGGCGAGGACACGCAACTCTGGGCGATTGCGGATGCGACGAGCGAGGGCAAGAAGATCGGGTCGGCCGTGTTGCTGGGCAGCGACTGGTACGGACAAATCCGCCTCAAGGACAAGGAGGCGATGAACCGGTTGCACAAGTATCTCTCGGCATCGAAACCCGAGAAGGCGCTCCCTAAGAAACCCGCGCCAGCGCCAGTGCCAGTGACTGGAAAGCCTGAAGACAAACTCGCGGCGAAAGCAGGGGCGCTCACGGCGGAGCGTCGTCGGCTGATTGATACTGCGCGTGGCACGGCGGCTGAGGACGCGCGGTTGCGCGAGATCGATACCGAACTTCGGCGGCTGCAACGCGAGGCCCAGCGCGTCGTGCGTCCGTCGAACCAGAAAGCGAAGGAGACGGTCGCACAACGCGAACGACGCAAGCGTGAACGCGCCGACGTGCTGGCCGAGCAGAAAGAGCGGAACGCGAATCGGAAGCGACTGGGATTATCACCCATCAACTTTGCCGATGACCCGCCGACGCCCCCAACCGATCCGCCGACGCCTGATGCGCCGAGGCCGGGCAGTCGCGAGATGTTTTACGAGGAAGCCGACGGCACGCGTGCCGACCGCGACCTGTGGCGCGATCTGCTGGGCGAGGACTTCCCTGACGACCTTCCACCGAAGCCGACCTCGCTGTACCGCGACAAGCTCCGGTCGATGCAACTGGAGTGGGACGAGGGCGAGCATCCGCGTGACGCACGCGGCCAGTTCGAGGACTCACACTCGCCGGGTGAGGCGCTGCATTCCCTGCTGGACGGCCACAAGACCAACATCGATCCACATCACGTCCGGGCGCTGCTGAAGAAGGCGCTCAAGCAGGGACTGGACGCGGATCTCACCGATCTGCACGTCAACGGGCATCTCATCTTCGGCGGCAACGGACTGGGCATCGCGCGAGCGGACATGCCGCAGATTCCGCCCGAGCATCGCGAGCCGTTCCTCCAGTCACTGCGGGACGCTGGCGTCACGGTGACGCGGGAGATGGTGAACCCGCTGACGCTCGCGCCCTCACAGAAAGAAATCTCCGCACGCCGCGCCGCCGAGAAGCTGGACAAACTCGAAACCAAGGGCAAGCCGTTCAAGCCGGTCTTGGTGTCACAGGGGAACCGCGTGCTCGACGGGCATCACCACTGGGCCGCAGCCGCCGCGCTGGCGCTGGAGCACCCAGAGATGAAGGTGCCGATCTATCGCATCAAGCTGCCGACGCGCCGGGCGCTGGCGAAGATGCACACGTACGACAAGACGCACGGCATTGAGCGCGTGGCGTTGTCGGCCATCGAGAGCGACGAGGTGACGGCGCATGAACAAGTGCTCCTGCTCGACTGGGACGAGAGCCTGCACCCACGCGCCGACGACGGCGAGTTCACCGATGGCTCCGGCGGCGGGAGCAATGCGTCTCCGTACGCGGTGTCGGAGGATGCACCTAGAGGCGGCGAAGGCCAGCAGGCGCTGTTCGAGTACCAGCCCGAGGCCGGGAGCGAAACCGCGCTGAAGATCGAAGCATCGAAGGGAATCGCGGCCATTGAGAAGCTCCTGCCAGACGCGATTGACGATGCGGACTATAAGGTCGCGGTCAAGTCGTGGGACGAACTGGACTCCGACGATCAGAACTCGGCCGAGGAGTCCTACATTGACGACATCATCAATGACAGCGGCCCGTCAGAGGCCGGGCAGGAAGCCTCCGACGCATACGTGAGCGAGCACCTCAACGAGTCTGATATTCACGAGAAGATGATCGAGGACGGGTTCGCGGAAGACTTCGTGGGGCTGGACGAGCGGCGCGACCTTGATCCGAACGCGTACGGCGATGCGTACGGCGATGCGAAGGAGGCGCTGACCAATAAGTTGCGGGACAGCGATGGCGCGATGGAAGCCTACTCGGACGCGTCTCGCGAGTACGCGCAGAACGACTGGAATGAATTGAGTTCCAGTGAGCAGTTCGATTACGCCAAGGACCACGGCTTCGCGACCGGAGCCAACCTGCGGCCGGGCGCACCGGACACGTGGGTGTGGGACAGCGACCGCGAGGAGGACGAACCCGAGAGCGAGGACTACCTCCGCACACGGGTCATCGCGAATGAACTGGTGACGGAGCGCACCACTGCGCTCATGAAAGAGCGCGGCCTCCCCACGGAGCCGGGTACCCCGACACCGGAATTCATCAGTCAGCAGTTGTGGGACGCATGGAAAAGCGACTCCCAGTCCTCACTGGGGTACGCGATGCAGATCGCCGTGTCAGAGGAACTGGGCACGCATTCGACGCCCTCGATCACGTCGGCCGAGCGCGAGGCCGCAGAGAAGGCGATGATCGACACGTTCACGACGAAAGCGGAACGGCAGGCGATGAGTCCCGAGGCGCTGGGGATCATCAAGGAGATCGACAAGCTCCCCGCCGACCAGCGCACGGACGCCCTCAATCGGGCCATTGAGGCGCAGCAGGCTGGCAAGGGAGCCATCCTCAAACTGGCGAAGGATCGCGTGAAAGCCTACGTACGCGGCCAGTGGGAGACGACCCAGTTCCTGCTGCATCAGGCCGACACGTTGCGTGTGCCGGTGTATCGCGCCATCGTGCGCCCCCGCGACGAACTCGATCAGACGCGTCACGTGGATCTGGAAGCCGGAACGAAGCTCCCGGATTATCAACTCCGGCAGAATGCGGCAGCGTCGGCCACGACGAAGCGTCAGGTCGCCAACGAGTGGAACGGCGTCAGTGTGCGCCTCGATCCGAACAAGTCGCAGCGGGTGGTCCTGCGCTTCGACGCGCCGCGCACGGCGGTCTTCTCGCTGCCGGTGTACGGGCAGAATGTCTACAACGAGTCCGAGGTCGTGCTGATGGGCACGAAGGGCTTGAAGTGGGACGCGTGGCTCAAGGAAGGTCCGGAGTTCAAGGAGCAGCGGATCGACATGGCTCGCTTCAAGGTGGAGATCGAGATGGACGAAACGCCGAAGCCGCCGCCGCCCCCGGCGAAGAAGGGTCCAGTGATTGACCTCCTGAAGGATCAGGAGAAGCACTGGCTGCACCCGGACCACTACAAGTTCAAGACGCGGAAGCCGAAGAAGCCCGAGGCGAAGTGATGCCCAGTCTCCAGCGCGACCAGATCGACGGCCGGTGGGCCACCATCGCGTACCTCCACGACGACGCACTGGTGGACCCCGACCGCGCGACGACGGCGATTGCGAAGTTCGACAACGGCGAGGTCATCCTGCTCGCGGTCACGCAGGAGCGGTCGCTGGCGCTCCCCGTGGGCGAGGTGATTACCATGCCGTTCGCGGACTACGAAGACTTCGCGGACTGCGTCGAGAAGAATCAGGACAAGGACGACCCGAAGGCGTTCTGCGGCTGGCTGAAGCATCGCATCGAAGGGTCGGACCCGCCGCCGGTGGACCTGAGTTACCGGGACAAGCTCGCCCTGACACTGGCGGTCGCGAACTATGATAGTATAGATGCACGTCACCTTGAGTGGGACGAGGGGCAACACCCGCGTGCGGATGACGGGAAGTTCAGCGAAGGAGACGGCAGCAATGGCGGACACGCCGACGGACAACCGCAAGGATCGGGAACTGACGGAGGAGGAGGAAGATCGGTATCCGCCCCCGCCGCCAAAACGCACGCCCGTCCCGGAGCCGACCCCGCCGCCACGCGCGTAGCGGACAGCTACAACGAGCAGCACGGACTCCCGCCGGTCGATCACAGCACCTACGCAGAGGTTGACCAGCCGCGTGCGCGGAGCATTGCCGACGCGTACGACGCGCTGCCGGTCAACGACCAAGACAACCCCAAGGTCAAGGAAGCCTACGCCGCGCTGAGCACGGAGATTCAACAGCAGTGGGACCACATCGTCGCCAGCGGCATGACGTTGGAGCCGTGGACACAAGAGGGTCAGCCCTATCAGACCTCGACCGAGATGGTCGCGGACGTGAAGAACAACAAGCACATGTACTTCTACACGGGTGGCGAGCCGCACCCGTTGATCGGGGCGAAGTCGAAGGACAAGTCCGGGCTGTCCCTGAACGAGAAGTTCCGCGCCGTCCATGACTACTTCGGTCACGCCGCAGGCGGGTACGGCTTCGGGCCGCGTGGCGAGGAGAACGCGTGGCGCTCGCACTCGCAGATGCTGACGATGCCAGCGCGGCGTGCGTTGACGACGGAGACGCGCGGCCAGAATTCGTGGGTCAACTTCGGACGCCAGAACTACGAGGCCGACGGCACGCACAAGAACCTGCCGCCCGGCGAGCGCCCGTTCGCCGCGCAGAAGGTGGCGCTCCTGCCGGACGAGTATGTGCTGATGCCCGGTGAGCAGCCGAAGTCGCTGTCGGCGTATCGCCAGCGGCTGCTGGGGGTCATGTGATCGCCTACCGCGAGAAGCTCGCCGTGCTCGCGCTGGGAGATGTCGAAGGGCATCCCTTTCGCGGCAACCAGTGGACGGATGGCGAGGGCGGCGGCACCGATGGCGAGCACTGGGCGTGGGGCGACACGGGGACCAAGAGCGCCATCCGCATATACACGCAGGGCAACGCCCGGTACATGAACGAACTGCTGCGCGTGACGGCGAAACGGGCGCGAGGAGAGACGGTCACGGGGCGGTTCAGTACTGGCCCGTACGCGAAAGCAGTTCCCGACGCCGATGCGGTACGGCTACTCGATGCGCACATGCGAAAGAATCCATTTCCCGAGGACACGACGCTCACGCGCACGGTGTCCAACTTCGTCGTGAAGGGATTGGATGTTGGGGATGTGTACCAAGACGACGGCTACGCGTCCACCACGTCAGACGCAGGCATGCTCGATCAGATCCGCGCCGACATCGGCGTGAGCATGCCGTCCTACCAGACGAAGCTGACCGTGCTGGCCCCCAAGGGGCTGGGGCGCATCGACGTGAACAAGGAGATCGGCACGGACCACGAATACTCCCATCAGCACGAAGTCATCCTGCCGCGTGGCCTCCGGTACAAGGTCGTCAGCAAGGGTCCGAACGAAATGACCGTACAGGTGCTCCAGTGAGAGACGCCCACGCCGACCGATTCGCGTTGAAGGCTGGTGACTTCGTCATCGTCTCCAAGGCGAAGAAGGCGCTGAGCGCGGACCCGTTCCTCCTCGGGGATACCGAGGGGCATCCGTTTCGCGGGAACCAGTACACCAACGCGGGTGAACACGTCGAGGTCGAGGGCCGGTCGATCAAGGTCACGCACAGTGCTCGCGCTCGACGCGCTGGCGACGTGCTCGTGCCCGTGGACATGGCGAAGTTCGATGCCGCATGGAAGCAGGACACCGGCTTCCACATCGACCCGTCAGGCACCGGCGCGATTCACGGGCGGCTGGAGCGCATTGCGGACTTCCTGAAGACCTCGCCGCAGATGGACGCCGCCGAGGTCAACGTCGATGCCGATGGCCGCGTCGGCTTCACGAACGGGCGTCACCGCATGGCCTACCTGCGCGACAAGGGCGTGACGCGGGTGCCGGTGTCGATGACGAAGGAGTCGCGAGCGAACGCGAAGAAGCATGGGCTGATCGCCGCCGAGCGCACGGACCTCCGTGGGCTGTTCCAGTTGTACAGCGATGACCAGCCGCGCGATGAGCAGGGCCGGTTCGCGGAGACGGGTTCGTCGCCGTACGCGGCCGAGCCGCGCGTGTTCAATACCGACGATGACCTGATCTCGGAACGGAACTGGGGCAAGGACCAGTGGGTCTGGAAGGACAAGAAAACCGGCAAGGGGTCCGGGATGCTGCTGACCGGCGAACCGATCCCGCGTGCGCAGCTACCGACGGAGTTGTACCACGTCACGACGAACGCGCCAGCGGTCGAGGCCAGCGGCGTGCTCTTGGGTCAGCGATCCGATGCCGGGCTTGGCGGCGGGCAGGCTGACGGCGTGTCGTTCACCTCGTCCAAAGAGGACGCACGGGTCATCCAGCGCGAACTGGTGCGCAGCGTGAAGATCGCCCGAGGCGACGACGACGGCATGGACGCTATCGCGCAGTACGCGCGTGAGGACGAGAAGGAGGCGGGACTGCCGCCGGGCACGCTCGACCACGCCGTGGAGTTCGCCCGGAGCGGCTGGGATGCGGGAGCGCAGTCGCGCACGGCCACCTTCACGGACGGGGCGTATCACGACGACATTCCGCTGCCGAAGGACGAGCAGGCCCGGTTGCGTCGGAGCAGCACGAAGGATGCGTTGAACGCGTACCTTCAGATTCGCGGCCACCATGACGACACGCATCCGATCCTGAAGAACCCGATCCTGTTTGGCCGTCAAGAGAAGCTCGCGAAGATCGACCCCGACTCGATCAAGACACTGACGATCCCGACGAAGAACATCCCGGCCAAGGCGCTGGTCACAACCGGGTCCGACAAGTTCCTGCATGAGGTCCGGGCGTACGCGGACGTACCGGCCGGTGGTGCGACTGCGACGAAGCTGTACCGGGACAAGCTCGTGTCGATTATCAATCTGCCCGACATCAGTGACGTGTCGTTCCCGTCGATGGTCGGGGCGATCCCGTCGAAGCCACCCAAGCGGAAACGGACGCGCACGCTCTACAAGGGCGTGAGCCTGAGCCGACGGCCGATGAAGTTCGAGGCCAAGGTGCTGTCGCTGACGGAGATCCCCCGGCGACTCGACGCGTGCCGCGACACGCTGCTGGGTTGTGACGAGGACCGCTGGCGCGACACGCTGCACGATCTCGCCGCGTACGGCGCGAGCGAAGTGCTGATGGAACTGGTGCGGCAGGGCGCACCGGCGCGGCTGGGCACGCGCGAGATCCCGGTCGATGTGGACGGCATCTGCGCGGCGGTGCTGGCTGACCGGGCACGGGCGCTCACCAGCCTGCGCGAGGACTACGAGGCGCGGCTCCGGCGGCGACGGATCGGGGCCGACCGGCGCGAGGCGCTCACCCGGTCGTTCACGGATCGGCGCTCGCCGTCGCTGCTGAAGCGGTTCGCCAGCCGGGCGACCAACGAAGCGTTCGCGCTGGGTCGCTCGACGGCGATGCAGGCGCTCCGGCGCTCGCGCATCCCGCTGGAGTTTGAACTGGCCTACCGGGACGAGAACGGCAAGTTCATCAGCAAGGCCGAGGCCGTGGCCGGGGGCGAGGCCATCGTGGACGCGGTCATCCAGACGGCGGTCATGGACACGGGCACGTGCGATGAGTGCGCTGAGGTCGATGGCGAGTCGATGGAACTGGGCAGCGACCGGCAGGAGGAACTGCGCCCACCCTACGTGAAGTGCCTCGGCGGGGATGCCTGCCGGTGCGTCCAGATCGCGCTCCTCTCCGACGGCAGCGAAATCGACGTGGACGAAATTGACGAGGACACGCTGGGCGACCACGAGAGCGACAAGCCGAGTAAGCCGAGCACGAAGGCCGCGCCCGAGGCCGACACGGCCGATACCGGCGACGAGAGTGATAGCGAGGATTGATGCCGACGGCGACGACCCATCACGGTACCGTGAAAACTCTGCTCCTGATTCTGGCGAAGGTGCTGGGGGCGGACGCGGCCGAGGAGCGACCCCCGGCGACCGAGAAGCTCGTGGATCGGCTCGACGTGACCGTGGACGCGTACTGCCCGTGCGGCTCGACGCATCTGCATCACCTCACGCTCGTGTCTACGTCGGAGTGCGCCCGGTGCAGCCGGACGCTGGCGATTCGCTCGATCCAGTACGTGCGGTCGAACTTCGGGACGATCCCGCAGGCACAGGTGTCGGTCGGCTACGTGTTCACGCCGGATTCGCTGCGGCGTCGGCGGACCACCGGGGTGCATTGAGTGGACTGCGGACGCATCTGTCAATGGGACAGCCCGGCGGTTCGGCTGGAGCAGCGGACGGGCATCTGGCACTGGCACTTCAGGTGCCGGAAATGCCTCCGGATAATATCGTTCACGTCCGCGTACGCCCCGAGTTCGCGGAGCGGGTCCAATAGATTCAACAACTTACAGGAACGTGTTGCGCCTCAGCCCGAAGCAATCGCAAAGTATGGGGGTTTGGCGGCGGCATCACCCCACCGCTAGTCCCATGTTTTCATCTTGACTTTGTCGGACAACCTTGCGGTGTTCCAATGGCTGATCTGACGCGCGTCATCCTCTCGACTCCCTCCCTGCTGAGCGCGATCACGCTGAGCGGCACGGGCAAGCGCAGTTGGATCCAACTCGCGCGTACGGGTTCCTTCACGTCCAGTCGCTACGGCAAGTTCAGCATCACCAAGGACGACCTGTCCTCGATGCTGCACAACTTCAAGACCATCACGCCGAAGAACCCGACCGAACTGCCGATTGATTGGGACCACCTCTCGATGGACCCCAAGAAGCCGGGCGACGGGGCGGCAGCGGCGTGGATGAAGAACCTTGAACTGCGTGACGACGGCGACACGCTCTGGGCCGAGGTCGAGTGGACGCCGAAGGGCATGGACGCGGTCGAGAACAAGGAGTACCGGTTCATCAGCCCGTCGTTCGTGAAGAACCACACGCACAAGGACGGGTCGAAGATCGGCACGACGTTGCTGGCGGCGGCGATCACGAATCATCCGTTCCTTGAAGGGATGACGGCGCTGTCGCTCTACTCGTGCAAGGAAGTGCCGTTCATGGACTTCACCAAGACGGGGACGCTCGATGTGTCCGCGCACGAACTGGTGAACCTGTCCACGACGGAAGGCACCAAGGCCGGGATGCGCGTCATGATCGCGCCGGGCAACGCCCGGACGCAGGACGAGATCGGCGCGACATTCGAGATTGCCGAAGTGGTCGGGGAAGGGGACGACGCCTTCGTGTCCGTGAAGGATGCGAACGGCATGATCCACAAGTGGTTCCGCGCGACGGAACTGCTGCCTGCCAGTGCGACACCCGCCAACCCTCAGCATCCGGGCCTGACGCCGGGCGCAGCGCCGACCGTGCCGGTGCCGGGCCTGCCGGGACCGGGGGTGCCGGGGATCCCCGGTGCGCCGGGCGTGGTGCCGCCACAGGCTCCTATCGCGGCGCTGCCGGGCCAGCAGGGTGTTGCGCCCAACACAGCGGCGGTGGTGAATCCGACCAACCCGAATACGCCGGTGACGGATCCAGCGGCTCCCGTGACCCCGCAGGTACCGAATCCGGTCGGGGCCAAGCTGGAACAGAAAGCCGCTGGCTCGCAGGAGAAGGACGGCGCGGACGGCAAGGGCGGCAATCCCTTCGCGAAGGGCGAGGGCGACAAGAAGCCCGACGTGAGCGCGAAGGTCGATAAGGGTGCCGACGGCGAAGCCACGGTCGTCACCAAATCCGGGACCGACGGCGACGAGTCAAAAGTCGCCGCTGTCGTCAACAACCTGCCGCTTCCAGACGAGTTGAAGCAAGCCATCGCGGCTGCGTTGGCTGCGGCTGCGGCCAACCCACAGCAGAAGGGAATGCACATGAAGTTCATGCTGAAGAACGACGCCGGTGGCGAGGTGGAAGTCAGCCTCGAACAGTTGGAAGCCGCTGGCGTCAAGATCGTCAAGGACGGCGAGACGGTCATCCCGAAGGCGGACCTGACCAACTTGCAGTCGCAGGTGGTGTCGCTGTCTTCACGGCTCGATCAGACCGAGAAGGAAAAGTCCACGGCGGCGATGACGGTCGAACTGAACCGGCTGTCGCAGGGCGCGTTCATCACGAAGCCCGAGCGCGACTGGGCCGAGAAGATGTGGAAGGACACCGTGGACCTCTCCGGGTTCCGCGAGTGGGCCGCGACCAAGACCACGCCCGTTATCTCGCTGAACAAGGAGCACGGCTCCGGCGGCAAGGCCGAAGGCGATGCGAAGACCAACGGCGAGCAGGCCGAGGAGAAGCTGATCGAACTGTCGCGGAAGATCGCGAAGGACGAAGGCATCTCGCTGCGGGACGCGACGATCAAGGCGGGAACGCAGTTGGCGGGTGACGCCGAAGCGTACCGCGAGCGGTTCGCCTCGGCGGACGCGTAATCACGATCCACTCGTGTAGGGGCCGCATCCACGGTCCCGAACCACCTCACTGCCCGTGAGGTGCCGGAGAGGGATCTCCGGATCGCGAGTGACAAGGGCTGCACGGGATTGGGCCTCCCTGCCTGCACGCGACCAGTGGTGTCGTGGCGGTAGTGGAGGCCCGTTTTTTGTGGCCCGACCTTTTTGACTTTGGCAGGAACAGCGTTACCAGAGGAGCGGAGACGAGCATGCGCATTCATATGCCCGGCATGGACATGACGCTGGAATCAGCGGCGGACCTGTCCACCCATCAGTACAAGTTCGTGATTGGAGCGGCAGCAGTCGCGGGTGGTCAGCAGGCGCGTGTCAACGTGTCCGGCGCGAATGGCCGCTCCATCGGCATCCTCCAGAACAAGCCGTCGGCGGCGGGACTGGGGGCGGTCGTCCGCGTGAGCGGCCGGTCGAAGCTCCAGACCGACACCAGCGCCATCCTCGTCGGCTCGCCGCTCAAGGCGGGTCCGGCTGGTGAAGGCTCGCTGGCAGCGGCGGACAAGGACAAGGTCGGCGCGATTGCGATGGAAGCCAATGGTGGCGCGGCCATCATCATCGACTCGCTGATCATGCAGTACGACCTCGCGGTCTAACGCGAGGTGTTCGACATCGTTGGGACAGCGGACGCGCGACCGCACGCTGAGTGCCGGAGGCACCGTGTCGCGGGGGTCACTGTCATGAACCGTTTGAGCAAGGGCGACATCAATGCCGCTGATCACATCCGTTAAATTCGACCAACTGCTGACGAACATCTCGTTGCAGTTTGCCGCAGCGCCCGAAGGCTATCTGGCCGACGAAGTGCTGCCGCCGGTCCCGGTCGCCAAGGAGTCAGCGGCGTACTGGGTCTACGACAAGAGCCGCATGGACGCGCCGGACTCCAAGCGTGCGCCACGCAGCCAGTACAACCGGATCGACTGGAACGTCACCACGGACACCTACTTGGCCGAACAGTACGGCCTTGAAGGGGAGATTGACGACGAGGAGCGCAAGAACGCCGCTTCGCCGCTCGACCTCGACGTGGATACGACCGAGATCGTGACGGACATGGTCCTGAACAACCGCGAGAAGCGGGTGGCGGACCTTGTGCTGAACCCGGCAATCATCACGAACAACATCACGCTGACCGGTGGCGATCAGTGGAGCGATGCCGCGAACAGCGACCCGCTCGATGATGCGAAGAATGCGCGGACCACGATCTACACCGGCGCACCGGGGTACGGCCCGAACACGATGCTCATGGGCTACCTCGTGTTCGAGGCGCTGAAGATCCATCCCGACATCAAGGAGATCGTCAAGTACACCGAACGGGCGATCATCACGCGCCAGATTCTGGCGGCGGTGTTCGAGGTGGACGAAGTCCTCGTCGGCAAGGTGATTCGCCGCGTGTCCAAGGAAGGCGCGGTCGATGCCTTCGCGGACGTGTGGGGCAAGGACGTGCTCCTGTTCTACAAGGAGAGCCGCCCCTCGCTCAAGCGTGCGTCGTTCGGCTACCAGATGCGGACGAGCGATCTGCGCGTCTTCCGGTATCGGGAGGACAAGCGGGATACCGACGTGATCCGGGTCAGCGAGAAGCAGGACGAGAAGATCGTCAGCGCCGCGCTGGCGTACTTGATCAAGGGCGCGGTTGCGTAGGTGATTCGGGCGCGGGTTTCGGCTCGCGCCCAGTCAACGCCTCATGCCCTACGCCACCCTCGATGACGTGCAGCGGAGGATGCCGCAGTTCCAACTGACGGCGACCTCCAAGCCTGCCGCCGATTCGGCGCAAGTGTTTCTCGATGACACACACGCGCAGTTCGACGCGGCGATGGAGAACCTTGGCTACAAGATTCCCATTACCGGCGCACGGTCACTGGCGCAATCGAAAGAGATCGTCAGTCAGGGGGCGATCTGCAAGATTCTCTACGCGCGTGCGGCAGCGGTCGGCACCGAGGTCACAATGCAGAGCGCCGACCGCGCCTGCAAGCAGTACGAGAACGCGCTGAAATTATTGGCGGACCCGAACAGTCCGATTGAATTCACGGACGCGGAACGCACGGACGACATGGTGCCGAAGCCCGGTGGTGCCCCGATGGGCCTCATCTTCGATGACTGCGGCAACCGCATCGAGCCGCGCGTGACGATGAACATGAAGTTCTGAGATGCCGAACCAGCCTCAAGGCATCCTGAGTTTCACCGTCATCGGTGACGAAGCCGTCAAGGCGGGGATGGCCGCGCTGTTGGCGTCGGTGCAGGATCTGACGCCGTTCTGGCGTGACGTGTTCGCGCCGAAGTACTTCGGGATGGTGCAGGACTTGTTCGCCACCAGCGGCACGCCGCGTGGCGAGGGCGGACGGTTCATTGGTGGACCGTGGGCCAAGCTGTCTCCGAGGTATCGCATCTGGAAGACGGCGAACTATCCGGGGTTGCCGATCCTCACGCGCGAGGGTCGGCTGCGGAACTCGCTGGCGTGGAACGGATCGAACGTCGGACCCGAAGGCATCTTTGAAGCCCACCCGATGTTTGCGGTGGCTGGCACCTCGGTGCCCTACGGCAAGTTTCACCAGTGGGGCACGAGCAAGATGCCTGCGCGGCCGTTTCTGCCGCCGCCGGATCCAGCGGTGTTCGCGCCGTTGCTCCACGCGTGGCTCGTGAAAGCGCACGACACAGGATCGGCGTCCGCGCCGTCGGCAGGGTCATGACGGATGTTTCACGTTACGCAGGCCAAGCGAAAGTTGCGCGACCGGTTGCAGGCCGAGTTGCCGGGGCGACTGGCCGAAGCCGACATGGCGGCTGGCGACGGCATCGTGACGCCGCCGCCGTACGAGATCCACACGACGGACAAGGCGGACCTCGGCGGCTTGCCGTCGCTCGAACTGATCGTGACGGACTCGTCCCCGCAAGTGAATTCGTACTCGCGGGTGATGCGGCATCGCGTGGTGATCGGCGTGTCGATTGGCGGCGACACCGAGGAAACCATCTCGATCCAGTTGGAACGCTACCTGTGGTGCCTGCGAGCCATCGCGCGGGATTCGCATCTGACGCCCATCGAGGGCACCGGGCCACTCGACACAGGGGGCGAGCAGTACACGCCGCTGCAAAAGCGTCCGGAAACCGTCGAGACTCCGTTTGTGAAGGGCGGGTTCTTGGAAGTCTTCATCACCACGGTGGAGTAGTGGCACCGACCAGTTTCGTCTGAGGAGTAACGAATGGCCCAGAATCCAGCAAACATACACATCGGTGCCGCGAGAATCTTTCTCGGTGTGACGCCGCCTGCGACGGGCAACCCGCCGCAGCTACTGGTTCACAACGACGGCACGCCCTTGTCCGGCGTTGAGGTCGGCTACACGCAGGACGCGGCGACGTTCACCTACAAGCAGAACAAGCAAGAGGTGGTCGCGGAGCAGTCGTTGAACCCGGTCGATGTCTTCGTGGTCAGCGAAGAAATCCAGATCGAGTTCACGGCGATGGAGCACGTCTACACCACGCTGAAGGCCGCGTTCGACAACGTCGGATCGGACGACGATGCCGCTCGCATGCTGTTCTGGGGTGGCGACGGTGGCAACCTGATCAGCGTGCAGACGCAGTGCGTGGCGCTGACCTCGCGCATCCGCACGTCGCCCAAGAAGTTCGAGGTGCTGTGTCTCTATCGCGTGTACAACGTGGAAGGTGTCGCCATCCCGTACAACCGGACGGGTGAGGCCATCTACAAGATCACGCTCAAGGGACTCGTGGACGCCAAGCGCACGGCGGGGGATCGCTTGTTCCAGTGGTTCCGCGAGAAGGCTGCTCCGCTGGCGACGGGCGCGGTGGCCGGAGCACCGGGTTCGTGGTATCCGACCGGATCGAGCGTGCCGATGACTCAGTCGGAAATGGGCGGCGTCCAGCCGGTCGATGCGACCGGGTTGATCGTGACGGCGCACTGGACGGTCGGGCAGTACGTGACGCTCGACAACGGCTCGAAGGTCTACTGGAACGAGTCGGCGTGGGTGCCGGGGATCGTTCCGGCGACGTACCCGATGACCAAGGCGACCCAAGTTCCCGGTGCGGCAGGCACGTGGTCGCCCACGGGCGGCACGATCCCGATGCACCTGTCGGACATGGGGACCATTACGCCGGTTCCGGCGTCGGCGTGGGTCGAAGGCTCGTTCATGACGTTGGGCGATTCGTCCAAGTGCTACTGGAACAACGCGGTCTGGGTGCAGGGAGTCGCACCCGCTGCGCTCGTGTAGATCGGTTCGTGGCGGGAGACGCTTTCCGGGCGGTTGGCGTCTCCTGCCTTCTTCACTGGTCCTGAGCAGACCGACTCTCATCGGTCATTCCGGGTGACGCGGCCCCGGATAAAGGAGCCTTCCTCGTGGGCATCACCAATAAACAACGCGGCGGTCAACTGCTCCCCGGCCTCGGGCCGTGGGTGGATGTGCCGTTCAACGCGGCGAACTTCTTGGGCGCTGGTGGCATGACGTGGGCAGTCACGGCGGCTCCGTACATCAACCGCTACTGCCGTATCGGGAATCTTGTTGTCTGGAATCTCTGGGTCGCCGCGAATTCGACGCTGGGCGGCACGGCAGGGAATCAGGTGACGTTGCTGGCTCCGACGCCGGGGAAAGTCGCGCGGTATGCGGAAGTTCACGCGCAGCTTGGGGTGCAAGCCCCGGCGGAATTAGGACTCGGCAAACTGGCCCCGTCGAGTGCGGGAGTGGGCGGACAGGTCGGACTGAATCGCGTGCCGCTCGCCAATTTCACGTTGGGATCGCTGCAAGTGCAATTCACGATCATGTACGAGTACGGCGACACGTAGGGCCACATGGGTATTACCAATAAGCAGCGCGGCGGACAGCTACTGCCCGGACTGGGCCTCTGGACGGATGTGCCGTTCGACCCGGCGAACTTCTACGCCAGCGGCGCAATGACGTGGGCGCTGACGCCGCCGCTGATCACGAACCGGTACTGTCGGATCGGGAACGCCATCATCTGGAACTTCTATGCAGGGACGACCACGATTGGCGGCACGCCGGGGTTGAACCTGTTCCTGAAGTGCCCGACCGGGATGTCCAAGTACGCGATGGGCACCGGCCTCACGCTCAACGGTGCGCCGGTCGTGCCGTTGATGGTCAAGGGGAACGCGGGGAATCCCGGTGTCATCGGCCTCGGGCTGATCTCGAACGCGGCCTTTGTGGTCGGCGCGGCCCAAGTGCAGTTCAGCATCACGTACGAGTACGGCAACCCGTAGAGGAGCATCGACAATGGGCATCACCAGCAAGCAGCGCGGTCGGCACCTGTTCCCCGAGGGGATCTCTGGTGCGGCGATCCGCTACACGGCCGATGGGCCGTTGCAGCAACTCTCCGGCGTCCACTCGCTCGCGAAGACCAGCGTGGGTGCGTTCACGGTGGCCGCGCCGCAAGCGGACAACCTGCGCCTCACCGTGGTGAACCGCACCGCGTTCGCGCACGTGTTGACGGCGACGGGCTTGATCGATGACGGCACGGCGGCGGCGTCGAAGAACACCGCGACGTTCGCGGCCTTCCCCGGTGCGAGCATCGAGCTTGTCTCCGGCGGCGGGAAGTGGAACGCTCTCAGCAAGAACGCGGTCACGGTCGCGTAGTCATGTACGTGCCGCGTATCGGAGACTTGGTGACGGTGCGCGGCCCGATCATCGGCGGCACGTACCGAGTGCGTCCGGCAGTGGTCACGGCAGCGGCTGGCGACATCGTCACGGCGAAGGTGGGGCACGGGTCGGAGGTCTACGTCGGCCTCCCGAAGTGGGTGCGCGGCGTGACGCCAGTCGGCTGGACCCGGTCATAAGAGGCAGGGTGCGCTGGCTTCAGCGTGCTGCGCGATGGGCGTGGCGCGTGCTCGCGGCGCTCGTGGGCGGGAACTGAACGACCCGACTGGTATATCCAGCCGGGTCGTTGTGCGTACGGCGCTACTTGGGTTCGGGCGTGGTCCCCGGCAGCGTGCCGCTGGTTGGCGGTGGCGTGGTCGGCAGCGTGTTGTCGGGCACGAGGATCAGCCCCTGACACGCGAGCCATTTCACGACGAACTTCATGCCGGGGTGAATCACGCCACCGGGCAGCGTGTTGTCGATCTCGCCGCCGCTACCGGGCAGCGTGTTGTCCGGCTTCGTCGGGTCGAACGGGAATACCGGCAGTGTGCCGATGGATCCCGGAGGGCCGACCGGCAGACCGTTGTCGGGACGCACCGGGCGTCCACCGCCGAAGCCCGGATCGACCGGACTCCATCCACCGCCCGGTCGGCCGTAACCGGGGTCTACGGGTCCACCGGGCAGCGCGTTGCCGGGGTACACGGGCGCACTGGGCAACCCGTTGTCGATGTCCACACCCTGCGGGGTGATGAACGTGATAATCGCGAGTCGTGACATGGTCTTTGGATCTCCTTAAAACAAAAACAGCGAAGGGTTGGTGCGGGGTTCAGCGGAGGTGCAGGTTGCCGGTCAGGACCAGAATCAACAGAATCACGATGACCAATCCGAGCAACCCGCCGTACTGCGGACCACCCCAGTTGGACCGGTACCCGTAGCCGCCGCCGCCGAGCAGAATCAGCACGATCAGGATGATCAACAGCGTGGTCATGATGGTGTCCTTACGTGGGCCACGGAATCATCGAGGCGGTCAGAAACGCCAACCCCGCTGCCACCAGACGCGGATGGTACGGTTGGGTCTGTGGTGAAAGTGGAAACGTGGCGAGGACGAAACACACCAGCGCGAAGACGAGCAGGATCAGTCGAAGTACTGCCACTGGACCCTCCAACCCTGCACGCTAACACCACGCGGCCGACTTTGCACGATAACCGCCGCTCGTGACAAGCACAGCTACAATCTCGGCTTCGTGGCCTACATCTTTCGCGGGGGTGTCCCGCTCGCGGTGCCGGTCGGGTACGCGACCGACCCGGCGCACGTGACCTTAGTGGCGCACCTGACCCGCCTGACGCGCTACGCCGATGCGGTCGCGTTCCTTGAAGCGCATCCCACTGACGGGTACCTCGCGGCCGACGTGCTGAACGGGGCGCTCTGGGCGAAGCGGTACCTGAACGCGTCGGCCCGGTTCTCGGCCGGACCTCCGAAGGACCGGGCGCTGGCGCTCCGAGGCTGGCGTGCGCTCATGCACGTGCTGAATGGCACTCGCCCAAAAGTCGGGCGGCACCGGGAGCCGCCGCTGACGGCGGAAGCACTGGGGAGGGCAGCGGCCTCGGTCGCCCGGTGGCGGTCGGCGGTGGACGCGCTGTGGGGGCAGGAACGGGCCACGCTCGTCGCCCTGCTGCTTCAGAAGGCCGAGGGGCACTTCCGGGTATCGGTCGGCCATCGACGCGCCCTGAAGGCGCTGGCGCGGCGGAAGGGGCTGCGGAAGCGGGACGTGGTCCTGACGCTGGCCTCGTGGGATACCGGGCTGGCGCTCCGCCGGTTGCGGATGGCGACCTCGGTGGCGGACCTCGTCTACGCCTGACACCGGAAAGCCCGAGGCGCGTTTCCGGTTGCACCCGCCCGGCTGAGAATCCCCGCCATGTCTACACTCATGAATCCTCGCGCGATGCGCGAACGTCACGTTGTCGAAATCGACATGGGTCAGGGCCAGCACGTGCTCGCGCGGCGCGAGGACATGACGGTCATGGTCTTTGAAGGCCGCATCCCGATGCCGCTGCTGGTCGCGGTCCAGAAGATGATCGAGATGCCGGGCGCGTCCCCCACCGAACGCCTCGCCGCGCTGGGCGAAGCGCACTCCCGTGAACTGGTCGATGTCGTGCGCGAGCATGCGATCAAGGTCGTCCTCCAGCCGGTGCTCGTGGCCGAAGACGACGGCAATCCCGATCACCTTCCGGTCGGTTTACTCACGCTCCCCCAACTCATTCAAATCTGGAGCGAGACTGCCGTTGTGCCGTTGATGACGGCGCAGACGGCGGCGGACTTTCGTGCAGGCGCACGCACCCCTGATGCTCCTGTGCTTCCAGATGGGGAAGCAGTACAACCAGCCGCCAAGCCGGTGGTGGTTCCAATCCGACCCGACATCGACGAATTCGTCCGCCTCTGAACGGGCGATGGCGTTCGACTTCGACGCCGCGTGCATGTCACTGGGACTCGACGCGGAGTTGAAGGCGCGTGAAGCCTACGACGAACAACATACCGGGACGAAGGTGACTCGACGCCGCTTCGGCGTGGGGTAAGGGTGTGCGCTGATGGCCGACAACGACGTACTCATCAAAATCGCAGCGGATGTCGCCAGTGCCGTCAAGGCACTGGAGGGCATGGTCGAGAAACTCGACGCGACCAACAAAGCGATTGCGGCGATTGGTGATACGTCCAGCAAGGCGAAGAAGGACTCCGAGTCGCTGAGCACGTTCTTCGGCGTGCAGATGGCGAAGTCGTTCGACGCGGCGAAGGAAGCGGCGCTGGGGTTGGTCGAGAAGATTCCCGACATGGTGGGCCACGTCGCGGAACTGGGCGACTCACTCCTCGCCATGAGCCAGCGCACCGGCGTCTCCGTCGAAGGGCTGTCCGGGTTGCGGTTCGTCGCGTCACAGGCTGGCGTGTCGTTTGAGTTGCTGGGCCGCACGGTTCAGCAGATGGGGAAGGAGATCGGAGAAGGCGGGACCAACACCGTCAACGCGATTGAAGGACTGGGCCTCTCGTTCGAGGCGTTGAAGGCGCAGTCCCCCGAGCAGCAGTTCCTCGCCATCATGGACAAGCTGCACGGCATCACCGACGCGTCCGAGCGCACGCGCAAGGGCGTCGAGTTGCTGGGGCCGAAGTTCAAGATGATGTCGAACCTCGCGACGGAGGACATCGGCAAGTTGATGGAGGAGGCCAAGAAACTCGGCCTCGTCATGTCGGAGGATACGGCACGCGCCGCCGACCGGTACGGCGACTCCCTCGACCGCATCAACAAGATGATGGAGGCGACCCGAAACGAGATCGGGGCGTCCCTTCTCGGCCCCCTGTCAGACTTCCTCGACCTCGCGCCACAAGTCAGCGGCGCATTGCTGGTAATCGGAGACGCTGTCCTCGATGTTGGGAAGGCCGCAGGCAAGGTCTTCATCAATATGCTCCCGCAAATTGTGGACAAGCTGGGAGGCTGGAAGAAGGCGTCCGAACTCGTCAAGACGGAAACCATCGCGCTCGTCACCAAACTCTGGACACAGGTCGCGGCCACGACGGCCTTGAGCGCGGTGCAGACCGAAGCGACGGTCGCCACGAAAGCGTGGGCGGTCATACAAGGGATCGCGGCGGTCGCGACGGCAGGCGTGACGGCGGCGGTCAGGGCACTGACGGCTGCGATGCTGGCGAACCCGGTCCTCGCCATCATCGCCGGGCTGATTGCGCTGGGTGCTGCGCTCTGGGCGTTGAAGTCGCACTACAAGGGCGTCGAGGAGGAGGCTGCGAAATCTGCCAAGACCCAGATGGACGCGGGAAAGAGCGTCGTCCAGATCGAGGCCGAACTGATCCAGAAGGAGAAGGAGTATCAGGCGGCGCTGACCAGAGGCGAGGTAGTACTCGCGGCGCGGCTCGACTCGGAGATCAAGGGCGTCAAGAGCAGCGAGGACTACAAGAAGGCCATCGAGGACTACAACACCGCCATCGAGGCTGGTTTAGCGCCGGGGGCCAATCAGGCGCAGGTCACGGCGTTCCTCGCGGAGAAGCAGGCGGAAGCCACACTCGAACTCCACAAGGGCGCGGATGCTCAGGCCGAGATTATCAAGCAGTCCGAGCACTTCAGGGACGCGCAGGACGAAGGCGCGAAAGCGTTAGAAGGCTTCTCGTACGAAACGCAGGAGCAAATCAAGTGGTTGCTCCTCGACGCCGATGCCACCAATGCCGTGGTCGCTGGCATCACCGGCATGACGGAAGCGCAAGTCCAGTCCGTCCGCACGCTCATGGCTGCGCGTGCCGAGGCTGCGGCCTTCGACGCGAAGATCGCCGCACAGCGCGAGTCGATGGGGTTGACGGGCACGAGCGCCGCGCTGGCGAATGCCAAGGCCGAGCACGATGCGGCCATCCAAGCGATCAATGACAACAAGGCGTGGAAAGATGACGCCGCCAGAAACGAAGCCATTCGGCAAGCGGATGTCACGGCCCAAGTCAAACGCGCCGAGATCCTGACGAACTCTGCGCGTACCGCCGCGCAGTCGCGCATTCAACTCGCCGCCGATGCAGAGATCGCCGCCGTCAATGCGTCCAAGAAGGGACTCGACGCGCAACTGGCGATCATCGAGATCCGCAGGAATGCCGAGATCGCTGCTGCCAATGCCTCGGGCGATGCGGTCGGGGCCGCGATCAAGAAGCAGGAGGCCAACGCCAAGGCGCAACAGCAATCGGAGGCGGCGATCCGCGAGGAGCGGAAGAAGTCCGCCGAGGACGATCTGCGGCAACAGGCCGCGCAGCAGCAGGCGCTGATTGCCATTCGGTTAGAGGGCAACGAGAAAGAGATGGCCTTGATCAAGGCCAAGGAGGACGAGGACGAGCGCATCGCACGCGACACCATCACCGATGCCACGTCGCTGGCCGACAAGCTGACGCTAATTCACACGGACGCCGCGAACCAGCGCGTCCTCGTGACCGAGAAGGCCGCGAAGCAGGAGCGAGAGGCGGCAGCGGAAGCCGTTCGCCAGCAGAACGAGTACGAAATCAAAACGACGAAGGTCGGCATCGATCAGATCGCCGCGCTCCGGGAAATCGAGTTAGAGCGCCGACTTGAACAGGCGCGGAAAAGCGGCGAAGACGAACAGCAGGTACGGCTGCGGTTTGAAGCGGAAACTGCCCGACTGATTGCCGAAGGCGACGACGTTACCTACACGGGTCGGCAGAAGAAGGCCACGGCGGCGCGAAACGCCTACATCAAGGCCAACAACGATCAGAACGTCTCGGACAAAGAACGGCTCCGGTTACTGCTTGCGGCTCTTGAGGCGGAAGCGCAAGCGAGGGGCGTCGTTGCCAGAAAGACCAGTGAGTACCACGCCGCAGAAATCCTTGCAGCGGCCGTCGCCCTCGACAACATCAAGAAGCAAACCGATGCGACCTATGAACAAGTCGAAGCCGCGCAGGATCTCCTCGACCTCAAATTACAGGAGGCGCAAGTAGACGAGGAGGCCCGGCGCAAACTCGCCATCGCGCAGTCGCAAGCCAAAGAAGCGCGAATGCGTGCGCACGGCGCGACTCCGAAAGAGATTGCCGACGAGCGCGGCAGGCGCGTCGGCGTCCGTGGCTACCAGACGAAGGAAGAAGCCACGCAGGCGGTCGCGGACGCCGAGCAAGCCCTCAAGGATCTTGGCAAGGACGCGTCGAAAGCCTCGCGGGATGCTGCGGAGAAGACTGTCAAGGATGCGAAGGAGGCGGCTGGACAGACCGTTACCACATGGGGCGAGGCCACGTCGTCCATCGCGGCGTCGTTCGAGCAGATGGCGAACATCGGCGGGAAATCGTTCGGGGGTATTTCCAAGGCGGTGGGCGGTGTCTTCTCCCAGATGGACTTCGCCAGTAAGAACTTGGGTGGCCTATTCGGCAAAGACGCGGTCACGGGCAAGGACAAGACGCTGTTCGGCTTGCCCGGCATGGACTCCATCGGTGGAGGGAAGCTCGCCAAGGGCATGGGTGCGGCGGCGCAAGTGGCGGGTGGCGTGCAAGCCTTCATGGCCGGGACCGACAAGCGCGGAGCCGGGCAGCGTGCGCTGGGCGGCGCGATGGCGGGTGCCCAGATCGGATCGATTGCGGGTCCGTGGGGCACGGCCATCGGTGCAGGAGTGGGCGCGATTGTCGGGGCGCTCCGGAAGCCCGGTTGGGTCAAGGCGGCGAAGGATGTCGGCCGCGACTTCGGCACCGAGATCACCGACGAACTAGCGAAAGAGGTCGAGAAGTCCGCGAAGGAGAAATTCAAGGGCGACCGGGGCGCAGGCGCACTGTTCAACCTCGACGCGATCATTGGCGAGGCGGGTGGGCTGAAGTCCGGCAACATCGACAAGTTCACGGGCAAGCTGCGCGACGTGTTCTCGATGGTGGAGACGGGCAAGTTCTCCGCCGAGCAGGGTCGCGAGACGCTGGAGAAGAACTTCGGCGCGTTCGCGGACTACATCATCAAGAGCAACAAGGTCGCCTCCAAGAGTTTCCAAGAACTCCTCACGCTGAACGCCAACTCCGCTGCGAAGTCCGAGGAGATCGTCGGGTTCGTCAGCAGCCAGAACCAGCGGCTCGCGGCTGGCCTCTCCGGATTGTTTGCGCCGCTGTCGAAACAGATTGGCGACATGACGGATGCGCGGAAGGCGCTCTCCGACGCGCAAGCCTCTGGGAAAGAGATCGACGCCGACTCGCGGATGGTGCTTCAGCAGATGGCTGGAGACATCAAGGGCGCTGGCGAGCAGATGCAGCGGTTCGAGCGCCTGACGCTCGCCGGGTTCAACGCGGCCGTCGCGGCGGGTGTGCCGTACCTCGACGCGCTCGACCAGATGGGTCCGGCGCTCGACCAGTTGAGCGATGCGAACACCAAGCTGGGACGCGAGGGCGGCGCGGCGATCAACGAACTCCTCGGCATCCGTGAACTCGCGAAGACCTACCCGGAACTGGTCGCCTCGGCGTCGTCGCTGAACGAAGTCACGATGGCGATGTCGAACATCGGCGCGTTGAACGTCGATACGATGGCCGACCTTCAGGCGCAGGGTGAGGAGACGTTCGGCAAGCTGGTCGAGGCTGGGTTCACCGAGACGCAGGCGCTTCAGCAGATGAAGGGCTATCTGGAGAACGTGCGGCAGGCGCACAAAGACCTCGGGTTGCCCATTGACGAGAACACGCAACTCCTGATCAATCAGGCCGAGCAGACCGGCGTCCTGAAGAAGGAGTCGATGTCCACCAACGAGGTGATGATGGAGGGCTTCAGCGCCATCATCAAAGCCTTGGGCGGCGACATCCCGGCTGCGTTCACGAAGTTCAAAGATGCGGCAGCGGTGGCTGCGCAGGCGACGACGAAGTCCGTCGATCACGTCGAGGCCGCGATCAACGGCGTGGATTCCGCGCTGTCGGATACCGACTGGAGCGGCTGGTCACAGGAAGCTGTGGACGCGGCGACGGACGCGCAGGCCGCTGTCGATGCGGTGTCATTCGGTAGCTCGCCCGGTGGTATCAAGGAAATCCCGCTCAAGCTCGCCCAGTCGATGCAGGCGTTCCGCGACTGGCAGAAGGTCAGCGTCGGCGCGGCCGGTGCGGTGCGCGATGCGATTGACGCGTCCATCGGATCGACCGACGGCATCGCCTACGCCGGACAAATGAGCGGGGACGCGGCGATAGCTGCCGCTGCGGAGGCGAAGGCGCAGCAGGACATGATCTCCCTGAACGTCGCGATCAGCACCATTGACACGCAGGGGATGGAAGAAGCCGTCGAGAAGAAGATGCTCCCGGCGATCTCGAAGATTCTCCGCAAGGGCGGACGCAACCTGAGCGACATTCAGGGAGTGCTGCGCTGATGTCTACATTTCTGTATACGAGGCCGACGGATCGGTTCGACGGGTCCACGACCGCGTTGGGCACGTTCTCCGTCAGTGCAGGCACGGAAGACCCGGCCTACAAGGCCGTGAACCTCGTGAACGGGCGACCCGAGCAACCCGCGAAGCTGCTGGAGCGCAGTAACTGCGCGTGGCTGTGCGACCTCGCCATCGCCCAGCACATGGGGATCGTCGGCATCATCAACCACAATTTCGACCCCGGCCTGAAGGTGTATCTCTCCGGCAATGCGACGGACAACTGGACCTCGCCCAGTTACTCGTTCCCCTTCACGGTGCCGGAGCGTCGGCTCGACCGCTTCACGACGAACCTCTGGATTGTGGTGAACAAGACGTTCCGCTACTGGCGGCTGACGGTGATCGGGCAGGCGAACAGTGCGCCGATCTCGGTTGGGGAGTGGGCGCTCTATCACACCGCTCGCGACCTCGGCGTGCGCAACATCAAGTGGGGATCGACTCGCGCGTGGCATAAGCCGTCGATTGTCCACGAGACGGAGATGGGCGTGCGCCGGGCCTACACCATCGGCACGACGTTTCGCTCGCTCGATGTCGAAGTGCAGCCCACTGACACCGGCGTGCGCGATGTGGACGACTGGTTCCGTGCGGCGGACGGCAACGTGCGGCCGTTTCTCGTGGTGGCGAACAAGGACGACTTCGATGCCGAAGTCCTGATGGCGACGTTCACCGACGCCGACCAGCCGTACAAGCGCGAGGTGCGGAACTACAACACCGCGACCATCATGCTGCGCGAACTGTCGCCCGGACTGTATCCCTAAGAGGCCGCGATGTCCCTGCTGTTCCTCGAATCGTTCGATAGCTACACCGCCGATCCCGGCGGCGGCATCCCGCTGAAGTGGACGCACGGAGCCGGGTGGGTCGCGCCGGAGTACGGGCGGCACGGACAGGGCATGCGCGGGACCGCCGGGGTCGTGCTGCCGACCGTCGCGCACAACCGCGTCATCATGGGCACGGCTGTTCGCTCCGCGACCAACGCGTTCAGCGCGACCGGGTTCGCGTGGATTGCCGACAAGGGATCGAAAATCTTTGAAGTGGTGATGTGGCCGGACGGCACCCTCGCGGCGTGGGCGCTGGGCGGCGGCACGGGCGTGATTCAGAGCAGCCCCGGCTTGTTGGCCGTGCTGGCGTGGTACTTCATCGAGATACAGGCGGACATCCTCCAGCGCGATGCCGGAGGCGGTCAGGTCTTTTACGACATCCGCAACGTGCGCATCTGGGTGGACGGGTCGCGCGTGATCGACGTGCCCGGTACGGCGTGCTCGACCAGTGCGCGGAGTCCGCTGGGTGGCGTGCCCTCGCCGTATGGCTGGAACGAGGCCGGAGTCGGCACCGATACGAACTACGTGTTCGATGACGTGTACGTGCTTGACGGCGTGGACGCGGCTCCGGGCTGGATCGCTGGCGACCCGCGTCACTTCGACCATCCGACCGGCGACGTGCAGTTGCGCCCGTACTATCCGGCGGCTCCCGGCGACCTCACGCAGTGGACGCCATTTCCATTCGGCTTCGCTAACTGGCAGACCGTGAGCGAGCATCCGCCCGATGGCGATGCCTCGCGCAACAGCGCAACGGCGCTCAACCTCGCGGACCTGTTTGCGCTCGATCCGGTGGATACGAACAACGGCCTGATGGCCGTGCAGCAAGTCACGATGGCTCGCCGGAGCGAACAGAACTTCGGCTCGATCCGGTCGCTGTCGAAGTACAACGGCGCAGTCGTGCAGGGACCGGAGCATATCCTGCCGTCCTCGTATCTCTACTTCCGCGACCTCTATCCGTTTGCGCCGGATGGCAGCGTCTGGACGGACGAGAAGATCAACGCGTGGCAACTGGGCTACATCAACACGGTGCCCACGAAGCTCCTGAGTCCGCCCGTGAGCCTGACGGTCAATCAAGTCGCCGGGTCGGCAGGCACGTCGCAGTTGGCGCTCGCGTGGCAGAACGACAACGCCGGTGATGCGATCAATGTCTATCGCTACTCGGTGGCGACCGACTGGGTCTTCCTGACGACGCTCCCGGCCGGGACGACAGCGCACACCGACTCCGGGCTGGAGGAGAACACCACCTACACGTACACGCTGCGGCACACGCGCATGGGTGCGGAGTCCGGGAACTCGAATTTTGCCGCGAACACCACATTGCAGGGGCTGCGTCCGCCGTTCAACCTGACCGTGAGTCCTGTCGCCGGGCAGACCTCACAGTTGCGTCTCGACTGGACGAACGTCAACAACAGCGACCTCCTCGACGTGTACCGAGACGGCGCGTACGTCGGGCAGCTTCCGGCCGGGTACACCGCGTGGGTCGATACCGGCCTCGCCATCGGGACGACGTACACCTACTTCCTGCGGCACTGGCGTGATGGCGTGGAGTCCACGAATTCCAACGTCGCGTCGAACACGACGCTGGGTCCGCCTGCGCCGCCGTTCAACGTCTCGGCGCAGATCGCGTCCGATTCGTCGCTGCTGGCGACATGGGCGAATGCCGATGTGGCGACGACCGAGATCGTGGTCAACGGGGCGTACTGGACAACGGTCGGTGAAGGTGTCACGTCGTATCTGATCAGCGGCTTGCAGCGAGCCACTGATTACAGCATCCAGTTGCGCCACAGCAAGCTGGGGCTGTACTCCGCCTACTCCGCGCCGGTCGGTGGCCGTCCGCGCGTCGTCGCCAACGGCGGCAACATCCGCGACGAGGGCGGGTTCCGGTATCACTTCGGGACAGACGACTTCGTCTTCAGCGTGATCGCGGGTGGCGCGATCTCCTATCGCGGCTTCTCGCAGGGCGGCAACGGCGGTCAAGGCATGCCGACTGGCGGCTTGGACGACGAAGGTGATCCGCACGGCTGGACGGGCGGCGGCGGCGGGGCTGGCGGGAATTACTTCGCCGCGAACGACAGCATCGAGCCGGGCGGCAACGGCGTGACGGGCGTGGACTACCCGGTGCAAGTCGGGTCGCCGCGCAACAACGGCTGGACGACGTATCGGAGCGAAGTGGCTCCGGCGTCGAACTACGGCGGACCCGGCAATCCTCCGCAGCCGGGCGTGGACGATCCGGGCTGGGGCGGCTTCGGTGCGTCGAACAACCACTACCCCGGTGGCCTTGGTGGACGGCAAGGCCAAGGCAACAGTTGCGGCGGCGGCGGCGGCGCTGGCGCGGGTGGTCCCGGTGAATCCCAGATCGCAGGCCCGGCCTCGGAGAATCCGGGTGCGCTCGCCAATATCGGCGGCTCCGGTGGCCCCGGCGTGTTCATGCCGATCTTCGGCACGGTCTGCACCGGCGGACGCGGTGGCCGTGGCCCCGGCAGCGGCCAGAACGCCACGCAGTGGGGCGACGGCGGCGCTGGCGGTGGTGATGGGCAGGGCGGAGGCGTCGGCTTCCAAGGCGGCTTCGTGGCGTGGTATCCGCTGTGAGCATGACGCCTGCACGGATGGGGGTGCTCCGGCTCAATGCCGGACGCCTCAATCTGCTGCAACCGCCCAGCGAGGTACTGGTCACACAGACGCTCGCGGAAGTCAGCGTTCAGCTACCCGGCGACCAGCGGGTCACGCAACTCGATGCCGAGGCCATGTTCGGGCAGCGGCCGTTGCCCGAGTTCGATGTCAGCCTGTCGGCCGGGAATCTGGCGCTGACGTGGGTGGAGTTCACGGATGCAATGGGCAACATGCACCCGTGGAGCACGATGCCGCTGGTGGACCCAGCGACCTACCACGGCGGCTATAAGGAGCCGCGCGTCCTCACGTGGCCGACCATCTCGCGCGTGCTCTCAGGGCCGCAGGGTGAGCACACGGGCGTGCAGTTCGGCATCGAGATGTCCGACACCGACCGTGGCCTGCGAGCGTTGCTGGCGAATCCACAGACGCGCTACTTCCTGAACCGGCCGATGGTCATCCGCATGATCGATGACCGCTCGCGGCGGCAGCAGGGACCGCCCCGCACGATCATGCGCGGCCTCGTGGCAGATTACGGGCCGCGTCCGAATCTTGGCTTCACCCTCGGCGGCGAGGATCTCATCACGCGCCAGTTCATGTCGCCCATCGCGGCGCTGTCGCAAGTGCCGAAGCGACTGGTGACCGCCGCCGACTTCCCGGCGTGCCCGATAGACAGTCTCGGGAAGCCGGTGCCGATCTGGTACGGGCAGGCGAGTGACGCACAGATCAAGACGCGCACGATTCCCCAGTACTCCAACGTCGTGAACATTGGCGCGGACGTGTTCTGGAACGGCGAGATCACGCCGAACCCGCCGGGGTCCGCCACGTACGAATACATCTACACGGTGTGCCCCGGCGATTACCAAGGCGACAACATCTCGCCGCAAACAGCCGACCCGGCGTACGACAACGACCATCGGTACGAGTTCGCGCGGTCACACATTACGGTGACGGGCGCACCGAGCGCGACGGAGTACCTCCCCGGCGTGCGCTACGTGCAGTTGTACTGGGCCAATATGTCCGAGGGGGCGCGTGGAGGGTGGTTCCCTCCGCCCTACGACGTGAACAACGCACGGCCACGCATTTACGGTCGGACGCCGGGCGGCGTGCCCGGCCTGCTGTCGCACTACTCGCATGAGACGGCGATGAACTACTTCATCGACCACATGCAGACGCCAGCGCCGTCAGTGCCGCCACCCTTCACCACCGCGCCGTTACCGGACCTTGAAGTGGTCGAGGATCTCGGCAAGGGCGAAGTGCCGGTGCTGTTTGTCGGGCCGCGCGATCTCGGGACGCCGGAGGCCGCAGACTGGTGGGACGAGTACCTCGTGTGCGGCCACGCGATCAAGTCCATCGAAGGCTGGTACTTCGGCGGGATGCGCGAACTGGATGCCACCGAGGGTGCTGATTACCTGATTCCCGGCAAGCCTGCGTACACCGCGAAGTTCGGCAGTGCCACGTATCGAGACATCAACGGGCATCGCTACACGCTGGTGTATGCGCGTGGGGACAAGTCTCAACAGATCAAAGAGAACCCCAAGCGGTTCACGCTCAACATCATCGGTATCGAAACGGTCGGGGACGGCACCGGCACACCGATTGTCAAGCTGCTGGAGATTTACCTGCACGCGCTCCAGAACTGGATTCTCGGGAACTGGCAGACCGGCCCGTGGTTGCCGTCGCCGCGCTTCCCCGATAGTGGCCCGTTCGCGCCGCCAGAGGAGGAGTTGTCGCACATTGACGAACCGAGTTTCGCCAAGGCGCAGACGGTGTCGGAGACGCGGATGCCGGTGTCCGGCACGCACCCGGTCGCTGGCTACATCGGGGCGGGGACCATCGGGGGCGACGGTTCCTTCGTGTCGATCAGCGATCTGATTCAGTGGTTCAACCAGTCATGCGACGTGGAGTCAGGTTACAACCGCAAGTGCCAGTTCTTTGTGGACATGCTCGATGAAACGCGGTTCGATGACGTGCTCCCAGAGATCACGGACTTTGAGCACGTCATCAAGGACAGCTTCGACGTGGTCGAAGACCTGACGGCGCACTTCAATGTGGTGCCATTCCGCTACGGACGTGACCTGACGTTGACGCAGGATGTGAATCCGCCGACCGATGGTTCGACGCCGGTACAGCAACCGGAATGGACCGAGGAGATCGCGCAGGACTTGCCGTCGCAGTCAGCGGCGCAGTACGGGATGGTCCTGACGATGGGACCGCTGGAGTTGCACTTTGTGAAGGACGCCGCTGTCGCGCGAGACATTGCGACCCGGCGGTTGCGACGGCATCGCGATCCGCCTCGGAACATCCGGCTGAAGGTGCCGCTGGAAGGGTTCGACTACGAACTGGCCGATCTGAAATGCGTGACGACGTTCCAAGGCATTGGCGCGACCGGCTGGGCGAAGGAGCCGTTCCGCATCATGAAGCACGACGCGGACCCGAACGACATCTCGGTCGAGATCGAAGGACTCGATCTGTCGTACCTGTTCACGTCGGCGCGACGACGCGCGAACGGTGAACCCGACACGATCACGTTGTTCGACAAGCGTCGTGGCCGTCCCATCGTGGTGCTGCCCGTGCCCGTGCCGGGTCTGCGGCGCATCGACTTAGAAGACGAGTAGGAACCTTATGGCCGACCCGCTTGACCGCACGTGGTACGACACGCTCATTGACGACGACGGGTCCGGGAACACCGGCACCGTCTGGAACAAGAGGGAAGTCGATGGGCTGATGGATACCGTGGACCGGGCGCTCGTGCCTGTGGTCGTCACGGCCGATCCTCGACTGGCAGATGCCCGGACGCCGGTTCCGCACGCGGCCACGCATGCGCCGGGCGGTAGCGACCCGATGCCTGCGCCTGCGCCTGCGCCGCCGTCGGCGCACCATGTCAGTCACGACACTGGCGGATCCGACGCGCTCCAAGCGGTACGAGCGGAGATTATCAACAGCGGCTATCTCCCCATCGACCGCATTCAGGACAACAGCCTTGCGCTCGCCAAGCTCCCGGACATCGCCGCGTCGATGTTGCTGGGCCGTCGCGCGCTGGACGCAGGCGACCCGGAGCCAATTGCTCTCGGTGCGAACCTCGTGATGAGCGGCCAGACGCTGAGCGCCACGATTCCCGGCGGTGGCACCGGCGCGGTGCCTTACAACTTCAGCACGATCATCACGCCGCCGCCGACTTCCGGGCTGGTACGCTTCAACAACGCCGACTACGCGCTGGTCACAAAGGTCTGGATCCACGCGGTCACGAGCGATGCGCACGACATCTTCTGGTCGCTGCTGCTCGCACACGCGGGGTCCACCCTACTGGTGCAGAACGCCGTCGATCACACGCGCTACGGCCAGTTCGTGACGACGGGTGAACCGGTGGACTTCACCACGTACGTCGAGTTCCCGGTCGCGCACGTGAAGCACGGCACCGTGCTCGCGAATAACGAAGCCTCGCTGGTGCTCCTGACGCCGGGCGCTCCGCAGGCGCAGGCCGCTGGCAGCACGACGCACGTGCAGTTCAACGATGGTGGCGTCTTCGCTGGCGATCCGGGCCTCGCCTTCGACAAGACGGCGAAGGGGCTGTCGATTGGCGTGACCCCGGCGCTGACGGGGCATCTCCGTCTGCCGAACACCAGCACGATGTCCTTCCGCAACAACGGCAACACCGGTGACATCCCGATCTTGCAACTGTGGTCGGATGACCGGACCTACCTCGGGTCAGTATCAGACAAGGGCGTCGTCATCCGGTCGGGTGTTGCCGTGGCCTTCACGGATGGGGGCGGGACGATTGGGGCGGCGTTCGACGCTGTAACCAAACTGTTCACGATGACTCGTCCGGCGAACAAGCTGGGCGCGTGGGCGTGGAATGGCACGACGGTGGACTTCAACATCGCGTCGGGGGTGGCGTTCGAGGTCGGCGTCGGCAACAACTGGGGACCGATGATTTTCTCCAACCCACCGCCGACTGGCGTCGAGTACGTGTTCACGCTCTACCTGAACTTCGCGGCGGCTGGCCTCTCGGTGGCCTTCCCGGCGAATGTCACATGGGATGACGACGTGGTGCCGACGATGCCGGGCGCGGGACGCACGCTGATCCTCGGGTTCTCGACCATCAACGGCGGCGGTCGTTATCGTGGGTACATCGGTGGCCGGAACCACGCGACGTAAACCATGTCGCTGCTGCACCCGCGCTTCTTCATCAAGAACTGGCAGTATCTGCCGCCGACCGGTCTGGGTGCGGCCCAGATCGCGGTGCTGCCTGCTGGTACGTCCTCGATTCGCCTGACATGGACGAACCGACGGCCGGAGTACTACACCAACATCTGGTTCAGCAACGGGCAGTACATCAACTTCGTGGGTCCGGGCGTTACGACGTACGACGTGATCGGGCTGGCTCCGAATACCAGCTACAGCTTCTACGTGACCCACAGCGACGGACAGGGTCGCTACCTATCAAAGCCGTCGAACATCGCCTCGGCGGCAACACAGATTGCTTTCAATCCGCCGACCAGCGTGACGGCGACCCAGCGCGGCGATCTCCCGGCTGGCACGTCCACGATTCGCCTGACGTGGGCGAACGCGCAGGCGGGTGATCCGATTGAGGTGTTTCGCGACGAAGCCTACGTCGGGCTGCTGGGGCCGGGGACAACGGCGTGGGATGACACCGGCCTCGCGCCGAGCAGCACGCATTCGTACTTCCTGCGGCACTACCGCTCGACGGCCAGTGGTGCGTACGACACGCCGAACTCCAATCGGACCAGCGCCTCGACGCAGGAGAAATTCGATGCCCCGTACGGCCTGACGATCAGCAACGTCCTCTCCTATCCGGCTGGTACGTCGCAGTTGGCGCTGAACTGGGGTAATGCTCAAGCTGGCGATCAGATTCAGATTTACCGCTACCAGAATTCGTGGAATTACCTGACGACGGTTCCGGCGGGGACCACGTCCTACGTGGACAGCGGCCTCGCGCCGGGTACGTATTACTACTACTACCTCGTTCACATCAGGAACGGTTACACGTCGGGATTGATTCAGGCTGGACCCGTCTCGACGCACGCACCGATGCCGTCGCCGGTGAACGCCTTTGTCTCGAATGTCGGCCCGTCCTCGATGAATCTGAACTGGACGAACGGGTCCGGCTCAGACACCGTCCGTGTGTGGATCTCCGTCGCTGGTGGTGGCTTCACGCCGTACGACTACGGTGCAGGGACGGCGGGACTGGCGTTCACGGGCCTCTCGGCTGGCACCAGCTACACGTTTGCCGTGCGGCATGTCCGTTACGGCACGGAGTCCACCGATCCGCCCGGTCAGTCGAACTGGGTCGGCACGACGACGCCGTTCCCGGCTCCGGCCGCGCCGTACAACCTGCAAGTCGGCGTGCCGCACGATCAGGCACTGATCGTGTACTGGGCGAACGGTGACGGCGGGGCGCAGACCGAGGTGTACCTCAATGGTGGCGGTGTTGCGACGGTTGGACCGGGCGTCACGCAGTACCAGATTAACGGCCTGACGCGCTGTACGAACTACACGATTCAGTTGCGTGCCCTGAAGAACGGTGTGTACTCCGGCTTCGTCAGCATCGTCGGGCGACCGCGCATGTACGTTTCCGGCGGCTACGCGCAGAACGACGGGGCGACCGAGTATCACTGGTACTATCAAGGCGAGTTCGACATCACGCTGCAAGTCCCCGGACAGATCAACTACTCCGGCTTCGGGGCCGGTGGGTACGGTGGGCAGGGCAGTCCCGATGACGGCGTGTCGAATACAGGTGGCGGCGGCGGTGGCAGCGGCGGCGCGTTTCTCCAGTACGACAACGTCGAACCGAATGGCACCTACCACGTGGTCACGGGGTGGCTGGGTTACGCGGGTGCGACCACCTACCGCGACGACATCGCCTTCAACGGTGGCTGGGGCGAGTGGGGACTCAACGAGCGCGGCGGCAACGGCAGCTATTCTGGCGGCGGCGCGGGGAGCGCCTATCCGCAGTACGGCGGCGGCGCAGGGTTTCCCGGTGGGCCGAATAACAGTTGCGGTGGCGGTGGCGGTGGTGGCGCACGTGGCGGCGGTGCCAGTTCGCAAAGCGGTGTCGGTGCGCCGGGCGGCGGCGGCTTCGGGTTGCCGATCTTTGGCAATGTTGGGTTCGGTGGACAAGGTGGCCGTGGTCCGGGGTCCGGGGCGAATGCGACCTACTGGGGGTCCGCTGGTGCGGGTGGTGGCCCTGATGGCGGCGGCGGCGGCGGGGCGACGAACGGTGGCTTTATGGTGTGGTTCCCGATTTAAGGAGCGATGACGATGCCGATAGTGATGGCCGGAAAACAGTTCAACGCGTGGGATGTGAAGTCACTGGCTGGCGATCTCGCGGGTCGCTTGCGCGAAGCCGCGTACGCCTGCGCGGTCCTTCAGGCGCAGTTGAAGTCATGGGCGGATGCGGATCTGGTCGCGCTGGGCCTGAAACAGGACGAGATCAACGCGCTCAAGGGGTTCTTCATCAGCGACGTGCAGCACGTGCAGGCGGCGCTCGCGGCCTCGCCGTGGCTCAAGGACATCGTCGGCCTCGGCGTCTACGGGTACCCGACGACGGTGATGCCGCCGATCACGCCGGTGATGCAGCCGGGACTCCAGATAGTGCCTACGTCGGTGGCGGCGCAGGTACCGCAGGAGCCACCCGTCGAAGCGCCGTCGCCCTCCGCTGAGGAGCATCGCACGCAGTGACCCTGCGGGAAGCGGTGACGGCTCGCGTGCCGCGTGTGCGCCACGCGCGATGGGCCGACCCGTTGACGTACTATCGCCTGCCGCTGCTGCCGGGGCTGGTCGCCGGAGACTGGGTCGAGTTATATGACGACCGGCAGCAACTGGCGATGGGTGTGAAGCCGGGCACGGCGCGGTTGCTGATCAGCGTGGCCGGAATGAACGGTGGCTTTGTGCCCTACTGGGGACCGGTGTCACCATTCGAGCAGGACCGGGCGAACTTCGCCCGAACGTACATAGACTTCTGAAGGACCGACGATGCACACGATGCAGAAGGAAGTGATACCGGGGCTGGCGACCCGCACGTGGACGCTGGTGGGCTACGACGTACGGCTGGCGAATTATGGGAGCATGTTCCCGCAGACGCCGCCGTTCCCGCCGGGGGTGCCGCCGCCGCCGGGGATGGACATGCCGCAGATGCAGATCCGCCTGAAGGTGGAGACGGCGTTCGCGGGGTTCCCGGAGATGACGTTTCTCGACTGGTGGTCGATCTTTGTCATCGGCGCACAGGCCGCACTGCGGATGCAGGAGATCGCCGGGCCGATTCTCGCGGCGGCGATGGCGCACGTGACGACGCCGGAGGACGCGATCACCGCCTACAAGGTGGCGACGACCAAGGCAGCGTACGCCTTCTGTCAGGACGCCCTCGTGCCGCCGTTGCAGCGCATTCCCGACGACGCGGTGTTGACGGGCGAGCCATAATCCATTCGACTGTGTGACGACGGAGGAGACGACGATGCCCCTGACGACGATGAGTGTGTTGCCCGATCTGGGAGATCGCCGGTTTGGAAGTCTGGCGCTGGGTTACGACAAGATCATGCAGATCAGGGTGGAGCACAGTGCGCTTGCCGCGCTCGCCGCTGCCGCGTGCGAATGCGAAGTCGAAGACCTGACGATCCTCAAGATCCAGCAAGTCACGGCCGCGCTCGCGAGCGCAAAGAATGCCGCGACGGACGCCGCTGGTGTTGATGGCTCCACGATGTGACCAGTAGTTCTCCGGTGTAGACATTATCAATCGCCTGTGCCACGCTGGCGAGCCGGGGCCGGGTAAGGATAGGCGGGGCACGGTTTGCTTCGGTCTGGTGGGGTTAGGTGAGGCCGGGCATGGCGAGGCATGGCTTGGTTTGGCGAGGCAGGGCTTGACATGGTGCGGTGAGGCAGGGTTGGGTTGTGTCGGGCACGGTAGGTGTCGGGTCGGGCACGGTTGGGTCCGGCGAGGCATGGTGTGGCCGGGTTCGGTTCGGCCGGGTAGGGTACGGTTTTCTATTACGACGACGAAGGCGGAGACGACGGAATGACAACAGCAACAGCAATTGGGCCAGTCACGAACGGTGCGCTGGCGACTCTCAAGTTTGAACTCCCATACGTGGCGAGCGTGAGACTGGTCGGCGTGGCCGACATCCTGTTCCACCGGTGGAACGTGGAAGGGGTTGCATCGAAGGCGCTCGCGAAGAAGGGATCGGCAGCGAAGAAGACCGACGACATCGAGAGCTATGTCTATCGCAACGACGCCGAGGAAATCTGCATCCCCGGTGAGTACGTGCGGCAGGCGATCATCAACGCGGCGAAGTACCGTCCGGACCCGCGCAGCCCTCGCAAGTCTGCGATGGACCTGTTCAAGGCAGGCGTCGTCTCACTCACGGACCTCGCCTCGACGGGCGTCACGAAGTGGGACTTTGAAGACAAGCGGCGCGTGCAGGTTCAGCGTGCAGGTATCACGCGTGTGCGTCCGGCGCTGAAGCAGGGGTGGGCGATTCAGGTCGAACTGCTGGTGAATCTGCCGGAGTACATCGCGCCTGCGGATCTGCTTGAAGTGATCGTCAACGCGGGTCGCCTGATCGGACTGGGCGACTTCCGGCCGACGTACGGTCGGTTCTCAGTCGTCAGTTTCGAGTGCCTTCAGGGCTGAGTGCGGTGGGCCTTGGTCGGGTTTGGCGGGGCGAGGCATGGTTTGGCTCGCTCTGGTCAGGCTGGGCAAGGCGAGGCGAGGTCGGGTGAGATACGGCTTGGTGCGGCCTGCCTTGGCGAGGTCGGGCGTGGCGAGGTCCGGTGGGGTTGTGTCTGTCCGGGTGTGGCGAGGCGTGGCGTGGCACGGTCAGGCACGGTGAGGCACGGTCTGGCTGGGCGAGGTTAGGCGAGGCCGGGCGCGGTTCGGTATGGCGCGGCAGGCTCTACGGCGCGGTGCTTCAGGCACGGCGCGGCAGGTTCTGCCGTGAGGTCTGGTTGGGCGGGGTTCGGCGTGGCGAGGCTGGCTACGGCCCGGTCAGGCGCGGTGCGGTTTGGTCAGGCATTGGCGCGGCACGGCAAGGTCAGGTTAGGTCGGGTTTGGCGAGGCATGGCTGGGGCGTGGCAGGGCGTGGCATTGGCGAGGCGTGATGTTGGTCGGGCTTGGTGAGGCAAGGTCCGGTTTGCCAAGGTCAGGCGTCGGTCGGGTTTGGTAGTGTCAGGCTAGGCAAGGCAGCGGCTTGGCGCGGCGCGGCTCGCTACGGCGTGGATTGGTTTGCCCCGGCGCGGTATGGCGTGGTCTTGACATCGCCGTCGATTGGCATTACCATTGGACGGTAAGGTCAATTCGGAGACGACGGAGGCGACGATGAACGCAGAGATTCCTACCCCTGAACAGGTCGCAGCGGATGCACGACAGGTCGTGCTCGCGGATGTCTATACCGGGCTTCGCATGGGCGGCTACACCTTCATTAGCGCATTGAAGGCGTTGCGCATCCTCGGCCTCTCGCTGGCCGAAGCGAAGGCCGTCGCGGACCAGTGCGATGCCCAGCGCGTGGCGATGCAGCAGTTGGCCGTGCTCGAACACTTCCAGTCTGCGGTGGCGCATTGAGATGGGCTTCTCCCTGCGCCAAGCCTTGGGTCCGCTCGTCGCGGACGCGCTGAAGCCGCAACACAATTGCCCGACGGGCAAGACGCCGCTGCCGACAAAGGCTGCGGCCGACCGGGAACTGCGTCGGATCAACGCGACCCTGCATATGAAGATGCACCGGTTCCGCTGTGGCTACTGCGACCAGTACCACCTCGGGCACGCGCGAGGGCGCAAAGGGGACCGATAACTGGCCCTATGAGCGCCGTCATCAGATGGGGCTTGACTTCAGGGAACAGTGCGATTACCATTAGAGGGTAGTTGATTGGACAGGTCGCCTGACGGGCGGCTAAGACGAGAACCGGATAAGAGGAGACGACGATGGTCAAGAAAGCGGCGGCGGAGACGGCGGCAGCGGTGCCCTCCACGAGCGATTCCCAGATGGTGCAGTCCTTCAAGGCGGCACGTCGGGTATCGACTCCCATCATTGCAATCGAAACGCCCGATGCGGCGGCGACGATCACCGCGCTGCGCAAGGCGCTGCCGGATTCCAAAACGCCGATCCTCTCGTGGGATTGCGCGAAGGGACTCTACGGGATGAACGATCCCGGCAAGACGGCGTTCGCGGTCCTCGGCGTGGATCCCGCGATGACGGTCAACGCGACCGAAACGCTCCTCGCGTGCGAACGCCTGCCGGAGTTGTCGGTGGTGTTCTTCCACAACTTCCAGCGCCAGATCAACGAGACGCCGACGATGCAGGCGCTGTGGAACCTGCGCGACCAGTTCAAGATGAACAAGCGCACGGTCGTCCTCCTCGGCCCGACGTTTCAGCTTCCGGCGGAACTGGCCGGTGACGTGATCACGCTGGACGAGCCGTTGCCGACGCGCGACGAACTCGGCGCGATTCTCGACCAGCAGCATAAGAACGCCGCGCTGGCGGTACCCGAAGACGAGACGCGCACGGCCGCGCTCGATGCCATCGTCGGACTTCCCGCCTACACGGCCGAACAGGTCACGGCGATGGCGCTGACGAAGGACGGCATCAACGTCGGCAAGTGCTGGGAGCGCAAGATCAAGGCGATCCAGAACACCGATGGGCTGCGCGTGTGGTCGGCGCGTCCGGGCGAAACGACGCTCGATGAACTGCGCGGGATCGATAACGTGGTCGAGTTCTTCCGCCGCCTGATTGCGGCCGACGCGTTCGGCGCGATTGTGTTCATTGACGAAATGGACAAGGCGCTCGCCGGAGGCATGAGCGAACACACGGGCGACAGCGGCGTGAGCAAGGATCAGGTCGGCACGCTCCTCAGCTACATCGAAGACACCGGCTCGCTGGGCGTGATGCTCGCGGGTGTCGCTGGCACGGGCAAGACGCAGTTGGTGAAGGCGGCAGGCGCGGAGAGCGGCAAGCCGGTCATCATCCTCGACCTCGGCGGCATGAAGGGCGGCGTGGTCGGAGAGAGCGAGCGCCATATTCGCGCCGCGCTGAAGGTCGTCACGGCCACCGCCGAGGGCCGCGTCCTGTTCGTCGGCACCGCGAACCGCACGACGCTGTTCACGCCGGAGATGAACCGCCGGTTCCCGGACCAGTTCTTTTACGACACGCCGGACGACGCCGGGCGCAAGGCCATCTGGCCCGTCTACATCGCGAAGAACGGCCTCACGTCGTCGCAGGCCGCGATTCCCGCCGGGTTCGATGCCGGGTGGACCGGAGCCGAGATCAAGCGTGCGTGCGAACGGGCGGCGCTGTTCGGCACCACGGTGGTGGAGGCGGCACGGTTCATCATCCCGCAGTCCATCAGCGGCAAGAAGGTCATCGACGGCTTGCGCCGCGAGGCCGCAGGGCGCTTCCTCTCGGCCAGCCAGCCGGGCCTCTACGAACTGCCGGAGGCTCCGGCCGTTCCCCAAGTGGTCGTGGCGAACCGCTCCATCGAGGTGAACTAGCGATGGCGGCGACGACGATGGTCTGGACGGACTACGCGATTCTGGAGCCGTCCAAGCCGACCTACGACAAGCACGGGAAGCCGGTGCGCTGGAAGGTGCAACGGAACGAGGAGGGGACGTGGCGCTGCCACTGCCCCGCCTACATCTTCAGCAAGGGCGTGAAGACGTGCAAACACATCCGCCGGTGCATCGATCAGCAAGTCAAGGAGCAGACCATCGCCACGCCGGTCGCGGTCGCTCCGGCGAAGTCGCCGCACCGCATCGAGGCGGAGAAGGTGTTCGACGCGATGTGCGCAGCAGCCACCCAGAAGGCGCACGTGAACGTCAAGGCGCAGATCGGTGCCTCGGGCGGGGCGGCGATGGTGGACGTGCTGATGGCACGACTGGCGACGTGGATGCCGCCAGCAGCGGTGACGGTGACGACTGAGACGACGGTGGTCGGCGTGCGCCGGATCACATTTGACGAAGATTAATCGCATCTGGTCGAAGGTCGAGAAGACCGATGCGTGCTGGCTTTGGACTGGTGGCAAGGCCGGTGGCGGTTCACCCGGCGAGTACGGGCAGACGTTCTACCAAGGTCGCCCGATGCTGGCGCACGTTGCCATTGATTTGATCGTCAACGGCCCGTTACCGGAGGGGATGGAGCGTCACCACGAATGCCAGAACAAGCTGTGCGTTCGGCCAGCGGCGGGTCACGTCGTCAGGGTGACGAAGGCTGAACACCGACGATTGACGGCACTGGAGAAGACAACGTGCGTGCATGGGCATCCGTACACGCCGGGCAATGTGTGGGTGGCTCCGAACGGACGACGCCGCTGTCGCATTTGCCTAAATCTGAAAGAGCGTTCACGCGAGTGGCGCAGGAAACACAGAAAAACAATCAATCGATAAGCGAGGGTAACGACGTGTTGAACAAGGTGATGTTGATCGGGAATCTCGGGCGCGATGCCGAACTGAAGTACACGCCGGGCGGCGAGGCCGTGGCCTCCGTGTCGCTGGCGACCAACAGCGTGTGGTTCGATAAGAACAACCAGAAGCAGGAGCGGGTCGAGTGGCACCGCGTGATCATCTGGGGGAAGATGGCCGAGTCGCTCGCCCAGTATCTGGTGAAGGGCAAGCAGATTTACGTCGAGGGCAATCTCCAGACGCGCGAGTGGACCGACAAAGACAACGTCAAGCGGTACACGACCGAGGTCCGGTCCTACCAGATCAAGCTCCTCGGCGGCATGGGCAAGGGCGGCGGCGTGCCGCACCCGGCGGATACCGAGGGCGGATCGAACGACCAGCCGGTGGACGATTCGGACATCCCGTTCTGATGATGTTACCATTGGCGTCATGCGGATCGACCTGACGCCGGTGGGACCACGCGAGTGCGGACCCTGTAGTCTCTGCTGCAAGGTCATGGCGATCAAGGAACTGGCGAAACCAGCGAATGTCTGGTGCGGCCATGCGAAGAAGGGCCGGGGCTGCGACACGTACGCAACCCGGCCCGACTCGTGTCGCGGGTTCTCGTGCCTCTGGCTGGCCTCGACCATTGCGCCGCTGGCGCTGCGGCCGGACAAGATTCACGGCGTGCTGGTGTCCACGCCGGACGGGCACCACATCGTGCTGCACGAGGATCCCGGTTATCCGGGGGTCGCGCACGCGGCGGCGCGGGACATCCTGACGAAGTGGATTGCCGACGGGACGCGCTACTACGTGGTGGCCTGCGGGACGACGCGGCGGTTCTATGGCAATCACCAGTTGTTGCCCGTCGCGACCGCGATGATGAACGAGGTGGCCGAGGACGTGCCACCCTTCACGGTACCGTGAAGAACGGAGACGACGACGATGATTGACCAGCCGATGTTTTTCGACCCGTCCGGGCACCCGAAGCCCCGGAAGCATGGCCCCAAGGTGTACAAGGACGGGCCGAAGCCGACGGGCGCGGCGCGGCTCCAGCAACAGGTGAACGCGCTGCTCCAGAAGGCGTCCCGGTTGGAGCGCAAGCGCGATGCGGACGAGGCGTATGCGCGTGACCTCGGGGCTGTGCTCAAGGTGTTCGTGGCTTCGCACCCGCGCGTGAGCGAACCGTGACCGTGCTGATGCCGACGCACTCCTGCTTTGACGACAGCCTGTCTTACATCTCCGATGCCGTACTGGAGAACAAGGCTGAGGCTATCGAGCATTTACGACTGGTGCATGGCATCTGCCTCGCGGCCGAGGGGCCGGAGAAGGATCGCCCGTTCGCCCACGCATGGATCGAGCAGGACCGGCGCGTGGTGATTCAGGCCGCGCTCCTCGATGGCGAGAAGATTTGGTTCGGCTGTCTGCGCAAGGAGTTCTACCAGAAGATGCGCGTGCAAGTCTCGACCGTCTACACCGTCGAGGAAGCCGTGCAGAAGAACTGGGAGTTCGGCACCTACGGCCCGTGGGACACGGCGTACCGTGCGCTCTGCGCTCACGGGTCGCGCGTGGTGTTCCGGGCGGAGGAGCCACCCGCATGAAGACGTTCCTGCGCTACTGGGTCGGGATGCTGCTGCTGTCGGCGCTGCTGGTGCCGATGATGCTCGCGGTCTGGGGCGTGTCGGCCGTGATCGATCACTTCACGAAGAATCTCGTCGTCGGCTTCGCCGCGCTGTTCGTCGTGACGAGCCTGCTGGTTGCCGGGTGGATGACCGCGCTGTTCTCCTCGCGCGGCAAGTGGGTCGTCACCGCCCTTGGCCGGTGGATGCAGTGATCGAGCGATTGATGGTTGGCGCGGTCGGCGTGTGTCTCGGAGCGGCGTTCGCGCTGCATCCGATGACGCGACCGATCCTGACGGATCCCCGCGCCACGGTGCGGGTGCTGGTGGCAGTCGCGGTGCTCTTTCTGATCGCCGCGCTGTTGATGTGAACGAAGGGAGAACAGATGGCCGCAGTGAAGCGACGGAGCATCGTAGAGTTCGAGAAGTGGCTCGACAAAGAGATCGCACAGGTTGAGACTTCGCTCGTGAGTCTGAACGCCGAGGCCACGGAACTGGCCCGGCAGCGAGCCGAGTACGACGTGCAACTGGCAACCCTCAAGAGCGTGAAGGTGAAGCTCGCGCCGGTGTCGGCCGAGGACGAGAACGGGTTCACCGGAATCCCGTCGCCGTTCACGGAGGACGGACAGCCGCCCACCGAGCCGAACCTGTTCGACACGGACGCGGAAGTAGTCCAGCAGTAAGGTGGTCGTGACGATGACGGTTCACTGTCGCTCTTGTAACCACCAGTGGGAAGTCGTCATGCCGTTGCCGATGCCATTGGATCAGGCGTCACAGATCATGGTGAACACCGTGCAAGTCGGGTGTCCGAACTGCGGAGCGAATGGCCCGGACGTACTGGTTGGCCCAGCGCGTCCACGGGATAAGGAATGACGTGTTGGCTCGCGTGGTGGCATCGGCGGAAACGCCAGATCGATCACGAGACGGTGTGGCTGGCGCTGCGCCACGCGGCCGACTGTCGGCATCCCACGGACTCCGAGGCAGCGGTGCTGCTCGCCCTGCGTGGGTGGGCGACGTTCATCCAGCAGCCCGGTCAGGACCATTGGCGGTGCGCGTGCGCGGAGGCTGACGAAAAAGCAGTCATCGCGCAGCAGCCGCCCACGTGACCATCCCGCCGAAAGTCACTGTACCCTCGTGTCGCGAGGGGGAAGTTCGGGGTCGGCGGGGCGGAGGTGTTGCCCTCGGACTTTCTATCCCGTAGCGGAGCCAGCATGTGGCGACACCAAGCGAACGGATACGAGATGCTGGCATGTCTGATGTGAGGTGGGGCGCATCGGGCACCTTGACTTTGATCCCGCGATGGGATTATCATTGGACCTATGGCTGAGACGACGACGGCGACGACGACCCCCGCGAAGAAGCATACCGAGCGCGACTGCGACGAATCCTGTGCCTGCTGTCCGCAGTGCTACGTGGCCCGAGGCATCGACATCTGCGACCGCCTGTGCGAGCACGCGGAGGAGGACGACGATGCGTAAGAAGATCGACTGGCTGGGCGTCCTGTTCTTTGTCTGGATTGCCGTGATGTTCGGGGCGATCTTCGCGCTCAACGCGACGGAAGGGTGGCGGCGATGAACACTCCGGATCCCGGCCAACACATTCAACTCATTCAAACCCCGACGGGCCTGATGAACGTCATCCGCCCGGTGGCCGAGCGGCTGCTGGCCGAGGGCGTGATCAGCGGCGAGATGGGCAACCTGCACGCGGCCGATGCGGCGACGGTGAAGGCCGCGATGATCGGCGGCGCGGCGGTTTGCGACTTCTGTTCGTCGCCCGGTGCGACCCACGCGTTCCCGGTCCCGGACTTTGAGATGCCGCACGGCATCGGCACCAGTCAGGGTGGCTGGGCCGCGTGCGACGAGTGCCACGCACTGGTGCTCGCGAAGCGGAAGAAGGATCTACTGGCGCGTGCGCTGGGCGGGATGTCGTTCCCGAAGTTCTCCAAGCACGCCATCGGAGAACTGCACGACAAGTTCTGGCAGGCGCTGGAGTTCACGGAGAGCACGCTGGCGCTCGCGTCCCGCCTGCGGGAGTTCGCGGACGACAAGCTCCCGGCCGACGTGCTGCCCTACGCTGGCACGTCCCTCGCGACGATGGGGCCATTGGTCACGACGCGTGCGAAGCGGCTCCAGACGCTGATGGGTGTCACCGGGCTGTCGGCGTCCGAGATCGAATCGTTCATCAATGCCGAGGACATGACGGCGATGCCGCCGGAGGTGCTGGTCAAGCTCGCGGCATGGGTGCGCCGCGTCGGTAAGCTGGACTCGCAGACGTTCGGCAACATGCTGCTGGGTGTCCATAAGCCAGCGACACAGGACCAGACGCCGCACTGGCAGCAAGCCCTCGATGCGAAGTTTGAAGCAGCGGTGCTGCTGAAGAAGTTGATGAGCAGCGATCAGCACGAGGAGTACTTTCCGGACGCCGTGGACCTGAACGATCAGGCGGCGGTGAAGCGGATGATGAAGCTCGCGGAGGCGCGGAAGTCCCTGCGACATCTTGGGTTCGATCAGGACTTGCGGTTGCTGCCGGTCGCACAGGCGTACAGCTTCAACGGCGAGACGGCGGCGGCGATCCAAGAGGCCGCAGTGGGCATCCCGCACGACGCGCCGCTGTCGTCCGTCGAGACACCGAACACCGGATGCGGCTGGTTCTGGTTCAGCGACCCGCTGGCGGTCGCGGCGAGTCCGGCGGCATCGGACCATACCAACGCGCTGCTGTGGGCGTGGACGAACGTGAAGGGCACGGACGCGTCTGGCACCGAGACGCTGAACAGTGCGGCGCTGATGTTCTCGGCCTACGTGCGCGACACGAAGGGCCGGGATTCCCACAAGCTCCTGCCCTCGACGCGGTGGTACTGGCCGCTGTCGATGTCTTTCCACGAGATGCTGGGGCTGAACACCAAAAGCTGGCGGCAGACCTACGGGCCGGGCACACCGCTGCATGGCGACCCGAACATCATCAGCGAGGAGGCGACGATCAAGGTGATTGCCGACCTGAGCCTGTTCTTCGTGATGGCGTGCCTCTGGTTCCGGCAGACGGTGCCGGGCCAGCCGAAGAAGAAGGTGGACCCGGTGCTCACGCAGTCGGAGGGCCACGTCGAGCGCCACGCACGCAAGCGGATGCAACGGGAGTTCAAACTCCCCGACAAGCCGACCGTGACCGTGGTCGCGCTCCGCAAGGCCGTGCGCGTGGCGGTCGAGCCGACCGAGGGCGCAGCGGCGAGTAGCTCGCGGCAGTATCACGTGCGGTGGATCGTGAAGGGCCATCCGCGCATGCAGGCGTGCGGACCCGGCCGCGCAGATCGCAAGTTGATCTGGATCGAGTCGCATCCTGCGGGTCCAGAAGACAAGCCACTTCGTACGAAGACGACCGTGTTCGCGGTCGTGCGATAGGAGACGACGATGACACGCGAAGATCGCGCACGCAAGATCGAGCAGTTGCTGAAAGCCTCCCAAGCCAGAGGGCAGGGGCCACACGGTCGCACGATTCACGCGGTGATGGCGCAGGTTCACGCCCTCATGCAGACGCGGCGGCTGATTGTGATCCCGAGAGTGCAGCAGGACGCGCAGCGATGACGACGCATCGCGAGCAGTGCGAGAAGGACTACGCGGAGTTCATGGAGCGCATCGCGAGCCACACCGTGACCGTCCTGCGCGACGACGGGCTGTATCGGCATCTGCGCTGCCGGGCGCACGGCTACGCCTACTCGTTTGACATCGTCACGTGGCCCGGCTACCTCGCGTACGTCGGAGACATGGGCAGCTTCGTGTTCTCGCGGTTGCCGGATATGTTTGAGTTCTTTCGCGAGAAAGAGTCGCCGCTGGTGGACCGCCAGTATTTCGCGGAGAAGGCGGTCGCGGCCGACAAGCACGACGGCATCCGAAAGTTCAGCGAGGAGCGGTTCAAGGTTGTCGTCAAGGAAGACTTCGCGACATTCACCGATGGGTGGACGGACGAGGAGCGTGCAGAGTTGTGGTCCGAGGTCGAGGACCGCGTGCTGGTGTTCCTCGATGAAGGGTACTCGTCGGTGATGCGAGCCGCGCTCGACCTGACAGCTACGCACGAGGGGCGGACCCTGCCGGTGTTCCCTGAACTGTGGGACACGTCGATGGAGGAGTACACGCCGCGCTTCTGGTGGTGCTGTTACGCCATCCCGTGGGCGGTCGCGCGGTACGACGGGTTGAAGGACATCGAGTCCGGCAAGCGTCGGCCGGACTTTCCGGGCGCGGCCACCCGCGCATGACCACGTGGCGGTATGACTCCCTGTCGAGTGATGCCGTCTACGTCGTCACGCTGGCGGACAACGGGCTACTGGGGTGCGAGTGCAAAGGCTGGCTGCTGGCCCGGCGCGGGATGCCGCACTGGTGCTCGCACACCCGCGACGTGGTCGAGCGGCACGGCCTCGTAGTCGAGGAGCGCGGGGACTACGTATTCGCCATGCAAAAGAAAGGGTTGACTTCCGGGAACATCGCCATTATCATTAGAGGCGTTGGGGCGATGCGCCCCGAGGAGGCGGTGACGGTGGCGACGGCGGCGACGACGATGGGACAACTGGACGCGATGAAAGCCAGCGCGATGGTGGAAGGCAAGTTCGGCCACCTGTTCGACGCCGAGGGCTTCATGGTTCCCGCGAAATTCGACGCGGCGTTCGGCACGGGCGAGTGGACGATGGACGAGAAACTCGACGGCCATCGCTGCTTGATCACCAAAGCCGACGGCGCGATCACGACGACGCTCCGCTCGATTCCCTCCCTGCCCTCCCAGATTCTCGACGCAATGGCGACGATGCCGGACGGCGTGTATGACGGCGAACTCCTCGTGCCCGATGGCATCTCGACCGACGTGCCGAACCTTGCCCTGCGCGGCGAACTGGTGTTCGCGATGTTCGACCTCGTGGAAGTGATGGGTGAGTCGGTGATTCACCTCGCGCTCAAGGACCGCCGGGCGCTCCTGCTGGTCGCAGGCCAGCACGCGCAGAACGAGTCGGTGGTTGTAGTTGCCCAGCAAGCTCCGTCATGGGACGGCGTCAAGGCCATCTGGGCGAACGGTGGCGAGGGTGTCATTCTCAAGAGGCTGTCCAGCAAGTACCGCCCCGGCCACCGGTCGGCGGACTGGCTCAAGGTGAAGCGATTGGAACAGCACACCGTGACCGTGACCGGCTTTGAGACGGGATCGTTCGGGCCGACGGCCGTGGTGCTCGTGCGGTTCGATGACGGCACGAAGGGCCGCTGCAAAAACCGGAACAGCGAACTGCTGGCCGCGACGGCCGCGAACCCGGCCGCGTTCATTGGGCGGCGGCTGGTGGTCGAGTGCCAGCAGCGCGTGCGCGGGAGCAACAAGCCCCGGCACCCGATGATGAAGGCGTTTGAAACAGATCATCTGGCCGGAGAGGCCGAATAGGAGACGACGATGGGTGTCAGGATTCTGCGGGACCAAGAGGCCGACGTGGCGGTGCTGTATTGCTCGACCTCCGACTGGGCCTTCGGGCCGGTGGTCGGTGAGAAGCACGAGCGCGAGGCCGACGAGCGGCTCCAGTCGTTTCTGGAGTGGCACGCAGGCGACGTGCGGCTTCTGTCGGAGGCGGACCTGTCCGCCGCGTGGCAGGCGTGGCAGGCGCAGGAGCTTGACCAGTACGCGAAGGAGCGGCTGGCCGGGCTGGAGAAGGACGAGTACAACGGTGCCCTGCTGGACACCGAGGTTGAGGAACTGGCGGCGCTCCGGGCGCGGTTTCTCACGGTACCGTGAACGTCCTGCGCGACGTGCTGACGTTTCTGTTCGTGACCCTGCCCGGCTTGTGGCGGCGGTGGCAGTGGGACCGGCAGGGCGATCAGAAGCTCGCAGAGCGGCTCCGGAGGGACGCATGACCTCGCCCCTCCCCACGGAAGCGGGATTGCTCCGCGTGGCGCTGGCGCTGGCGATGGGCACCTTCAAGGAGGCGTGCGACACCGCGACGGCGTTCCTCGTGGCCCGGCAGTCTCGCGAGGAGGCGCTGGATGGGTTCGAGGGCGTCGTGACCGCACGGGTCGCGGAGATTAACGCACTGGTCGAGCAGGCGGACGAGTCCGCCCGGCGCAGAGACGAGGACACGATGACGGTGTATGTCGGCACGCGGATGGACACGGACAACGAGGGCAAGGTCACAGTGCTCGCGGTGAGCACGGCGCGGCTGGTGGTGATCGAGGCCATCAAGGCCGACATCGACAAGGACATCTCCGACAACCCGGACGATGACGCGGTCGAGTCCCTCGCAATACTGGACGAGCCATTCGACCCGGCGGTGGGCGACTGGTCGGCGCACGGTGGCCTCACGGTCTGGCAGATCGCTGAGTGCAAGGTGATTGAGTAGGAGACGACGATGAAGATGAACGACGTGAGTCTGGTCGAGGAGTGCTTTACGCACGTGGACCCAGATACCGGAGCGCAAACGACATGGGCCGCAGGGGCGCTCTACACGTTCTGCGTGGCGAACCCGGACAAGGTATCCATTGGCACGGTGCCGGTGGACGAGGAGCACGCGCGGTTTTGCTTTACGCATCGCGGCGTCGAGGCGAACCGGTTTGCGATCTTCGTGCAGCATCCCGAGTTCCTGAAGAAGCCGATCCTGTTCGTGCTGATGCCGGACGGCCAGCATCTCCTGATCGACGGGACGCATCGCTACGTCTGCCTGTTTGCGCTCAAGATCCCGGAGGCGCGAGCCTACGTGGTGCCCTACGAGGTCGCGAAGCCGTTCATCATCGAGGACATCCCGCAGACCAGCGTCGAGGAGGTGATGGCTCCGTCGCACATCGCCACGCTGCGAGCACTGGGCCTGATGTGACGTTCCTCCTGCCCCCGCACGAGCGGATCCAGCGAGCGGTGGCGTTCTGGCAACGCATCGAGCAGAAGGCGCTCACCGGCGCACCGCTCGATCAGGTGGACGCCGACGAGATCGCGCTCTTACAGATCGGCGGCATCGACGTGGAGTCGCAGACGATGCTGCTGGCGGATAATTCTGGACTGCTGGCCTTGCTATTAGGGGACGATAGTATTACCATTGATGTAGATTCAGGGAGCGCGACGAAGCACTAAGCTCCTGACGACGGAGGCGACGACGACGATGAAGCGCAAGAAGCAGAAGAAGATCGACTGGTCACAGGTGCCGTGGACGGAATTCGAGCCGTGCCAGATTCCGATGGATGGCTTGAACGCGTACGACAAGCCAGAGGCGATCTTCCGCAACTCCCGGTATCAGGTGACGGTGTATGTGCGCGAGCCGCGCGATGTCGAGCACTCGGTCTTCGGCGTCATTGCGCATCTGTCGTTCAAGGTGCATGACAAGCAGCCGCACCACGACTGGCGCGACATGCAGCGCATCAAGAACGAAATCTGCGGCCCCGAGTTCGACGCGGTCGAAATCTTCCCGGCCGAATCGAAGTTGGTAGACAGCGCCAACCAGTACCACTTGTTCGTGTTCCAGACCTACAAGCTGCCCTTCGGCTTCCAGACGCGACTGGTCGGGGACGGCAACTGGCAGAGCAGCGTGCAGCGGCCATTTCCGCCCGGTGAGCGCCCGGCGGATTGTCTCTCAGCGGATCAATATCAGGCGGCGGTCGATGACGCGGTCGCACGCATGAAAGCCGGTCGGTCCACCGACCTTTCACAGGAGTAGTGATGTTCAAGAGCAATGGTCTGATTCGGCGGCTGGCACTGGTCGGTGCGCAGCCACGCGTAGCGGAACTGACACGCGAGATTGACGAGCGCGTGGCCGAGCGTGCGGCGATTGTCGAGACGTTCCCGGAGTTGGCGATGTTTCCCAAGCCGGAGCGCAAGATCCGCAAGGTGCGGAAGGATCGCGGCAAGCGCCGCACGATGACGCCGGAGCAGCGAGCGGCGGTGTCGAAGCGGATGAAGGCGCACTGGAACCGGAAGCGTCGGGAGGCCAGCCTGTGAGAGCCGGACGCAAGCGTTGGTACGATGGCGTTTTGGACATTCCCGAGGCGGAGTCGGGGCCAGTCAGCATCGTGCATCGGATCGAACCCGCCGGGACCACGATACGGTCAGGCAACATGCGCACGGCGATCTTCGGCCAGCGTGCGGAGGAGATTCACTACGAGGAGCCGACGCGCTGGCACACGCTCAGTGAGGAAGGCTTCGGCGTGTGGATGACCGACCTTCCCATCGAGCAGCGGCAGATGGACGAGTTGATTCAGAACAAAGCCTCCGGCCGTGTGCTGGTCGGGGGACTGGGCGTCGGCTACGCGGCGGTGGCGCTGGCGCACCGGCCACGCGTCAAGCAGATCGTGGTGGTCGAGCGGAGTCAGGACATTATCAATCTGGTCTGGGAGTCCACGCTGGCGAAGGTGCCGGACCCGTCGAAGCTCACCATCGTCAACGCCGACCTGTTCGACTACCTGAAGGCGCGTGAGTCGTTCTTCACGTGGGGGCTGTTCGACATCTGGCAGGGCGACGGTGAGACGACGTTTCACACCACGGTCGTGCCGCTGCGCAAACTGGCCGATGGCATGGTCCGCACGGTCGAGTGCTGGAACGAAGACATCATGCGAGCGCAGTTGTTCCAAGGCATGGAGTCGCGCCTGTTGTGGCTCGACCATCCGCAGGCGAAGCAGATCGTCGGGTGCGACCTCGACGTGCTCGCCACGGACAACGAGTCCATCTACATCCAGTGGGCTGTGCCCTTCTGGCGCTGGTATCGCGAGAACAAAGCGTGGCTCACCGGCGACGAGATCGCGCACACGATGCGGCGCTACGTCACGTGCTACGGTCGGCCGGAGTTGCAGGATGGCCTGACGTGGCTGAAGTCGATGGCTCCGACGAAGCGGAAGCGGACGAGCGCCGCGCTGGCAACCTAGATGACCTTCCTGCCTCGCGACTACCAAGCGGACGCCATCGCCCGTAGCGTCCACTTCCTGACGCACGGCAAGCCCGACGCCGGGGGCGGACTCGTCGTCCTGCCCACCGGCGCGGGGAAGTCGATTGTCATTGCAGGAGTCGTGCAGGCGCTCGACGGGCCGTGCCTGATCTTTCAGCCGACGAAAGAGATCCTCGAACAGAACGCCAACAAGCTCCTCGCGTACGGCTACGACCCGAAGGTCTACTCGGCGTCGATGGGCACGCGGGAGATCGGCAACATCACGCTCGCGACCATCGGCAGCGTGAAGGACAACCCCGGCCTGTTCGACCACGTGCCGTACGTCATCGTGGACGAAGCGCACCTCGTGAACGCGAAGGCCGGGATGTACCAGCAGTTCATCGAGGCAATGGGTGCGGTGCGCGTGCTGGGTCTGACGGCCACGCCGTTCCGGCTGCACACCGACGGCTATGGCGGCTCGCAGTTGAAATTCCTCACGCGCACGCGGCCTCGCGTGTTCGGAGAAGTGGTGGCGTACGCACAAGTCAACGATCTGGTCGAGGCCGGGTATCTGGTGAAGCCGGAGTATCAGATCGTCTCCGGCTTCAAGGCCACCGAACTGAAGCTGAACACCACGGGCGCGGACTACACCGACGAGTCGATCAAGCGATACTTCAATCGCATCGGGTTCAACGACCGCGTGCGGCGCGTGGTCGAGCGGCTCCTCGCGGTCGGCCGGAAGAACGCGCTGGTGTTCACGCGGTTCGTGGAGGATGCCGAGCGGCTGGCGCAGGCGGTGCCCGGTACGGCGGTCGTCACCTCCGACACGAAGCCGAAGCTGCGAGCGGCGACCATCGCGGCGTTCCGCGCTGGCGAGATCAAGGTCGTGGCGAACGTCGGCGTGCTGGGCATCGGCTTCGACTACCCGGAACTGGAGACGGTGGTGCTGGCGCGGCCGACCATCTCACTGGCGCTCTACTACCAGCAAGTCGGACGACTCCTGCGACCGCACCCGGCGAAGACCTCCGCGTGGGTGGTGGATATGGTCGATCAGGTCGGCCAGTTCGGGCGCATCGAGGATCTGTGGCTCCAGCCCTCCGGCACCTCGCGCTACGGGGCGCTCTGGGAGATGGTGTCGAAGTCCAACGGGGCGACCAAGGTGCTCACAAATAAATACTTCGGAGACGGCAAATTTAAGCGCCGACGCCCTTGACACGCGGGAACAATGGGATTACCATTAGGTTGTCAGTTGGCGGTGGGGTTCCTACCAGAGGCCAGTGACTCCAACGGAGAGGCGGCAGGGCGACCGCCAGCACGGGTGCCGCAACGGTGCCCAGTTCGGCGGCGGTGACGACGGCAACTTTTTAGGAGACGACGACGATGGCTTCGATGCGGTCCCTGCAAAATCTCGACATCAATCTCGGGCTGTTCGGTTTCCCGGTCAAGGTCTACAAGGCCATCAACGACCCGGCCGAGGGCGTGAGCTTTCGACAGGTGCATGGCGCGTGCGGCACGCCGATCAATCTGGTGAAGCGGTGCCAGACGTGCAAGGTGGACGTACAGCAGGCCGACCTCGTGAAGGGCTACGAGGCCACGCCCGGCAACTTCCTGACGTTCACCGAGGACGAGATCAAGGCGCTGCGCCCGGAACGTCTCGGCGTCGTGCAAGTCGATGGCTACGTCGGTGAGGACGCGGTCGGAGACAGCTACTACGACGGCTCCGTCTACTACCTGTCGCCCGGCGGCAAGGACCACACGACGTTCGTCACCTTCCGTGACGCACTGGGCGACCGGATGGCGGTCGGCAAGGTGGTCATGTATGGCCGCGAGCGCGTCGTGGTGATTCGCTCGACGGGTAAGCTCCTCGCGATGCACTTCCTGCGCAACCATGCGGACATCCGGAACATCGTGGACGTGCCGCAGTACGCCGCCGTGCCGGAGCAGGCGAACGCCCAGCATCTGGGTCTGATGACGCAACTGATGGACGCCCAGCGCGTCAACTTCGATGACGTGGTACTGGAGTCGGACAGCTACGCCGACGCCGTGCGTGCCCTGATCCAGAGCCGCGTGGAGGGTTCCCCTGCGCCGGTACCAGCAGCGGTGGCCCCGCAGGCTGGGACGGTGGATCTGATGGCGATGCTTCAGGCTTCGCTGGCCGCGACCAAGGCGGCATAGGAGACACATGCCCTCACTCACGATTCTGATTCCGAAGCCGGGCACCGAGGCCGCACGGGTGATCGATGCCGGGTCCGGCATCGTCGCCCAGCACGCGGACGGCGACGAGGTCGAGGTCTATTACGAAGGCAACCGGCTGGGCGCGTCGAACCTGCGCAAGTTCGGAGATCGCGTGCTCTCGGCGGCGGGTCGGCTCGTGCAGAGTTACCCGACCATCGCACGCGGCACCTTCCCAGTGGCGGACTTCATCCCGGTCGGGTGGTTGGATTACACCCGCGACACCGTCGAACCGGCGACGATTCACATTCTGATGGGCGACCCCGGTGCCGCTCTGGTGAAATGGCTCGATGCTCCCACCGTACCCGCAGACCCTCGACCGTTTTAACGGGATGCGCATCATCCAGAACATCTGGATGACTGAGCCGGGCGATCCGATCACGGTGTATCGCACGTGGGTGGAGCGATTGTTCACGCGCCCGTGGCGACCGTGGGTGGCCTCGCGCATTGTGATCCCGACGGTGCCGCGTAAGGACGTGCTCAAGATCGGGGACGACATTTTGATGATGCACCCGGACACCTTCCGGGCACTGAAGGCGCAATTGAAGGAGGGGCACCTGTGGCAAGAGTGAATGCGACAGAGACGACGACACGTGAAGAAACGATCCTGAAAGAGTGGCAATCGGTGGTGTGTCAGAACGCGTTCGTGCAGACAGGCGACGTGTACTGGCACTCGCTCTGGATTGGGTTCGCGCTGGCGCACGGCATGGACTACCGACGCGCGGATCGGATCTATCAGCGCAAGGCGCTGCCGTTCGTGGTAGTGGAGACGAAGAAGTGAATCCGTTCATCGTGGCGGAAGTCTCCAAGAACTGGAAGAACGGCGTGTCGATGGCGGATACGCCGCTGCTGTCGGTCCAGTTCGAGCACGTCATCAACATCAACGCCGAGCGCGGCTATGAACTGGAGACGTTCGCGATCCATCGGCAGATGACTGGCCCCGACGTGCTGAACGAAACGATCATCGCGGTCTTCCGGTACGTGCGGTGACGGATCGGTATCGGCTCTTGCACGCATGGCGCAGAGAGAATCCGCGCCAGTTCACCAAGGCGACGAAGCTGTGCGCGAAGTGCGGGGCACGCGTGACAGTCGATGAAGCGAAGCGGGTACTTGTGTGCCCACGGTGCAAGCAGGATTACTGATGGACTCACGCATCAAACCTGAAATCTTCAAACAGCGCGTCCCGTGTCAGGACTGCCCCTTTCGCAAGAACGGCGGGGCGCGGCATAGCCCCGAGATGGCGGCGAGCTATATCAGCTACTTCCTGCACCCGCAGGGCGCGACGTTCCCCTGCCACAAGTCGGTGACGAAGGACGACCCGCGCACCGAGTGGTCTGAGTGGCAGGATGGACAGGTGCTGTGCGCCGGTGGTCTGATCTTCGCGGCGAAGCTCGAACGGCGGAACGCGCTGGTCGCACTCGCGGAACGCGAGGGCTGGTACTCGCAACTTCAGCACACGCCAGAGGAGCGAGCACTGGTGTTCGACTCCGCCGAGGAGATGCTGCTCGCGGCAGATTGGGACGATGAGCGATAGCCTGACCGACAGCCTGAACTTCGTGACCCAGTTCCTGCCGAAGCGTGCGTGCGAGGGATCACCGACCACATCGCACGGCGACATGGAGGAATGCCCTCGCTGTCAGGTGCGCGTGGATCGCGAGATGGTGCATCACCCGGTCTTCGGTTTCGTCAGCATGTGCGGTTTGAAGACCTCGACGGCTCCGCCCTGCACGGCGTGCGGCCTGCGCGAGAAGGTGGCACGGCTGGAGTTCGCGCTGGCGGAGACGGAGACGCGCCGGGCGGCGGTGGACAAGCTCCACGCGGAGACGCTGTCGGCACTAGGTGCTGATGAACACGACCTCGGGCCGACGCTGGCGAAGCAACGTCGCGAGGAGGCCGCGCGTGCGGCCACGCTCCGGGCGCGGCTCGTCACGTTGATCGCGGACGAGTGCGACTGCGACCTTCCGAAGCGCCGGGCCGAGAAGGTGTTGCCGCAGGGGTTCTATCAGCATCACCGCTGGTGCGCGACCCAGAAGGACTTTGTGCAGCGGCTTGCTGCCGTACTACGTGAGGAGTCATGACCGTTCGAGTGATCACGCCAGTTGACATGACGAAGTTCGGGCCGTTGCCGGAGCGACCGCATCCGCGAGCCGTGGTGCCGATTCCGCGCATCGCGGTGATCGTGGACATCAAGGCCGACACGTGCGCGGCGCTCGCGGCGAATGGGCCTGACTCGCCGGAGGGACGGAACTGGCAAGGGCTGGCGGACGAGTTGCGCGACGTGGTGTGGATGCTCCGCGCCGTGCAGCCGCAACCCGAGGTGACGCACGAGAAAGCGGTCGCGACGGCCAACGCTCTCGCGACGTGGCTGAATGAGAACCTGCACCCGCCGCATACCTTGCACCCGGTTTATAACGCGTGGGTGCTCCTGTGTGACTTCATCGCGAGGAGCCAGCAATGATCGGACATCCTGATTCTGATTGCGAAGTCGCACGCGGGGTTGGTGCGCTGTGTACCTGTGCCACGCCAGAGGACAAAGCGGAATGGGCACGAGAGCGTGCTGAAGCCGAAGCCGAGCGCGATGCCGAGTCACTTCAGCTGGCTAGGTCAGTCGATCATGCTACGCGTCGAGAGTTCGTTCACCCCGGTCGAGGGCACGCTGATCAACATCAAGCAAACGACCTATCGCATCACCGGTGTCTCGTTCTCCGTCGATCACGCGGACAGGCCATTCGAGGCGCAGATGCGGTGCAACGTCATCATGGAAGTGCTGTTATGAGGCAGCGGCCACCCGCCGAGGTGATTCACCTCGCCATTACGCAGGCGACCCTCTCGCCGTGCCGGAGCAAACGCGGCGCGGTGATCTTCCGGGATACCCGCATCATCGCGCACGGGTACAACTACAAGCCCCGTGGCTTCGATTGCGACGGCACCGAGGCGTGCAAGGCCACGTGCCGGGTCGAAGCCGTCCATGCCGAGCAGGCGGCGCTGATGCTGGCGCTGGCGACCACGATGACCGTCCGTGGGACCGACCTCGTTCACGTCAAGGTGGTGGCTGACCAACTGGTGCCGTCTGGGCCACCCTCGTGCGTGCAGTGCAGCAAGCTCCTACTGGTGGCCGGGATCTCGGGCGTCTGGCTGTTCCACGACCACGGGACGGACGCGCCGGGCTGGGAGTGGTACGACGCGCACCGGTTCCACGCGCTCTCGCTGGTGGCCGACCGGGGACTGGTTCACGGTACCGTGAAGGAAATATGAGCAAGCCCGGCTCAGATCAGATGTTCGTCGTCTACGACGCCCGTGCGATCACCGAGGGGACCGAGGATGCCACCGTCCTGAGCGCCGCCGGGTCGCTGGAGGGCGCTCGCCGGGACGCGCTGGAGAACGGCTATCCTTGCGCCATCTACGGCTACGACGTGGACCGCAGCACTTCACCGCCCTCACTCGTCAACGAACGCTTCATCGAGCCTGCGCCGCCGACCCGGCGACGAGGCCGAGGCACCAAGTACCGATGATCCAGATCAAGCCGAGCGCGACCGCCGACACGCGCACCTGTGATTACGCCAACGTCTCCAAGCAGACGTTGCGGGTCAGTTCGATCCAGCACATTGACGACGTGGCGCGAGCACTGGCGTTCTTCCGGCGCTGCCTGATCAAGGCCGCGATGGAGCACGACAAGGACAAGCTCTCGGACCTCGACAGCTTCCACGCCGACTTCGTGACCGGGTTCGACACGCACGACTGGTGGGACCGGCACCGTGCCCTGAACCGGCATCACCTGACGCAGGACGATGGCGTCCCGGCGGACGTGAACTTGATCGACGTGCTCGACTTCATTGCCGACTGCGTGTGCGCCGGGATGGCGCGGAGCGGCAGCGTCTATCCGCTCGCGTTGAACCCCGAGGTGCTGGAGCGTGCGTTCCAGAACACCGTGGAGTTGCTGAAGGCCGAGATCGAGGTCATCCCATGAGCATCGAACCAACGACCTCGCTGGTGGATCGCTACGCGGCGCTGCTGGCGGCGCACGCGGCCACGCACACGCCGGTGAATCCGAAGTGGGCGCTGCTGGCGACCATGATGGCCGAGGTGCAGCGGATGCTCGCGGCGCTGCCCAGTCCGAACGAGGTCGAGCCGGAGCACTGCCCGGAGTGCGCGGCCGACTACAACGAGATCGAGGGTACCGGCGAGTATCTGGAGAACGACGATCAGCAGCGCGAGGTCTGGAAGTGCGTGGCGTGCGGGTGCGAGTGGGTGCCCGAGCCGGACTCCGAGGAGCGCACCGCCGTGCTGTGCGCCCTGTCGTTCGTGCAGGGGGCGCTCTGGGGCATGGGCGTCTGCACCGAGGCGGACCTGATTCCACGGGAGGCACCGGAGGCGGAGACGCCAGCGCCAGCGGATGCGCCGTCCGCGCCGCCGCCGACGCCCGGCCGTCTCCTGCCGTTCCCGTTTCTCGCGACCCGCGTGACCGACGAGGACAAGTGACCGAGGCCGAGGAGCGGACCTACCGCGAGGGTCAGCGACAGGCGTGGGTCCGCGTGCTCCGGCTGGCGTGTCACGAGCTTGGCTACGACGGCAACGGCGAGGCGCAGGCGCGGTGGATCATCGAGCGCGAGGAGGCGGTGGCGCAGCTACGCATCGCCTGCCGGAACCACGGCGACACCGACTGGGACGATCACGACTATCTGGCCGATGTCATCGAGAAACATCTGGCTCGCCATCTGACATGAGGGCTTGACTTCAGGGTCCATTGCCATTACCATTAGAGACATGGCGACGACGACGGCGACGACGAATCCGGACCAGCAACTCCACGTGTTCAAGACCTTTCTGGGCCTCCCGCCCGATGCGAATGACCCGCCGGTCTGCGGCGCGGTGCTCACGTCGGCCTACAACGGCCGGAACGCGCCGAAGTGCGCCGCCTGTCTGGTGATTCTGAAGGCGGCGCGGGGCGAGCGGTCATGAGCGACCACACCATCAAGATCGAGAACGGGCACGTCCAGTTCGTGTACGACGACGCGCTGGGCGACCTCTTGGCCGAGGGCACCGTGGCCGTCTGCCGTGTCAGCGACGTGGAGCCGGACCCGCGTGGCGGCTGGTCGGCGGACATGACGAAGGCCGGAGCGCCGGGCGTCCTGCTGGGACCATTCCCGACGCGAGCGGAAGCCCTGCGAGCGGAGCGCGAGTGGCTGACGGAGAATCGCGGCCTGTGAGGTCCGTCACGGAAGCAGATCGTTTCTGGGCCAAGGTGAACAAGGACGGCCCGGTGCATCCGGTGCTTGGAACGCGGTGCTGGTTGTGGACGGGAGCAAAGAACCCAGACGGTTATGGCAACTTCCGCGTAGGCGGCAAGGTCGTGAAGGCCCATCGGATCGCATGGAAAATCCAGACCGGGGAGTGGCCGGACGCGCACACGCTCCATCGTTGCGATCAGCCTTCGTGCATCCGCTTTGAACACCTGTTCGAGGGAAGCCACGCGGCGAACATGCAAGACGCTGCGACGAAGGGGCGCTTCTCTCGGCGCGGCGAGGCCAACCCGAGAGCAATTCTTACGACTGCGGCTGTGGCTGCGATACGTGCAGCGAAGCCAGCGCACTACGCACGCAACCGTGCGCTGGTCGAAACGCTGGCTGAAACCTACGGCACGACACCGGCCTACATCCGCCTCCTTTGGAGAAAAAACAATCTTTGGTCTTGACACCGCAGAACATTGGAACTACCATTAACAGTGTTGGCGATGGGGCCAGCAAGTAAGGAGCAGGTTATGTCTCACGTCGCAGATGTGGATATTCAAATTCGCGACCTCGACGCGTGCGCCATCGCGGCGAAGGCGCTGGGCGGCGAACTGGTGCTGAACCAGAAAACGCACAAGTGGTTCGGCCAGTTCATGAATGACTGGAGCGACGAGCAGGCGGCGGCGAACCGGCGCGACCCGGCGACGTTCGGCAAGTGCGACCACGCCATCGTGTTCCCCGGCATCGACTACGAGATCGGGCTGTGCCGCGAGGCCGACGGCTCCTTCACGCCGGTGTACGACTCGTGGGGATCGGGCCAGCAGATCGCGAACCGGTGCGGTGGCCTGACGCTGCCGAAGTTCAAGGACGAATACGCCGCCGCCGTCTCGACGCGCGTGCTGGCACGCAAGGGATTCCGGGTCACGCGGACCACGGGCAGCAAGGGCGAGATCGTCCTGAAAGCGAGCGCATAGTCATGGCGAGTCTGACGGTGACGATTGTGAACGGCGAGGCCGTGGTGACGGCCGACGGCACGAAGCTGTCGTGCGACACGGCGCACGATGTCGAGAAGGCCATCGGCAAGGTGTCGAAGTCGGTCAAGACGCACGCGCGTCCGGTGGACGCGAAGCTGGTGCAGAAGTGAAGCTGGGGCCGGGCCTCACCTTCTCGTGGAGACGCGCCCTCGGCATCACGCAGGCGCGGCGGACCTTCGCCCGGAAGACGGGCATCCCGACCACGCGCAGCGGCGTCGAGCGCAAGGTCGGCGGGTTCCTGATCAAGACGCTGCTCAAAGCGGTGACGGGCAAATAAAATCCCGTCGCCCCTTGACACGGCCGGAACGGTGGCATTATCATTAGGACATAGGAGATGACGATGGAGACGACGATGACGGACACGACGAACGAGACGGCCCCGACGGCAGGCCAGTTGGTAGCGGCGAAGACGATCTGCTTGGTGCTCAAGATCGGCCAGTTCGGCAACACGAAACAGGCACCGCTGGCCGGTGCGGTGTTGTCGGCCGATGACCCGACGCAGGAACCCGACAAGAAGTTGCTGCGTCTGTCGAAGACGCTGATCGTGTCGCCCGAACTGGTGGCGATTCAGAAGCACGACTCGGCGCTGGCCGCGTCGATTCGGCGGCTCGCGTTTTCGTCGCTGTTCAAGGGCGGCGTCTACATGATTCCGATTGCGATGGTGCCCGACATCGAGGTGCTCTTGCAGGACGCGCAGACGCGTCGGCAGGCGCTGGTGGACGCGGCCGTCGCGGCCTATCCCCTGCGCGTGCAGGAAACCACGGAGCGCCTCGGCAGCGCGGCGAACACGCGCGATTATCCCAGCACGGAGCGGTTCCGGGCGGCGTTCTACATCGAGTACAGCTACGTGACCTTCGATACGCCCTCGCGGCTGAAGGCCATCAGCGCGGCGCTGTTTCAGGCCGAGGTCGAGAAGCAGCGTGCGCGGCTGGAGTCGGTCGCCGGGGAATGCCAGCAGGCGATGCGTGCGGGGCTGGCCCAGTTGGTCGATCACCTCGCGGAGCGCCTGACGCCGGGCGAGGACGGCAAGCCGAAGCGGCTGGCGCACACGACCATCGGCCACCTGAACGACTTCCTGACGATGTTTGAACTGCGCAACGTCACCGACGACGCCGAACTCGGAGACATCGTGGTCAAAGCGCGAGCGGTCATGCAGGGCGTCGATCACAAGACGCTCAAGAGCGACACGCTGATCGCCCAGAAGGTCGCGCAGGAACTGGCGGACCTGAAGGCCGCGCTCGACCCGCTGATCACCGAGAAGGGCAACCGCCACATCTCGTTCGAGGACGAGGACGCGGTGGCCTGAGACGAGGAGAAGCGAAGTGGAACAGCGTTCCACTTTGCTTCTTGGTTCCGTGCTATTATCAATATCATTGGTCGGTCATGGTGCAACTGCAAGCGGACGCGACGACGTGGGTCTTCCGTCGCGGGGACGGCGAGATGGAAGCGGTCAAAGTGACCGCGATGACCGACTCGCATCTGTTCCGGTGGATCCGGTACTTCCGCAAGAAGTGGCGCGACAACGGGCACACGAACGTGCCGGACGCGCAACTGGACACGCTGATCAAGCTGGCGATTGTGACCGCGCCAGCGATTTATGCCGAGGCCGTGAAGCGAGGCGTGTATGTCGTCTCCCCCACGGTCACGGTGAGCCTCCCTTCGGACCCAGAGGCCAGTCCGGCGCTGGTGCCGGGGGCGAGGCGGATTGACTTGAACGAGGAGTAACCCGATGCCGAGACACGCGACGATTGATATTCCGAAGCAGGGCAGCGAGAAGGAGCGGTCCCTACCGGGAGCCGTCTCGCTGTTTCGCGGCAAGGTCCGCGCTCCGGTGAGCCTGACCCTGACGCCCGAGCATCACGAGAAGGTGCGCCGCGCGACCCAGCGGATGAACATCACCCGCGCCGACCTGATTGCGCTCCTGATTGATCGCTACGCCGACGAGGTGAAGATTTGACCGAGACGCTGCTGGACGCGGAACTAATGGACGACGGGGCTTCGCGCGGACTGGTGCGACGAGCGCCGGGCGACGTGGTGTTGATGCCCGTGATGAACGTGCAACTCGCCAAGCGGCGCATGGAGGAGTTGCAGGAGTTCTGCGCAGGCTACCTCCAAGAGTCGAAGGACGGCGGCACCGACGGCGGCGACTACGGCATCATCCCCGGCGCAGGCCAGAAGAAGGTGCTGCTCAAGTCCGGGGCTGAGAAGCTCTGCGACGTGTATGGGCTGGCCGACCGGTATCGCATCCTGTCGAAGGTCGAGGACTTCGACCACGGCTTGTTCGACTACACGATTGAGTGCGTGCTGGTCCGCAAGACCGACGAGATGTTTGTCGGCTCCGGGCTGGGCACGTGCTCGTCGTACGAGGCGAAGTACCGCTGGCGGGACTCGCGGCGCGTCTGCCCACGCTGCCACAAGGACGCGATTATCAAGGGCAAGACCGAGTACGGCGGCGGCTACATCTGCTGGAAGAACAAGGGCGGGTGCGGCGAGAAGTTCACGGACACGGACCAGTCGATCATTGGGCAGGCGACGGGCCGCGTCGAGAACCCGGACATCGTGGACACGAAGAACACCGTCCTGAAGATGGCGAAGAAGCGAGCCAAGATCGACGCGGTGATCGGTGTCACTCGGTCGAGCGGCATCTTCTCGCAGGATCTGGAGGAGCACCTCACGGCCGAGGGCGACGAATCTCACGGTACCGTGAACAGCACGCCGACGGCCGCGACCTCGACGCCCCGCGCGACGACGGCTCCGGCGACGACTGCGCCCCCGGCGAACGAGACGCACGAGCAGAAGATCAACCGCATCAAGGCCGAGGCCGCTGCGAAGTTCGCCAAGCAACAGCAGCCAGCGCAGGCTCAGCCCTCGTCGCCACCTCCGTCATCACAGGGCGAGCCAGCGACGACTGAACCGACGTTGCCGATGGACCCGCCTGCGGTTCCGGCGGGACCAGCCGGGACCGTCTTCATCACGGGCATCAACGTGCGCAACGGCCCGATGGTGGTGAAGGACGGCGTGACGAAGCCGCAGTGGGGGCCGCTCTATGTCATCGCGTTCAGCGCGAAGGTGCAGGCGACCGACGGCAAAGACGTGGCGGATGCGACGACGTTCGATGAACAGATCGCCGCGACCGCTGAAACCGCACGCGACGAGAAGACCCCTGTGACCCCGAAGGTGGAGCCGGGCAAGAAGAAGGGGTCGTACAACCTGATGGAGTTGACGACATGAGCGCCGATATGGATACCCAGACCGAGCCGGACGTGCTGACCGACTACTTGCTGATCGCACGGAAGTACGGCAAGGGCGAGGCTCGACGCGAGCGCCGGTTCCCGGATCTCCCGGCGCTGGAACGCGCGATTGATCGGTGGCGCAAGGACGGGTTCACCGAGTGGTGGATCTTTGCGCCGCGCGTGCCGCCAAAGAAGAAGGGCAAGGCCGCACCCGTGGCGATGCCGACCTCGCGCCGTCTCGTGCGCCAGTGGAAGGACTAGCGATGCTCGATTGCGCCTGTGGGTGTGGTGAACGTCCGGCGCGTGGCGAGTTCCGGCCCGGTCACGATGCGAAGAAGATCGCGGAGATCACGAGACGCGCTGGTGGCTGGCGGAAGCTGGAAGCACTGGTCGTGCGGATGGAGCGCGGCGATCAGGAGACAGACATGACCCCAGACCCACGAGCCGAGCGGGAGCAGGGATTACGCGCGTATGTGCAGCACCATCCCGATTGCTGGCATGCGTCTGGCTGCGCGGAGTGTAACAACCCTACGGAATGGCATGGCAGAAACGGGCATCACGCGCGTGTTCCGCTGCACTGCACCTGCGGACTCGCCGCCCTGTTGGCGGTGATCCCTCCCCCTGTCGAACCCAACCTGAGAGATCGTGCGGAGCGAGCGATGTCCACATTGCGAGCCGAGACGCCACCGTGCGGACCCTACGAGGAGGAAGCTGACGTGATTCGCGATCTCCTACAATGTCGCGGTGCAAGTGCGGTATCGCGACGAGACGGGACGGGCGCTGATCAGCGTGACGCAGATCCTCACGCTGGCACATCGGATTAACACGGACTGGTTCACCCCGGAGTCGGCGCTGCGGGGGCAGATCGTGCATGACCTCACCGAGCGCGTGGATCGCGGGGATGCGGTCTATGTGCCGCCGGAGGTGATGGGCTACATCGAGGCGTACCAGATGTTCCTCACGACGGTGCGGCCGGTGTATGCCGCGAGCGAGGTCGCCGTGCGCAACGCGATCCTCGGCGTCGGCGGTCGCATCGACCGGGTGTGCGCGGACCTGTTCGGTGCGCCGGGGCTGCTCGACTTCAAGACCGGCGAGCCGTATCCGTGGCACGGCCAGCAACTGGCGTTCTACAACCTGCTGAAGCCCACGGGGGCGCGGTGGGGGTGTTACCTCGGAGCGAACGGGCGCTTCCGGTTGAAGCAATACGACGACCCGCACGACCACCGGCAGAACATGTACGACCTCGCGCACGTGCGCGGCACGGTCACAGCGGATGGTGATCACTGGGTGGGATGTTGATGGAGACACTGTTCCCGGCGGATTACGTGCGGCGCTTTGGGTGCGAAGGTCTGCACGGGGCGTTTCTCCAGCCGGTGGACGATGCGGGTGGCGAGGCGACGACGGTGAGTATCGCGTTGCCGGAGCGCGAGGACGGGTTCGAGCAAGCGATGGTGATGGCTCGCGCCCAGCGTGCCCGGATCGTGCTGGTGTGCGACACGGCGGCGCAGACAGAAGATGCCGTGGCGCGAGCGTTGGACCGGCTCCCCTCGCATCAGCGAGTCAGGATGGACCGCGCCGCCGCTGGTTATTGGGCCGTGCCACGGCCAGCGCGGTGTCCGTGTGGAGCACCGCTTGACGTGTAATGTTTGATGCAGGAGACGACGATGACGAAGGCGACGACGGATCTCTACGAACCCGATGACACCGCACTGGCGACCCGGCCAGCCGATGCGGAACTCGACACACAACTCACCAGCGTGCAGGCGGTGGACCGATTGGCGACGGCGCTGCGCAACGCGGCGTTCGATCTCGATCAGGACGACCTGATTACGATTGCGACGGCAGACGCACTGGTGATCTCCGACGCCGACGAGTACGCGCGGGGCTACGAACTGCTCGATGAACTCGCGCAGATCGAAGTGCGCTGCACCACGCACTACAACCGGTTCGACAAGCCGCTGAACTTCCTGATTCAGGTCGTGCGGAAGCTGAAGGGACCGCAGATCGCACAGGTCACGCCGACGAAGCAGGCGCTGGCGAAGCGTCTCGGCGCGTGGAAGCAGAATCAGGAACGGCTCGACCGCGAACAGCGCGAGCGCGATCAGGCGCTGGCCGACGCGCAGGCCAAGGCGGCGCAGGCCGCGAAGGCGGCGGTGCTGGAGCGCGTGGCGGACGGGGAACCGGACCCGGCGCTGGCGAAGGCGTTCCAGAGCGAGGCCGAGGCCGTGCGCAGCGTCAACGTGCATGGCGCACCGGTCCCGGTGCGGTCGAGCGTCCCGGCGATTCCGGGCGGCTACACGCGCTCGACGTGGAAGTGCGAATTCGATGACGTAAAGGAACTGCTGAAGGCGTACGTCGAGGGCCGCTGCTTCCTTGACGAGGAGGCCATCAAGAAGGGCTTGCAGTCCTCGATGGACGACAACGCGTCGAACCTCACGGTGAATCTCGGGAAGGCGTTTCCGGGGACGCACGCGGTGCAGGGCACGACGGCCGTGCGCCGTCGGACGCGATAATGCCGCGTGCGCGAGCCGTGGCGCGATGCGTTCGACATCTGGATCTTCCTCGCCCAGTGCTCACTGGCGATCTTCGTGATCTACCTCCTCGCGTTCGGCGTGCCGCTGCTGCTGGTGCTGATTATCTCGGCGCTCCTGCATCTCGGGCGTCTCGTGTGGTGACGCGAGATGTCGCGTCATGACGCGCGAGGTCGCAGCGACCATTGCCCGGTCGATCATCGACGCGGTGCATGCGGAGTACGGGCCGGACATCTCGATTGGCGAGGGCTACGCGAGCGATGCGGCGCTGGTCGAGGGCATCGCCGTCGCGCTGCTGGGCACGCCGGTGACGGTGCTGCTCCTGAGCGATCAGCTACTCCTGTCGTTCGCCCAACACAAGCCCGATTGCGCGTTCGTCCTCGTTCACACGAGCGGCGCGTGTACCTGCGGCCTTGACGATCTGCGCCTCATGTTGACGGCTCGTGGCGTATCGAGTGCAATCAGCCCGTAGCGGTGCGCGTGATCACGGCAGCACTATCTAGGGGCTGGACCCCGTGCCGTGAACGTGGCAGTCTGAGCGTTCCCCTTACGATCACTTTGGCGACGACGCCCTGTTCCGCACCGCTTCAGGAAGGCTCTCGACCCATGACAGAGATGATTGGCTCGTCGCGTCAGGCATAGCTCATGGCTGGCGCGGCACTGGAACGAGTCCTTCATCGCCTCACCGGCGTCAAGCCCATCGCGGACGGGTGGGTGGCCCGATGCCCCGGCCACGACGATCAGCATCAATCGCTGCAAATCTCTGAGCGCACCGATTTGAGCGTCGGCCTGCACTGTCACGCCGGGTGCGACAAGGCCGCGCTCCTGACGGCGATGGGTCTGCAATTCGGGGATCTGTTTGCGTCCACGGACAAGGGCAAGCAAGTCGTCAAGTACTACGACTACCGCGACCTGAACGGCACGCTGCTCTACCAGTCGGTGCGGTTCTTCCCGAAGGAGTTCCGCCAGCGTCGGCCAGACGGAGCCGGGGGCTGGACGTGGAACATGATGGGGGTCAAAGGCAAGCACGTCGCCTACCGACTCCCGGACCTGAAGGGCCACAACGTCGCGGTCGTCTGCGAGGGCGAGAAGGATGTGGATCGGCTGTGGTCCCTCGGGATCGCGGCCACGTGCAATATCGGCGGCGCAGGAAAGTGGGGCCAGAGTGAAACCAAGAGCCTCGCTGCCGCCGGGGTCACGCGGGTCATCATCCTGCCGGACCACGACGAGGCCGGATCGAAGCACGCCGAGATGGTCGCCACGTCCGTGAAGCTGGCGAACCTCGCGGTCAGCGTCGTGGAGTTACCCGGCCTCGCGCCCCACGGCGACGTGAGTGACTGGCTCGACGCTGGGCACACCAAGGACGACCTCCAAAGCCTGCTGGCGACGAAACCCTACATCCTCCCGGCCTCGACCCCTGCCCAGCCTGCCGTCGCGCCAGCGCCGATTGTCATCGAGATGCCGCTGGCCCAGCCAGACGCGCTCCTCGACCCGCTCAACTATCCGCTGACGCAAGCCGGAGCCTCCGACGCCCTGCGCGACCGGTTCGGCCATCGGTTGCGATACGACCACCAGCGCGAGCAGTGGTTCATCTGGGACGGGCAACGCTGGCGACCGGACGAGGACGAAGCGGTGATTCGCATGGCGCTCGACCACGCGCGGCGCTGGGCTGGCGAGATCATCCAGTCGGCCGACTTCGTCCAGCGGAAGAAGTGGCAGGACTTCACGCTCAAGCTGGAGAAGCGTGCGGAACTGATGACGATGATCACCGGCGCTCGCTCGCTGCCGCCGATCAGCGTCGGCGCGAATCCGTGGGACCGCGACCCGTGGATGCTGTGCGCCTCGAACGGCGTGATCGATCTGCGGACCGGCACGCTGCGGCCGGGCAACCCGGCGGAGAACATCTCGCAGCAAGTCGCGGTGCCGTTCGATCCCGAGGCCACGTGTCCGCGCTGGCTCGCGTTCCTGCGCGAGGTGTTCATGGACGACGAGGAACTGGTCGGCTTCGCGCAACGCGCCGTCGGCTACTCGCTGACCGCCGACATGCGCGAGCAGTGCTTCTTCCTCTGCATCGGCACCGGGTCCAACGGCAAGTCGATCTTCCTGAACGCGCTGGAGTCGGTGATCGGCTCGTACGGCACCCGCGCCAGCATGCGGCTGTTCATCGGGGACGCCAGCGAGTTCCACATGGCCGATCTCGCCGGAGCGCGGATGGTGTTCGCGTCCGAGGCCAAGCCCGACACGCGGCTGAACGAGCACGTGATCAAGGCGCTGACCGGCGGCGAGACGCAGAAGGCCGAGCGCAAGTACGGCCACCCGTTCACCTTCCGCCCGGTCGGGAAAATCTGGTTGACCGTGAATCACGTGCCGAAGGTGGTCGATGACTCGTTCGGGTTCTGGCGGCGCGTCCGACTGATCCCGTTCAACCGCACGTTCACCGGGTCGCAGGAGGACCGTACGCTTCGGGACCAGTTAGCCGCCGAGGCGTCCGGCATCCTGACGTGGGCGGTGTATGGGGCGCACCTGTGGCAGACCGGACACCTGAATGCTCCCTATTCGGTGACTAAAGCGACCGACGAGTACCAGAACTCCGAAGATCCGCTCGTGGACTTCCTGTCGGATCGCTGCGTGTTCGCCCAAACAGGGATCGAAACATTCGCGGCGCTGTCCACGGCCTATAACCGGTGGGCCGAAAATCAGCGCATCCCGAAGTCGGATCGCCTCTCAAGGCGAATCCTCGGCACGCACCTGAAACGGCGTTTTGAGACGGCCGATGTGAACGGGACGCGCAGATACAGGGGCATCAGCTTGAAGGATACCGAGATGTGGGGGTCGCAGCCCGATATGTGGGGGTCGCCGTCTCCGGGTCAGCATGGCGACGAGTGAAAAGATCGTCTTGAGATCGTCTTGACCACTAAGTGTTTGCGAAGACAACAACTTGCGGCGAAAATCAAAACCAAGGTAGACGTATTTCTTTACTTTCCGTACTAGCAGAAGAAGAAGAATTCTCGTAAGAAGTTTTTGGAAAAGTGACGAACTTCGTCTACCGCTCTGGTGACGGAGCGCGGGTACAGGAACCAGCGATGCAGCCGGGCAGTTCTGATACGATGCACGCTTTAGGAGGCGACGACGATGGCGACAGCGCACGCCGCGCTACGCGGCACAATCAAATCCATCAAGAAGGCTGAGGGCTACGGGTTCATCACCCACTCGGCCACCGGCGAGGACCATTTCTTCCATCGCAGCCAAGTGCTGGGCGCGAACTGGGACGACCTCGAAATCGATCAGCAAGTCGAGTTCATTCCCAGTGACGGCCCGAAGGGGCCACGCGCCATCGAAGTCCGTCCGCGCTAACCGGCCGCTCGCATGGCGGATATGAAGCTGACGGACTTCTGGCAACTCACGCGCGTCGGGCTGGGGATCATCCTGATCGCGATCTTCTGTGGCATCGCGTGGGGGTCATGCAAAGCAGCCTCGGTGCTGATCCAGCGACTGGCGCAATGATGCTGTTCGTGGGCGTGGACGTGGGCGCACACGGCGGCATCGCGGTCATTGACGACAAGGGCCGCGTCCTCCGGGCGGTGGCGATGCCCGAAACCGACCAAGACATCCTCGACGCGCTGTTCTGGCCGATGCGCGAGATGCCGCTGCTGCCGTGCCGGGCCACGCTCGAAAAGGTCGCCAGCAGTCCGCAGATGGGCGTCGTGTCGGCGTTCAGCTTTGGCGGGTGGTACCGGGCGCTCAAGATGGGCCTCACGGCGGCGCGGATTCCCTTTGACGAGGTCGGTGCCTTCAAGTGGCAGCGACGGCTGGAGTGCCTCTCCGGCGGCGACAAGAAGGTGACGAAGGCGCGAGCGCAGCAACTCTTTCCCGGCCTCAAAATGACGCACGTGATCGCGGACGCGCTCCTCCTCGCGGAGTACGGACGGCGCGAACACACCGGCGTCCTTCACGGTACCGTGAACTCTCGATGACGACGACGAAAAGGTTCCACGTGGAACGTAACGCGCTCGACCTCGACGCGCATCTGGTGACGAGGGTCACGGAGAAGACCGCGACTCGCATTCTTCGCGCGTTGCGGCGCGAGGTGAGCGTCTGCATCGCGCTCCTCGAACCCTTGCGCGGCGACCGGGCACGCGGTCAACTGGAAGCCCTGCGGCACGTCGAGACGGTGCTCCGGACCCAGTTCCCTTTGAGGAAGCAGCGGACGCGTGCTTTATGAAACGCTCGATGACAGACGACGGCAGTGGTCGATCTGTGACGAGTACGCGCACGCGTTCGGCTTCGAGTTCAGGATGATGCCGTCGCTGTGTTTGTGGGATGCGGAGTTTTTCGTCGGGCCTCGGCTCGCGTTGATTGCCGAAGTGAAGCATCGCAACTGTCAGCGACTGACGTACGGCACCTACCTGATCGACAAAGCCAAAGTCGAGGGGGCGCTGGCGGAAGCCCTCCGGCGCGGGGCGCGGTGTGGCGTCATTGTCGAGTTCGCGGACGGGCGGTTCAAGGTGCCTATCACGGCGGCGTGGCTGGCGGAGCACGCGAGGACGGCGGTCGTGCTGCGGAAGAATCGGGCGGGTGAGTCACCAGACGCCGCGTGGGAGTGGTCGAATCGGTTATGGATCCCACTGGTGTGCAAGTCATGATTCGCCGCAAGACGCGCACGGCGCTCCAGCGCGAACTGCTGGCCTATAAGCAACTAGCCCCGATCAGTATCGGGGAGACGCGCGAGGAGCAGTCGGCTCGCGAGCACGTGGACGAAGCCGAGACGATTCAGCAAGTCCACGACTACATCTGGCGCACGCGCTCGACCTGTCAACTCTGTCGCGGCCGACGGCGGGACGAGTGCCGGGGCTTCCCGGACGAGATGCACGAGGAGCCGCCCCGCAGCGCGACACGCGGCCTCCCTCCGGCCGAGCGATTCAACCTGCTGGTGTGCGGCAGGTTGTGCAAAGCCTGCCACGCTGACGTAACCCACAACCGCCTCACCATCGTGTTCCTGAAGCCTGCGCTGGGCTTCCTTGGCCCCGTGCGCGGTGAACCCGTGTCATGACGCTCGACCGCAAAGTCTGCAAGCGGTGTCGGCACGCGGTCACGCTGGTGACGACGGTGGCGCTGCGAGCGGCGCTGAAGCAGCGGCCGAATGAATTCCCGATGAGCGGCGTGCTGCTGTTCCTGTGTCCCAAACACGGAGAGTTGCCGTGGTGGGAGATCACGCACGGCGAGGCGGTGCGAACGGCGGCGGAACTGGAGAAGGAGCAACCATGCCTGAACTGGACGACCTGATCGAGAGTTTGCAGGAGATCGACCCCGAGGCGGTCATCGCGCAGCACGGCCCGTTCGTGCTGACGAAGACCGGGATGCTGTCCACCGGCGATCCGACGTTCGAGGAATGGGAAGCCGCACTCCAGTGGTCGCAGAAGGTCGAGAAGTACTCGCCGTTCTGGGTGGGCGATCTCATCGCGTACGGCGAGGGCAAGTACGGCGAGATGTACGCGCAGGCGATGGACGCGACCGGGCTGGAGTACGGCACGCTCGCGAACTCGGTCTATGTCGCGCGTGCGGTGCCAGCGGATCGGCGGCGACCCGCGCTCGCGTTCGGGTTTCATCAGGAGGTTGCGCCGCTGCCGCCGAGCGAGCAGGAGCACTGGCTGGTGGAGGCTGAGGTGAAAGGCTTGTCGCAGACGCAACTGCGGCACGCGATCAAGATCGCGAAAGTGGAGGCCACCGGGAAGGCGCTCGACTGCTGGCTGTCGGTGCATTGCGCGAACCCAGAGGACCAAGCGGAACTCGCCGGGCGCATGCAGGCGGAAGGGCGGTCGGTGAAGATGCACATCAAGGAACTGGCGGCACCCTGATGGCGGACCTTACATGGGCGGTGCTGATCGGGGACGTGCGCGAGCAACTCCAGCGCGTGCCGTCCGCGTCGGTGCAGTGCGTCGTGACGAGTCCGCCGTACTTCGGCCTGCGCAACTACGGCCACGCGGGACAGATCGGGCTGGAGCGGTCGGCCGACGCGTACGTCGCGGCACTGGTCGCGGTGTTCCGCGAGGTGAAGCGCGTCCTGCGCGACGACGGCGTGCTGTGGCTCAATCTGGGCGACTCGATGGAGGCCAAGCATCTGGTCGGCATCCCGTGGCGCGTGGCGTTCGCGCTGCAAGCCGACGGCTGGTGTTTGCGCAGCGACGTGATCTGGGCGAAGCCGAATCCGATGCCGGAGAGCACGACCGACCGGCCGTCGAAGGCACACGAGTACATCTTCCTGTTGACGAAGGCGGAGCAGTACTACTACGACGCGGAGGCGATCCGCGAGACGCCGAAGCAGCGAGCGCAGGCCAAGGGCACGAGCAACTGCCGCAGCGTGTGGACGATCACCACGCAGTCGTACCCAGAGGCGCACGTCGCGACGTTCCCACCGGAACTGCCGACGCGCTGCATCCGTGCCGGGTCGAGCGAGAGCGGCGCGTGCCGGGCGTGCGGTGCGCCGCTCGCGCGAGTCGTGGTGAAGGGCGCACCAGATCGCGAGCAGCAACGCGCCAGCGGCGGCGACAAGGACGGCGCGTATACCGGACAGGCGGTGAAGCCGTACGCAGGCACCGGCGCACAAAACCCCAGCGACGTGAAGCGGCGCATCCTGAAGGGCATGACGACGCGGACGACGACGCACTGGGTGCCGACGTGCAAATGCGATGCAGCGCAAGCCGGAGACATCGTGCCGTGCGTGGTGCTCGACCCATTCGCCGGGAGCGGGACGACGGGCGCGGTCGCGATCCAGTTGCAGCGGTCGTTTATCGGCATCGACCTGAACCCGGCGTACGTCGCACTGGCCCGGAAGCGCATCAGCGTCGTGGCCCCGCTGTTCGCGACGGAGCTTGACTTACCGGGAACAGTGGCAGTATCATTAGAGCATGGCGACGGTGATGGCGGCGGCGGCGGAGACGGCGGTGTGGAGCGGGTTTGACGCGGTGCTCGTGGAGTTCGACGCGGCGCACGACGCGTGGCTCTCGGGCACGGTGACGCACGAGGCGTTCGTCGTCTACGTGACGGCGCGGAAAGCGGCGCTCCTGCGGGTGCCGGACTTCGCTGGGTATCTCACGGCGCTGGGAATCGCGTGAAAACAGGCCGGAAAACGCGCAAAATAATCTATTAAAGAGGGCTTGACTTGGCCCTTTATTGGGATTATCATTGTTCTTGTAAGGCTTTGGTGACGACGGCAACGACGACGAAGGAGACGACGACAATGGCGACCGCGACCCCTACCGTTCACAACCCCACGAACTTTGAACCCTCGGACTACGAGGTGCTCGATTACCTCGACAACCGCCGCCCGGCGTACTACGGCCAGTCGGTCGAGGGCTACGCCTACGAGGTCGCGACGTGGGAAGCGGACATGCTCGCCACGCTGGGCGCGAACTGGCGCTCCAAGGCTGGGCACTGCGTCCACTGCGGCAACGGCAACGTCCGCTGGATCACGGCGGTGCATCACCAGCCGACGGGCGAGACGGTCGTGTTCGGCAGCGACTGCACGGAGCGCCTCGGGTTCGCGAACAAGGTCGCGTTCAAGCTGGCGCAGATTCAGTCGAAGGCCGAAGCCGGGCACGCGCGACTCAAGGTGTGGAACAAGCGCGTGGCCTTCCTCGCGGCGAACCCGGTGTTCGCGGCGGCGGTCGAGCAGGCGAAGAACCCGGTTCACGCACGCAACACGTTCGCGCACGACGTGATCGGCAAGCTGAATACCTACGGCGACCTGAGCGAGCGCCAGACGGCGGCGGTCATCACGTCCCTCGCGAAGGACATCGCGTTCGCGGCACGCAAGGCGGTCGAGGCGACCGAGGTCAAGGGCGCGGCTCCCTCCGGCAAGGCGACGGTCACGGGCGAAGTCCTGAGCACGAAGCTGGTCGAGGGCGCATACGGCACGACCCGCAAGATGCTGGTCAAGCTGCCGACCAACGCGAAGGTCTGGACGAGCGTCCCGAAGGCGGCGGCTGGCGTGCAGCGCGGCGACACCATCACGGTGACGGCGACGTTCGAGGTCAGCAAGGACGACGCGTCCTTCGCTTTCGGCAAGCGCCCCCAGCTTGTCGCGCTGGTGGCGGCGCAGGCGGCGCAGGCGGCGCTGTAAAGACGAGGCCGGTCGGTTCTGACCCGCTAGGTAGCGGGTTGGAACCGGAACATTGCGACTACCATTCGCGTCTAACAGGGCATGGCGACGATGACGACGACGGCGGCTCAGGATCTGGCGCAGGCGCTCGCGGCCTGCACGGGCGCGGTGCGGGTGACGGTGACGGACGGCCCGGTGATGGCCACGGCGGTGCCGAAGCCGACGCGGGTGAAGATCGGCGTGGTCTGCTTGGAGTGTGGCAAGCGGTGGAAGGTCGGCCCGAACGCCTCGCCTGAGTGTCCGAAGTGCGGCGGCACGGACTTCGACGTGCGCTGATGGGCCTGTGGATCGAGCTACGCTGCGACGACGGCGAGGCGGAGTCCTGCTGGTCGTCGCTGAACAAGGGACCGATGGGCCACGCGATGCGCGGCCGGGTGCCCGAGGTCGTGGCGGCGCTGATGGCCGAGGGCAAGGCGCAGGGCTGGACGGTCGTCCGGAACGCGGCGCAGCGGCGCACGGGCCTGCGGTGCCCGGCCTGCACGAAACACGCAAAATCAGCGCCTGCAAAGCCTTAATCCACAGGCACTTACAGGCACGGAACATTGACACTCTCATTGTCGTCTAACCAAGCATGACTACAGCGAAGACGATGACGGCGAAGTTCGCGGGTGTTTGCAAGGCGTGCGGCGTGTGGTTCCCGGCGCAGACGCCCATCCTCTGGGTGGCGGGTTCGGGCGCGACCCATGTGTCCCCGGCCGCGTGTGCGGCGGCGAAGGCGGCGAAGCAGGCGGCGGTCGCGGCGACCCCGGCCCCGCAGGCGACCTTCTCGATGGCCCCGATTGCGGCGTTCCTGACGAAGGCGACGGCGACCCTGAAGTTCCCGTCGGTGCGGTTCTTGGCCCCCGGCGGCGGCGAGCTTCGCCTCTACGTCGCTGGCCCCCGGTCGAAGGCTCCGGGTTCGATTCAGGTGCTCGTGAACGACGCGTGGCTGGGCCGTCTGACCCCGGCGGGTGAAGTCCACGGCAAGCTCTCGCGCGAGGACGCGGTGCTCGCGACCCTCTCGACCATCGCGGCCGACCCGGCGAAGGCCGCAAAGGAATACGGTGCGCTGCGCGGCGCGTGCAGCTTCTGCAACAAGGCGCTGACCGACGCGGGTTCGGTCGAAGTCGGCTACGGCCCGGTCTGCGCGAAGCACTACGGCCTCCCGCACAAGCCGAAGGGCACGACGGTCCTGACGACGGAGGTGGCTGCGGCCACCCCCGTCGCCGCGTAACTCGGTGACGGAGACGGAGACGACGATGGCGCGAGCGAACTGGATCATCGAGGCGGCGGGGCGCTACCGCTCCGCCGATGGACGCACGGCCCTCGTGCGCGGCCCTCGCCCGACCCTGCACTACAGCACGCCGGTCGCGGGGACGGTGTGGGCGCTGCACCACGGCGACGTGGTCGCCCCGCGTGCCTACGCCTCGACGCTGGCCGACGCGAAGGCGCTGGCCGCACAATTACGCGACGGCTGGGATGCCCTCGACGCCGAACGCAACAGCAAGTGAGACGGAGACGACGATGAAGGCGCTCATTCAATTCGGTAGCAACAAGTCCAAACTCTGGTACGACGTGTTCACGCCCGGCGACCACGTGGCACGGGTGTACGTGAAGGGCGGCTCGCCAGACGCGCATCAAGCGGCGCAGCAACGCGCGGCGCTCCTCGCGGCCACGCCCGAGATGCACGCGGCCCTCCGCGCACTGGTGACGGAGGTGAGCGAGATTCACCAGAAGCGGCTGCTCGCGCTGCTCGCGGACATCGACGCAACAGCCAAGGCGCTCGCGACCTCGATGGGTCCGGTTGGGGGGAAGTGATGACCGACACACACGCGGTGCTGATGGCGGCGGCGATTGCGGCTGAAGCGCACAGCGGCCAGATGCGCAAGCACGGCCTCGGCCCCTACATTCAGCATCCGTTCAAGGTCGCGGAGATGGTGATGGTGGCCGGGATGCCAACGCACGCGGTCCAAGCGGCGCTCCTGCACGACGTGGTCGAAGACTGCGGCGCACGCTGGTACCCGCGCATCGAGGCACTGGGCGCGGACGTGACGCGGCTGGTCGTGGCGCTGACGAAGCCGTGGCCCGACGGCGACGACGTGGCGGCACGCGCCGGGAAGCCTGCGTACTACGCGCGGATCGTGGCGACCCCGCTGGCGGCAGACCTCAAGCTGCTCGACCGCACGGACAACCTCCGCGACATGCGGCGGCTGCTGGATGCGGAGCGCGAGGACACGCATGAGCGAGGGGACTCGACGCGGCGCTGGATCCGGCGCTACGTCGCGAAGACCGAGAAGGAGATCGTGCCGCTGCTGGCGGCGACGACCAGCATCACGGCACAGGTGCTGTTTCATGAAGCACTGGAGGCGCTCCGATGACCGACCCGATCTCTGTCGCGCCGTGGAGTAAGGACGAAGTCGATGCGCTCAATGCGTATCAAGCGACCGGCGCGTTCCATCCGTTCACCTGTGGCACGGACAGTCGGCATCCGGTGCTGGTCGCCACCCTAGAAGGCTGGCGGTGTCGGGCCTGTGGCTATGAGCAGAACTGGTGCCACGCGTTCATGCTCCGAGGGGCACGATGACGCTCGTGCAGGTTCGACGGCAACGCGGGATGCTGGTGCGCTTGTTCAGCGGCGGGTGGCTGGGCGTAGACGGCCAGCCGACGAAGGCGCGGTCGCAGGCCGTGCAACTCCGGCCCGAAGATGCGCAGGAGTTTCTGGTGGCGATGCGCACGCGCGAGCACGCGGACCCGCTGCACGCGGCCTCGCTGGAACTGCTCCCGAAGCGCGGCGCGACGGCGGTGCTGTCGCCAGAGGTGTTCCGTGCGTTCCTCGTGTCGATGCAGACGGTGCGACTGGGCTGGGACGCGGATCGGTGTGACCGGCTCGCGGCGAGCTACCTCGCGGAGGCCCGGCACGCGGAGACGATGGCGGCGACGATGCGAGCGAAGGCAGCGGAGCTACGGGCCAGCCTGACGAAGTAAGCCAGCCCGTACTCCGCACGACGAGACGGCGGACGCTACTTGCGGTCGGGCGGCGTCGGGTTGCTGGCGCGGTCAGCCTTGTCGCGCACGTCCGGATTCTTCGACCCCTGCTCCAGCGTGCTGGGGTCTGGCGTCACGGGGCGATCTCCGCCCGTGGACGGGACATGCTGCTTGCCGACATCGTGCTGCGTACGGTTCGGTTCGGACATTGAATTACTTCCTCCGGTGAGAGTCCTTCAGGACTGATGCCACCGGCGGGTGCGGTTGAGGTGATGACGATGACGGCGACGACGGCGACGACCTTTTGCCCCCGGTGCGGGGGCGCTCCCTTCTGTTTGACCACGTGTCCGGCCTCGACGGCCAGCGAGCGGTACTGGCAGCGTACGGCGTATCAGGCGCGGCTGATGCTGGCGCTCGTTCACACCGCCGAGCAACGCGCCTACTACAGCGGACGGCTCGCGCAGGCTGAGGCCGCACTGGCTCCGGCGCTCGCACGCGCCGCATAAGTGGAACAGTGATAATGTGACCGCGCATGGCGGTCACGCTGCAACAGGATCCGAACAACGCCAACAAGGGCACCGTACGCGGAGCCGCCCTCCTGAAAGCCTCCCTCCTCGTCTGCGGCGCTGGCCGCTCCATCTTCACCGACAAGCACGGCACCGTCCTCGGCGGCAATAAGACGCTGGCGACCGCGCAGGCGCTTGGGATTCCCACGGAGTGCATCGAGACGGATGGTCACGAACTGGTCGTGGTGCAGCGGACGGACTTGGACCTTGCGGTCGATGCGACAGCGCGGCAACTCGCGTACTACGACAACCGCACCCACGAACTCGATCTCGCGTGGGACCGGGCACAGGTCGCGGCCGACGTACTGGCAGGCGTCGATGTCGGCGCGGCGTTCTTCCCGAAGGAACTGACGGCGCTGAAGGTGACGCCCGGCGCGTCGAAGGTGGAGCCGCCGGTGCTCGACCTCCCGCAGACGGATGGCGGCGCGATGCCACCGCAGGACGGAGCAGGTATATATACCGCTCCGCCTGCGGCGACTCCGACGGTCCCGGTGCTGCGGATCACGTTGACGTTCGCGACCCTCGATGAGCACGCCCGGTGGCAGGCGTTCATGGACGCGCTCGCGGCCCGGTATCCAGAGGAGACGACGGAGACGGCGCTGCTGGCCCGACACCTGTCATGAAGACGCTGGAGAAGCTGGAGGACTGCACCCCGGACATCGCGAACGCGAACGCCGGGACGCTGCGCGGCGAGCAACTCCTTGAGCACTCGCTGACGAAGTACGGCGCGGCCCGGTCCATCGTCGTGGACAAGTACGGCCGCTGCATCGGTGGGAACAAGACCCTGCAACTCGCCATCGAGGCCGGGCTGGGGATGCGCGTCGTGCAGACGGACGGCAAAACGCTGGTGGTGGTCGTGCGCACGGACCTTGACCTTGCGACGGACCCGCAGGCGCGGGTGCTCGCGTACCTCGACAATCGGGCGGCGGAACTGGGCCTTGCGTGGAACGTCGAGCAACTGGAAGCGGACCTTGAGAAGGGGCTACAACTCGGGTCGATGTTCACGGAGCGCGAGATCGAGCGCATGCTCGCGGCGCTCGACGCGGATGGTGTCACACTGCCGCTGACGGTGACGGTCGCGTTCCCGGCGGCGCTCCATGCGGCGTGGCACGCGGCCGTGCTGGCGATGCCGGGGGCGGTGTGGGGCGAGCAGTTGGACGCGTGGCTGGCGGCGCAGATGACGACACTGGCAACCCCGACGGCGACGACGACGGAGGCGGGATGACGCTGCGGGTGTACTTTCTGAAACGCGGGGCACACGTCCATTGCCGGGTGTTCGCCGGGAAGACCGGCGTCACGCTGGCGCACGTCGGGGAACTGGTGTTCGGCGCGGAGGAGTGGCGCGAGGCCCGAGCCGAGCTATCGAAGATTGCCGACCTCCGGGACGAGGGTGCGGACCTTCACGGTACCGTGAACAGTCATGGCTGAGATCCACGAATCACCGCAGGCACCTGACCCACCGGACGGAGACGCGGACGTAGACGCGGACGTGGTCGAACCGGAAGTTGCGGCGGAGGAGTCGGCGGAGGCGGCGCTGGAAGCGGCACTGGAAGCAGAAGTCGCCCACCTCCCGGACCCCATCCCTGAACCGATTCCGCCGTGGGAACAGCAGGCCGGGGAGACAAGCTGGGCCTTCCATGCGTTCACCCACTTCCGGGACCAGAAGGTCCACTCGTGTCTGAACGCCTACAAGACGCACAAGGCCGAGTGCATGGGTATGCCGGTCGGCCATCTGACCGACGCGCCGAAGCACTGGCGGCTCTGGTCGTCGCAGTGGGACTGGGTGGAGCGAGCACGAGCGTGGGACGCCGAACTCGACCGGCTGGTGCGCGAGCGACTGGTGTCGGCGCAGGTTGAGGCGCGGGAGCGGCACGCGCGGTTTGCGCAGGCGATGCTGACGGTGCTCTCGCTGCCGGTGAAGGCGGCGCTGGAGGCGGCGCGGGATCCGAACCTCGTGCCGACGATGACCGCCGCTGCGACGACGGCCGCTGGCGCGAAGGATCTGATTGCGCAAGTCGCCCGGATCGCGGCGGCGGTCCCGGCCGTGGTGAACATGGAACGACTGGCCCTTGGGTTGACGACCGAGAGTGTCCACGTCGAGGATACGCGAGACGAGGGAATCTCCTTTGCTGACCGGATCGCCAACGACCCCGCCGCTACCGAGTTGGCGATCCAACTCCTTGATCAACTCACGCTCCCTCGCGCGAGCACTGCCCTCGGGGCTGGCGTATCTGGCGAGCCGGGGGACGTGGCAGACAGCCCCGCACCTCAACCTCCTGACCCGGAAGCTGGTTGACCTCGAACAGCGCCGCATCACGCGGCTGCTGGTCGAGATGCCCCCACGCCACGGCAAGAGCTTCCTCTGTTCGCAGTACTTTCCGGCGTGGTACCTCGGACGCAACCCTGAACACCGCGTCATTCTCGCCAGCTACGGCGGTGGGTTCGCCCGAGGCTGGGGCGAACGCGCTCGCGATGCACTGGCGCTGGTCGGCAAAGAAGTGTTCGACATCGATGTCCGTCGCCAGTTCAACCGGCCGGACGACTGGCGCATCACCGGCCACCTCGGACGCATGC